ACGTCTCGCCCGCGGTGAGGGGCGAGCTCGGATGACTCTCCCCGGAATCCGGGGAGGGTCGTGAAGGGGTAACGGGGAGCGTCCCGCCGGCCGCCCAGGCGGCGAGCGCCCGGCCGGAGTCGATGCTGATCGGCTCGCTGTCGCGGATGATGCCGGCGAGTTCCGGGACCGTGTATTTCGTGCCATGGAAACGGTGGGCGGCGTCGATCCAGCCGTGCGCGAACATCTCGAACAGGATGTCCGCGCTCTGCTTGGGCTCGAGCACCGTCGATCGCACCCAGCCGCCATCTCCGCCGCTGCCGGGCTTCTGCTCCATCGGATATTTCGCCCGCATGCAGACGATGACCAGCGGGATCGGCGTCTGCATCAGCCGCAGCATGAAGTGCCGCTGGTGGTCGATCTTGGGCTGCTGCCAGACCAGCACGCCCTTCTTGCCGGCCGCCTGGTTGGCCGCGGCCATCGCCAGCACGCCGCCGGCGCCTTCCCATTCGTGCGACGCCGAGTCGATGATGAGCGCGCCAAGCTTCGCCTTCTCCGCCTCGGTGATTGCTTCGCCGTAGGCCTGGGGCGAGAACACCTGCCGGATCGGCCGCACCAGGTAAGTCCCGACCGGCGCCCGTCCAACATAGGCTTCGCCCCTTCCGCCCTCCGTCTCGATCATGCCGATGAGGCCGGACTCGCCGACGAAGCCGCGCGCCAGCAGCAGCGCCGACCACGTCTTGCCGCAGCCCGACTCGGAATAGAGGCCGATGAGGGGCTTGGCCTCGGAACGGGAGGCGGGGCGGAAGCCGGTCATTGGACGTCGTTTTCGTCGATTTGAGCGAGAAGAGCGCTGGTAATCATCTTGCCGGCCTCTCGCGCGTCGTCCCGCTCCCTCTCAATCTCCGTGATGCGCGCGCGGAGGCTGGCCATCTCTCTGGAGGCAATATCAATCAATTGCTCTTTGTCTCGCCGTAACTTTGCTTCTAGGTCCCGCAATCGCACCATCTCCTCCAGCATGGAGGGAATGGCGGCGGCCAAGCGATCCAGATCCTGCACGAGATACGCCGTGCCCATGTGCATTCCCATGGGTTGGCCCGGCAACTCCAAGGCTTGAAACTTTCGCACGCGCTCTCGCACGTCAGCGATGTCCGGCAATCCTTCCCATGGTTTCGTTTCGCTCATCGCTCACCCCGCATTGACCACGTTCGGATCGAACGGCTCTGGCTTCCAATTCTTCTCGCGATAGAAGCGATTATTCCGCTGGTCCGGCCATGCCTTCCCCGGCAGCCGCGCCTGCCCCGCCTCGTGGATTTCCCGGTTGAGCCATTGCGCGCTCGCATAGGCTGGGTATCGCGGCTCATGGACCAGCGGGGGATAGGCCGGCCATTGGTTGGTCCGCATGCAATGGCCCCAGATCTCGCACGCCTTGCGGACCTGCCGCCGGCCGATTTCGAGGGCGGTCTCCAGGGCTTCGCCGGAGACCTCGTCATGGACGCCGGACCATGGGGAGATTTCATTGACCGTGAGCGCGTAGGGTACGTCGTCTTCGATGGCGACGAACCGGAATGCGCGTTGCCCGCGGTTCTCAGGATCAAGGATGTCGAGGATCCGCTCCTGCATGGCCGCCTGGATCGCCCAGCCGTCGTTGACGATGCGGCGCGGGATGTCCTGCGGGGCGGCCGACGTCTCGCCGGTCTTGAGGTCATAGATGAGGGTCGTCGCGCACATCCAGTCGACCATGGAGCGCAGCCAGATGCCGTACTCCTCGTCGTAGGCCAGGATCACCACTTCGCCGTCGCCGTCGCGGAATGCCTCGGGACAGCCGGCACGGTCGATCTGAGCGCGCGCTGCCGCCATGATCCTTAGCGCCACATCGGCGTGCTTACCGAGGATCGGTACGGCCCCGGCTGCTGCGATGCAGTCGCGCTCCCGCTGTGCGGCGTCGGTCGTCATATCGTCGGCATCGATGAGGTGGGCGGGATCCGGCACGATCCATTTGTTCTTTTCCTTGACGCGCCTCGGAACGCGGACGACCGTCAGCTCCTTGCCGCGCCCCAGGACCATGCTGTGCGCCGCGTTGCCGATGGCCCGGACCTTCTCGTACTTATGCTCGTCCGGCATCCATTCCGGATTGAGCCGCGGGTGGGCGTGCCACGCGTGCAGCGGCGACTTCGCCAGCACGATCTTTGCGATTGACTGCGACAGCGAAGGCAATGGGCAAGGGTCGGCGAAGTAATCCTTCGCCGCCATGTCCTTGTAGATGCCGGGCGCAAGGTCAGACATCGGCTTTCGCCTCTGTTCCGCAATCGCAGGGCCCCGGCGCTTCCGGGGCATTGCTGCTCGCACAATCGGAAGCATGGCCGGACGCAACCGCCTCGGGAGGGCCAAGAATGCCCAGAACGCATTTGTCGAAGGTCTCCCGGCTGCCGGCGATGTCGCCGTCCAGGAAGGCGATGCCCATCATGGCGGCGATATGCTTGATGGCGCCGGAACGGTTTCCGAGACGAAGGAACGTCTCCACGTTCTCGACCGCCTCAGCGGCGATCGGCGCATAGTCGGGTTTCTCGGCCATCACGCGGCCTCCGCATGCAGGTTGTTCGCCGCCTTACGGATGGCGCCGACCACGTCGGACGCCGCATCGGCGAGGCCCTTGGTCTCATCGGCGATGCCGCCGGGGGTGACCTGCCCGATGTGGTTGACGACGGCGCGGGCGTACTGGCGGGACATCTCAAGCACCTGGTCGAGATGGTCGGCCCAGTCCTCCAGATGGCAGGCGTCGGCCGCGGTGCGCGGCTCGTAGGGCTGCTCCAGGGCGCGGACATGGGCCTTGAGGATGGTGAGGGCGGTGGCAAGATCGGTGGGGCGGGGAGGGCTGCTGAGCATGGGGAAGACTCCAGAATGGAAGGTACTCCCCATGTTTTCCAAATTTGGAACTATGCGTCAAGACAGATTTCCAAATCTGAAACAAAAATTTCCACAGCAGAGAAGCCATCGTTGCGGGTTGGTAAACGCCAGTAGAGCCGCGGCACAACGGCGGCGTTGTCGCGCGCAAATTATGTCGGAATCTCTACATGTTAGGGAACACGCGCGTAACCGTTCACGGTGGCGTGAACATCAGCAGCAAGATCAATTGAAGATCAAACGAGGCAGAAAGGTCAGAGGACCAAAGTCGCCGCAAAGAATATCCCCGCGACTTTTACTTGCCCGGCGCCGAGTTCATCTTTGCGGACCACGATCCGTTCGCGCGCATTGCGCACCCGGTCGGGCGACATCAACGCGAACTCGTAGGAATCAGGGTAAACGGTCAGCAGCCGGAATGTCGTCTGGATCTTGCCGTCGGTGTCGGCCCGATGGACGAGGCACATCGTCCCGGTTTCGAGCGGCAGATCGGGCAGACCGGGGCCGGCCGCCGCGACGAAAGCGATATAGCCCGGCGGCACCGGCGGGGTGTGCCCCATCAATTGGTCGTCGGCGATCGGGACCGCGAGCATCGGCTGGCCGGCGAGCCGCGGGTCCGAGGGAACCGGCGGGGAAAGATCATGCCGCACCTGCGGCGCGCTGCTCTCCGGCAGCGGGGTCCTGTACGCTCTCACGTCTGCGGCTTCCGACATCGTCACGGGCGTGGCCTGCCTCGGGGCGGCATTGGAGGCCGTTCCCAGTAGGATGGCAATGTCGCACGAGAGGGCGGCGGCAAGCCGGGTGACGATGTCGGAACCTGGATTGTACTTTTCCTCCCGCAGTATCCGATAGACCGTGTTCTTCGACAATCCGCTCAGCCCCACAACCGCGGCGACGTCGAGCCGGAGCGCCGCCATGCGGTCCCTGGTCCGCGACGCGAGCGTGCCGGGCATACGGTCGGTATCGCCGGGCATTGGCGGAGCCAGCATCATCTAACCCGCAAGGGTGGCAGCACGGGCTTGCTGCTCGTCGATGAGAGCCTTCAGAGCTTCAAGCAGCGGCCCATAGGCATTGAACGCACGAATAAGCCGATGGCGCGCCATAGCGCGCTCACGCCAGTCCAGGCTGTCGTCAATCGCCCTTAGGAAAAGGAGTTCGCCTTCAGTTACTTTATTCATTGCGGTCTCCCGAACGGGTGCGAATGGTCGCCAGCATGGCGAATACTTGGACACCAGAAAAAAGGGGAGGAAGTTTTCAGCGGGTTCGCCGCCATTCCCGCTTGGCGGCGTGCAATAACGCGCGCCAGTAGGCAGGCATGAGGAAACGGAACCAGGACCGGCCGATGGCGCGGCCGTGTCGTTCGCCCATCGCTCGCCAATCTCGCGGCATGTTGGTTTACTCCGTGTCGTGTTCCAGAACTGGAACATATCGAAGGTTAACGCCCGGCGCAATGTGTCCCCGAAAATTTTCAGATTTGTCTCTTGACGTTCCAAATCTGGCGCGGCAATTTCCAGAAATGAAACAATTTTCCCCGCCGCGATCATGACGCCCATCGGCCCGGCCCAAAGTCTCATGCGGTCGCTCATCGCCCGCTGCGAAGCCTATTGCGCCCGTACCGGCACCGCCGAGACGACGCTCGGGCGGCTCCTGCTCAATGCGCCGAATCTGCTGGAACGGCTGCGGCGGGGCGCCGCGCGGGTCGTCACCCTCGACCGGGCGACGGCGAAACTCGACGAACTGGAGGCCGCACTGCCGGCCGCAACAAAGGGAGAACCGGATGGCCCGGCGCAAGAAGGAACAAACGGAGGAGCGCCCCAACGATCTGGCCGCGAAGGCGATGCCGTTCATCGACCGGATCGAATACCTCGATGCGGAGATGAGCAGATATCGTGCCGAGATCGCGGAATCGAAGAAGATCGTCCTTGAGGAGGCGGAAGCCGCCGGCATTCAGCCGAAGGCATTGCGGATGATCTTGGTGGAGCGCAAGTTCCGGCGCCGGCAGGCCGAACAGCTCGAAAAGCAGGACGACATCGACGTTAGAGCGCAGTTTGCGGCATTGGAGGCGTTGGCCGAAGCTTTCGGCGATTCACCGATGGGCGATTTTGCCCGTTCGATGGCGAATCTGACCAGGGATGGAGCGACGGTGAGCGTACATCTGGCAACGGCAGATCAACGCGAGGCGGCGGACGGACTCGACGCGATGGAGCGCGAGGACGAGGCCCATCTCCAGAACATGGGCCGCGGCAAGCCGGCCGAGGCCGAGCGCCTCTAAGGCTGAAGGAGGCTGCCGGCCAGGCGATGCTGGTTGCGTGCCGTGCGGCATCTGTCCCCATCTCCCGCGATGCCGCAGGAGTTATGCCGCGCGACCGGTCATCGCCTGACCCGCAGCCTTCCGTTTCACCTCCGATCTTGAGGCGTATGCCATGGACGCGACGGAACATGAACGCCCGCCGTTCGGGCCGTGGTCGCCGAATTGCACGGACGAGCATGAACGCGCCCGCCAGTTGCGCTCGCTCGCCACGCTCGTCCACGTTATGCGGCTGGCCGGGGCTTGTGCCCCCGCTGCAACCGTCACCGCGTTACGAGAGGCGGAGAGCGGGGACGAACGTGCGCTCATTCATGCGCGGCGGTTGTTCGATCTCATGCCGACGTTGCATCAGCGGCGGATCATCTCAGCTTTCGGGGCTGTGACATGGGGGCAAAGATGATCGCAGAGGCCGGGTGCCTGTGGCTGTGGGCGGTGATGCAGGTGACCCCGAGGCTTGCCCCACGGCTGCCCTTGTTCATGCGGGGGGCGGCGTGAACGGCCGTTTCTTCAATAGAAGAGAAAAGATCGCACTTTCCTTGATGGCAGAGGGCAAGTGCGAGGAATGCGGTGCAGATCTGCCTGAGAACTGGCACGCCGATCATAATAAGCCATGGGCGCGCGGAGGGGCGACGGACATTGTGAACGGTCGGGCGCTCTGCCCTCGGTGCAATTTGGAAAAGGGAAGTCGTGAAATGAGGTCATTCGACCCGCGGCCATGGCAATCAGAGTGCAGCGAATTAGCTCTCAAGACATTCGAGCAACGGCATTTGGTTTTCACAGGCTGCGTCAGCGTCGGTGCTGGAAAGACAACATTGGGCGCGTGGCTGGCCGCGCAAATGCTGCGCTTACGATGGATCAAACGCATCATTGTCGTTGCGCCAGACGATACCATCAAGAGGGGATGGGTGCGCACATTTATTGAGTTGTTCGGCATTACTATCAGGGAGATGGATGGCAACTCTAATATCGAATTGCGCATCCCCGACGATGAACAAGGATATGCAACCACATATGCATCAATCCACGCCAATCCGATGGCACACCGCAAGCGGTGCGGGGAAGTTTCGACATTTGTTTTACTCGACGAACTCCACCATCTGGGTCTTCATGCGGAGGGAGCCACACAGTGGGCGAAAAAATGCGTAGAAGCCTTTGAAGGGGCTGCGAAGCACGTCCTTGTATTGACCGGCACGCCCCGTGATGGCGAGCGGATGCCATTTGTCGCCTATAAAGAGGAAGAAGACGGCACTCTGATTCCTTGTTTGACCCCTCCACACGGCTATACGTATTCGTACGGTCAAGCCGTAGCAGACAAGATTGTGAGGCGCACCGAATTTCGTTTCATTGATGTTGATGGGCACGTTACTGTCATCGACAAGGAAAACGAGGATATTGTTTTCAAGGGCGCAGCCTCCATAAGCGAGCGCAAGTCGCCTGCTCGCAATGCGCTGGAGAGGAGTGCGCTCGGCATTGACGGCATGGTGGGTGAAGAGGACGACGGCAAGGCTGCTGACCACATTTTGGAGCGTGGTATTTACGAACTCGGTAACATTAAGCGGTCTCACCCGCGCGCGGCGGGTCTCATCGTTTGTTCCAGAAAAGTGCAGGCCAGATCAATCAAAAAACTCCTTGAATACCGCGGCCAGACGGCATGCATCATTTATGGCGAACCCGGGCACGATGATCGCAAGATCATCGAAAGGTTTGCACAACGCGAGCATGGCAAGGAGAACCATTGCGACTGGATAATTTCAATTCAGATGTTCGCCGAAGGCGCTGACGCGAACCGCTTACGCGTGTGTTGCTTTCTCACTCCGATCACGGCTGAACTCACCCTGGAGCAAATCCGCGGGCGCGTGGTTCGTATTGATTGGCGGCGTCCTGACTCACCTGAAGGTGAAGAGGTGCCGAAAGATACGCCTGACCCCAAGCCCGGAGAATGCATCTTTATCTGTCTTGATAAGCCAGAATATCGCAAGTATGCGGCCGATGTTGAAAAAGAGGTCCGAGCAGCCATCAAGGCGAAGCCGGCGGATACGACATCAAAACCTCCGACGCCCCGCGATCTTGATCGCATTGTGGAAAATATAGACACACGCGAAACTGGTGCGATTGTCGGACAATTGCATGCTGATGAAGAAATCATAATTCCGTTCGACGCCTTCCGAACGGCGCGGCCCGATACGAGAATGACGCTTGAGGATGCAATTGCGTTCTCGCAGTTTCGGCACAGCAAGGCCGAACCGCAACAGCAGCAAGAAAGAAGCGTCGCGGAGAAAAAAGCGATGCTTAATGCTGAGATCGCGGAGTTGGCCAGCAGAGCTGGGCATATCTGGAAATTCAGAAATCCCGGATCGAAGTCTCCATGGTCGGAGGTGCAGGTATGGGTCACCAAACAGGCATGCGGCAAATGGGTTGAGCAACAGGCAATGACTGTTGAGCAGTTGATAAGGAAACGCGACGCCTTCCTTGAATACATCAGAGGAGCCGCGGCGTGACCGCCCAGGAAATCACCGAGCGTGATGTAGAAGCTTGGCACACGCAAATGTGCCAAGCCCTTCGCTTCGGCAAAATGCTGGAGAACTTCCCTTCGATGGTCGAGCGCTGCCTGCAATATCGAACGTGGGAAAAGCGCCCATGCCGCGATCTTGGCCGTCCATTTCGCGCCGCGCTGGAGTATTTCGAATATAACGAACCGGATGGCGTCGGCACCAGCGAAAAGCAGGTGCTCAAACTCATCGCTGGAACACCGGTCGAGGGTAAATGGCGCAAGGAAACGAAGGCACGTCCCGGCGATAATCAATATGTGGTGCATGATAATATAAGGCACCATAAGGCCAAGCAAGGCACTTCCCGGGCATATTCCCTTGAGCGGCTGGAACGCGAACGGCCCGGCCTGTTCGCGGCCGTCAATGCCGGAGAAATGTCAGCGAATGCAGCCATGATTGAGGCTGGCCTCCGCAAGCCGCCATCCCCTTTCCGGCAAATCAAACGGCTTTTGCCCAAACTCACCTCCGACGAACGCCGTTTAGTCCGGGCCGACATTGACGCAATGGAGGCCGCATGACCCTGCGTAACTGCCCCGCCTGCACCGAGCGCTTCCCCCTCCAGCACGGAGAGCATCATCTCCCCGACGGCAGCGCCATGGCCTGCGCAGGGAGGGGAAGACGCACAAAACAACAGGACCCGATAATTCGCTCAAAATCTCAACACCGCATCGAGGGATGCGCCGGCATCGTCGAATTGTTCGCGCGGAGAGTGCCGTCATGAGCTGGACCAAGATCCCCCGCGCCCCCGGCAACGCCGCGGCGGTGGAGGGCCTCAATGTGCGCATCACCGCGAAAGGCTACGACTCGCCGCACCTCATCATCCGGGTCGCGCGCACGCTCGCCGCGAAGGCCGGCATCCCTCCCGACGTGAAATCCCGGGTCGACGTCCTTCTCGGCGCTGGCGCTGACGCCGGCGGCATGCGCGTCGTCCACGATCCGGCTGGCGCCCATGGCGCCTTCCCGCAAGGCAAGCGCGGGGCGGTGCGGATCGTCTTCAAGCAGCCGGCCGGCATGCCGCCGGAGTACCCGGACACGATGGTCGATCTGGAATTTCCCAAAGGGGGCGGCGTCGTATTTGCGCTGCCGTGGCACAAGCGGGCGGCGGACCGGGAGGTCGAGGAACTGCCCGCGGTCGTTCATTGCGATGATGATGCATACCGCACCACCGTGGTGCCCGTGACTGTGGGCGATTTCATCAGCGCGACCGTCCCGGCGACACTCGACGCCGTCGAGGAGACGGCCCGGCCCGCACCCAACGGCCATGCCCTGCAGGTGCCGGAGAGCGGCGAACCCATCATGCTCCCCTTCACCCACAAGGGCCAGACGGTGGAACTTGAAAAGATCCGCCATGCCGTGGCGACGGCCCTCTACAAGGTGCTCGGCAAGGGCTACGTCGCAGCCGAGATGCTTTTACGAACTTACGGCGGCAAGGACCGTGCGGCCTTGCTGGAGATGGTCGGTGACATGGCCAAGGACCTCGCCCCGCTGCGGCTCGAAGCAGGGCTGAGACACGGGCGGGGCTATTGGATGCGTGAGGTGTGAGCATGGCTGAACAGACCGGTCATCCTGCAATCCCTGGCGTCGGTGACCCGAAGATCGCCAAGGCCGCGCGGGCCATCGCCCTGACATTGCGTGCCGTCGCAACAGGCCTCGATCTTTCCCACGACGAATTGGCCGTGGCCGGCTTCCTGGGGCTGGGCGTCGTCTCGATGGATGCCTCGCTCAGGACGCGGGCGCATCTCGCTTCGGCCTGCTCGCTGCTCGACGCGGAGTCTGGTGATGGGTGAGTCCGAGGGATTATTGCCATGTCCGTAAAAATCCTCACCGGGGATTGCCGCAACGTGCTGGCGACCTTGGCGGCGGACAGCGTGCATTGCTGTGTGACATCCCCTCCCTATTGGGGCCTGCGGGACTACGGCGTCCCCGGCCAGATCGGTCTTGAATCCACCTTCCCCGAATTCATCAGTGAGATGGTGAAGGTGTTCCGGGAAGTGCGGAGAGTGCTGCGACCGGACGGAACATGCTGGATCAACTTGGGGGATTCCTACGCTTCGTCGGGGCCGCGCGGCAACGGCGGATGGGATGGCAACAACAAGAACTCAGACGGCTCGCCGCGGCTCTCTCGTCAAGCTGGAGACTCATGGGGCGGATCAACTGCGGTAGGCGGCCTCAAGCCCAAAGACCTCTGCGGCATCCCCTGGCGCGTAGCTCTGGCCCTCCAGGAAGACGGCTGGTGGCTGAGACAGGACATCATCTGGTCGAAGCCCAATCCCATGCCGGAATCAGTCACGGATAGATGCACCAAGGCGCATGAGTACGTTTTCCTGCTCTCGAAATCCTCGCGCTATTATTTCGATGCTGAGACAATCAGAGAGCCGCACGCGGATCCAGAGCGCGGGGCTGGCGCGAAGAAGGACGGCTACGGCGGAAGTCGCATTGCCGGTTTCGAGAACGAGCAGTTCGTCACGAAATGGAAGATCGACGAATCCGCGCGTTCTTACAATCCCAACGGCCGCAACAAGCGCTCCGTCTGGGAAATCGCCACCAGCCCCTTTCCAGAAGCCCATTTCGCAACTTTCCCTCCTGCATTAGTCGAGCCTTGCATCAAGGCTGGGACATCGGAGAAAGGCTGCTGTGGGAAGTGCGGGGCGCCGTGGGTGCGCGCTACCGCGCGAGAGTTTAAACCGCAGGGAGACGTGAGCCTTGACCGCGGCGTCCGCGGCGCTGACGGCCAGAAGCCGATGGACACCAGCAATTCGTGGGAGGGCTTCCCACGAGGCACGACGCGCCACGAGACGACGGGCTGGTCCCCCACCTGCACCTGCCACGGCCATTTCGAGGAATTCGACGCTTTACCCGACAGGAATTTAGACCCGACGGAGAAGCGCAGGAAAATACGGATATACATGCCTCATGGAGACCAGCCGCCGCCGGTTCCCTGCACCGTCCTCGATCCATTTGGTGGAGCCGGCACCACAGGTCTTGTCGCTGACCGGCTCCAGCGCAATTCGGTCATCATCGAACTCAATCCCCAATACGTCGAAATGCAAAAGCGCCGCATCTCTGACGATGCACCTCTGTTTGCGAACCTCACGGAGGCAGCCGAATGACTGAAGCCGCCCCCCGCCAGCTCTCCCGGCAGGAAACCCACGACCTGTCGATGATCATCAAGGACCGCACCAAGGTCCTCAAGGCGCATGTCGAGGAACAGGGCGCCCGCATCATGGCGGATTTCGAGGCCAAGATTGCGGCGGAATATTCCTTCGATCAGGACGAGGTGTGGAAGGCCGCGGCGGAAGCGGCGGAGCGGGTAGTGCGCGAGAGCCAGGCGAAGATTGCCGAGCGGTGCAAGGAGCTGGGCATTCCGAAGACGTTCGCACCGCGCGTCGGCCTGCACTGGGAAGGCCGTGGCGAGAATGCGCTGGCGTCCCGCCGGGCCGAGCTGCGCCGCGTCGCGAAGACCGCCATCGACGCCATGGGCAAGGCGGCGGTGACACGCATCGAAAAGCAGAGCCTCGACCTGCGCACCCAGGTGGTTGCCATGGGGCTGATGTCGGCGGACGCGAAGCTGTTCCTGGAAAGTCTTGCCCCGGTGGAAGAGGCGATGCGCGCGCTTGATTTCGTCGAAATAGAACAGCGGCTCGCCAGCGATCAGCAGAACTACCGCCGGCTCATGCGGTTCGGGGGGGAGGCATGAGCCCGGACAATCAACTGGAATGGAAGACATGACCAATGGCCGCGCCGCCCTGGATGCCCTGGTACGTCGCCGACTATCTGGCGGACACGCGGCATTTGGACGACGCGGAACATGGTGCCTATTGCCTCCTCCTTATGCATCAGTGGCAGCACGGATCGATCCCGGACGACGCCAAGAAGCTGTGCCGGATCGCCTGCTCGCACCCCAAACGCTGGCCCAAAATATGGTCGGTCATCGGATCCTTTTTCGTACCTCTGAGACCTGGACTTCTGGTCAACAAGAGAGGCGAGAAAGAAAGAAGCAAGGCGGCCGAAATTTCCAGCAAACGCAAGGCCGCGGCCCTGCAAATGCACAGCAAGCGCAAGGCCGATGCAGATGCACCACAGCCGTCCTTGCTCGATGGTTTGCAGACACATCCACATCCACAGTCACAATTACAGAGTCAGAATCAAGATCCAGGGCCCCTACACACACAAGACGCGCGCGCGCGTCCGCCCTCCGATGCGGATGGGACCGGATCGCAGAACGGCCTCGACGACTGGCCCCCCGACTACCGCGAGCAGTTCCGCGATGCCTATCCGCACAAGGTCGCCATGGCGGCGGCGTTGCCTTTGCTCGGGGGCATCCGCCGCGAGCGCAAGGTCGCCTGGGCGGTGCTGATCGCGGCCGTCGCCGCCTATGCCGGCAAGACCGACGACCGCCAGTGGGCCAATCCCGCGACGTGGCTCAGAGGAGAGCGATGGAATGACCGGCCAGCCCCGCAGCCTGCCGGCAACGGCGCCCATGCAAAACCAGCAACGGCCGGCGATCGCGCCCGCCGGCTCGCCCGACAGATGGAAGCCCGCGAACGTGATGGCACGCATCAGCGACCGCCTGACGCCATCGGAGGCGATGAACTTGGTGGCGACGATGCTCGACTCGTTTCCGGCGCGAAGCGCGATGGATGACCCCGACCCGGAAGGCTACGAGCCGGCCCTCTGCGCCGCGCTGCTTGGCCATCCCCGCGAGGTCGCGGAAGACTGCGCCGACATCCGGTTGGGCGTCGTGCGCGAATGCCTGAGCCGGCGCTCGCTGACGGCCGGGCGCGTCCATGACTGGTGCACGCGCCATGGAACCGTGCTGCGCGAGTTCGTCGAGCGGGAAAACGAGCGGGCGATTGAACGCGCACGGGCGGCGAAGGCAGCAAGGGAAGCGGCGGAGCGAACGGAGAATCTGACCCCCGAAGAACGCCGCGCTGCCGTCGATAAATTCTGGGCGAAGCTTGGTCCCGGGCGGGGCCTCAAGCGCATGGACGCCGTGGACATCGCCCGGGGCCACAAGCCGGAGACCGAGGACGCCGAGCGGGAAGCGCAGCGCAAGGCGCTGGACGAACGGACGCAGGCCGCCAACGAGCGCGCGATGCTTGGCGAATACGCCGCGAGGGGCCTTGAGCCGGTGCGCAGCAGGCACGGCGTGCTCTTGGCCTATGACCTCGTCAGGCAGATCAATCCGGGGCTGCTGGTGCGGGCGGGACAGAGGGAAGCGGCTCTCGCGGCCGAAATGGAGGCGTCGTTTGGCGCGCGCGAAACCTAAGCGACGGAGGCACAAGATGAGCCTGCAATCCGCGGCAGCCTCAGACAAGCGCTCAGGCCCGGCCAAGGTTTCCCTGCTGCCACAGTACGGCCCGCAGGCGAAGTCCCGCAAGAAGGACCGCAAGGCCCCCGCAGTGGTGGCGATCACCATCGACGATCCGTGGCCCGACAGCGCCCCGGCGTTCCTCAAGGAGCCGCCGAAGAAGACCGCGGGCCGCAACGGACACGTCTGCGAATGGATCGTCCCGGTGAAGAAACCGATCGAGGTGCTGGCCTCGCGCCGCGACGTCATCGCCGGCATGTATGCCCGTGGCCAGATGGGCAAGCCGGAGTTCTTCGCCGCCCGCGACTATGCGCAGACCTTCGCGACCGCCATGGCGCTGCCGGTCAAGGGCGTCGACCCATCGGCCCCGGTGGTCTCCGGGGGCAACAACGGCCATGGGGCGATTGACGCCGTCATGGCGGCGGGCGACCGCCTCAAGCGCATCGAGCGCGGGCTGTCGCGAGCCTATGGCGAGGCCGCGGTACGGCTGGTGCGCGACGTCGTCGGACGCGGCCTGACGATCGAGAAAGCGACGTTGCGGGCGATGCTCAGCGCGTGCGACCCGGCGGCCGTGCGCTGGCGTGGCGGGCTGTTGCGGGAGTCGCTCAAGGAACTCGCCGAACTGTGCGGCTATGCCGTCAGGGGGGCCTATGCGAACCGCGGGCGGGAGGAGCGGCGCCGCGAACGCATCGTCCGTGATCAGGAACACCGGGACCGCGAGCGCAAGCAGCGCGGCAAGGCGAGGCAGGCGAAGCCATGACCGTGGTGAAGAATGTTAGTAGAGGAAAATGAAATGAGCGAAAACCCTTCAAATACCGCCGAATTACGTTCGTTTTTGCGGGACAAGATGCTTGCAGCTGCGGATGGCAAGCTTGACGCACCAACATGCCGGAGCATCGTCAATTTTGCTCAACAAATCTACAACACGTTCAATATCGAATTGAAAATGGCGGCAGCGAGAAACCTAAACGACGGCAAAGACATAGAGTCGGTGAAATTCTAATGGGAAGGCCCGGCATATCCGGAGAATGCTGTCTTGTGCATGGCGCGAGACTGTGTCCAACGTGCGGACCTTCAATACGTGAATGGTTTGAAGACGCGGCATTGAGATATTTGCAGGTCACGAAATACACGTGCTTGTTCAGGAACGAACATCACGAAAACATGGAGACCCTGAGGCGGCGATTCAACGCCAAGCATGGGGACCTCCATCGCTATTACTGGTTCTTGGAAATCGAAGGTTTGATCGATGTTTATGAATTCATTCCTTGGGTAAAAGGCAAAAGAACTCCGTTAACGAAGCATCAAATCAAGATGGTGCAGGAGTTGAAAATAGTTCACGACAAACTGGCGGAGATCGATGCGAGAAGAGATGTACCGGAGAAACGCAAAGCAAACGGCCGTCTTGGCATTGTGAAATGGTCTGCATGCTTCCTCTTCCCAGGCAGCCGCCGGTTTATCCACGCTGTGCCGGATTCCACGAAGGTAGACCGCCGCGCGCTATGCAACGTACGTTCGCCCTATCGCTCCTACAGTTGGAAATTATCGCACCAAGCCGCGGTCAACTGCGCCCAATGTCTCGCTGCGATAAGCGAACAGCTGAACGACGAAGGCCGGTAGCCATGACCGCCGTCATCCCCGACAAGCCGATGCGCCGCCGCCGCGTCATGGGTTCGCGCATCGCCGGCCTCTCGCACCGCCAGGTCGCTGTGGTGCTCACCGAGGCGATGTTCGATGCGGTGCGCGCCGGGGCGGAACGGCGGCGCGTGGCGTTTGCCGCAGAGACCCGGCGGCTGATCGGGCTGGCGCTGGCGGCAGAGCGCACGAAAGAGCCGGCATGAGCTTTCCCTGGGCCAAGTGGGAGGCGCTCGCGCGCGAGATCGAAGCGGAGGGGATCTCCGCAAGTGCGATCGCGGACGAACTCTCTGCTGCGGCCCGCCACCCGCTCAGCCGCAATGCCGTCATCGGCTGGCTGCACCGCAAGGGCATCTGGGGTGGCGGCAAGGGACCCAAGTGCAAGCCGGAGCCGGCGCCGAAGGCGAAGCCGCTGAAAGGGCCGGACCACCAGCATCGCGGCATGGTCACCGCCATCAAGATCAAGGCGAAGCGTCTCAGGAAAGCCGCCGCAGCCGTCCAAGTCGAAGAGGCAAAGCACCTCAAGGCCGCCGAGCCTGAAGGCGTTCCGCAGCTTCCGGCGGGGATCGTGAATGCAGAGGACTTGAGGATCCCGATGGCCCAGCGCCTCTCGCTCATCGAGCTGAAGGACTGGACCTGCAAATGGCCGGTCGGGGATCCGGGCCAGCCGGGGTTCTTCTTCTGCGGGGCGAAGACGGTCGACGGCGAGGTCTATTGCCGACGGCATCTCGCGCGCTCGTGGCAGGAACCGGCGCCGCCGCGGGGAAAGAGATTCGCCAAGCTCAGCGTCCTGACGGGAGGGAAGGCTGCATGACGGATAGTCCTCCGATCAAACGTCGGCGCCACAAATGGGACCGGCAGCCGCAGCGCCTGGAGTTCGAGACGATCCGCCGCTGCACCGTCTGTGACCTGCACAGGATCACAGATCACGGCCACGCGCCGCCCACGGTCTACTACCTCGACCCGGCGACCCGGGAAAGGCTTCCCGTCATGCCCGAATGCGATCCGATGGAGTGAGCAGAGAGAGGAAGCGATGAAATCAAGCAGCGTTATTGCCGTTGGGCATGCCTGTTCGAAACAGGGTATGGCCGCAGCGACCATTTATCTGGAAACCGAATTTGTCGCGCTGTCTCCGGCGGGGGCGCGAAAGGTCGCCATGCAGCTCCTCCAGTGGGCGGATCACGCCGAGACCTGGAAGAACCTCGATGCCTGCGAGCGCGAGCAGCAATGGACCACGTTCATGGGTGAGTCCATCGACGGCGTCGTCGGGCAATGGCGTGCTGTCAGACCTGATGAGGCGGAAATCGAGGAACGCGATGGCTGAGCGCACCGCGATCGAATGGACGCAGAGCACCTGGAATCCGATCAGGGCCCGCAATCGCTATACCGGCAAAGTCGGCTGGCATTGCGAGCATGCGAGCGAAGCCTGCCGCTTCTGCTATGCCGAGCGCCGGAACCGCTGGATCGGGACGGGCCTGCATTTCAAGCCCGGCCATCGCGACGATATCGAGATCTTCCTCGACGAGAAAATGTTGACCCTGCCCTTGCGGTGGCGCGAGGGGCGGCCGGTCTTCGTCTGCTCCATGACGGACCTGTTCGCGGATTTCGTCACGGACGAGATGATCTTGCGAGTTCTCGACATCATCCGGCGCACCTCATGGGATGGCGGCTCAGGCTGCGGGACGATCGGACGCGGGAACGGCGAGCATACCTATCAGGTGCTGACCAAACGACCGGCTCGCATGGCCGCATTTATGAAGCGGCTGAGGTTCCGGAACGATTTGCCGGCGGACAAAGTGGCGCTCTACCTCGCTGAGGATAAATATCCGCCGATCGTCATGAGAAATCTATGGCTCGGCGTCAGCGCCGAAGACCAAGCGAATGCCGACGCGCGCATCCCCGATCTGCTGGCGACGCCGGCAGCGGTGCGGTTCGTGAGCCTGGAGCCGCTGCTGGGACCGATTGATTTGACGAACCTCGATCATACTGGAATGTGCCGGCGGGACGAGGTCCATGGCATCAGTGCAATCTGGAAAGACAACGCTATCGGCCGCGTTTGGCTCGATTGGGTCATCGTCGGCGGCGAATCCGGCCCCAAGGCCCGCCCGATGCATCCCGACTGGGAACGTCAAATCAGGCTCGCCTGTGCGGCGGCTGGCGTCCCGTATTTCGGCAAGCAATGGGGTGAGTGGACCGTCGTCTACAACCGCGACGTAGACGACCCAGACTGGCGGCAATGCGGCGCTGTCGAGCGCAAAACGCCACGCGGCCGATGGCTCAATCTGGCGGGCGGTTTTGGCTTTCATGGCGACCGCGTGGTTCGCGTCGATCGCATCGGCAAGAAGCACGCCGGTCGCCTGTTTGATGGCGTCGAACATAACGGCATGCCGCGTTGATGGAGATAGGCAATGAATGACCTGGACATTTCAAGAGAAATCACCGAGGCAAACGCTCGCCTGCCGATCGACGTGTCCAAAGTCGTCATGCCCCTGGACATGACGATCCGGTCGATTGCGCTCACCGTCGCGCAACGCCACTGCGGCGACACGACCGTGAGGGAGGGCAATCTCTACCAGCAACTCAAGATGGACGATAAGTTGGCTGGCCCGTTAACCGTGGAGCATGTGATCCACTGCGCGCTCATTTTTGAGGCGTATCTGTGGGGGAAATGGTCCCAGGACATCGCCGGAAAGGCCATGGAGCAGACGCTCGGCGAACTGGATCGCGCGATCAAAGACGGCGCCTTCGACAAGCATATCGATGAACTCTCAGATGAACCATCCACGCGTCCGCACAGCGCAGAGTGAACCTGTGGATAACTCTGTTTTGCCACTTGACGGGCCTTGACTGACCCGCGGGTTACCTGCCATCAGATCCCCATGGTCGAATCGTGACCGGATGAACCCGCTGGACTTGCGTCGGCGGGTTTTTTCATGCCGGTTCCCAGTGGTGCGGGGTGGAGCAGCCCGGCAGCTCGTCAGGCTCATAACCTGAAGGTCAGCGGTTCAAATCCGCTCCCCGCTTCCATCTATCGCCATATCACATCTGTGGGCAGACCGACATCAGGTTCGTCAAGCAGGCTCTTGATAGGCCGGGTCATCCCGAGCATCTTCCACACCGTCGCCTCCGGAATTGCTACGAACGGATGGACCATCGGGTCTTCGCCCCGCGCTGCCGCAAAGACATAGACGCTGCGGTGCTCTCCGGCCTGAACGAGCGCGGCGATGGCTTCCAGGATGGCCTCATAGAGCCCGCCCACGGTCGGCCTGGCCACGAGCAGCCCCCGCAGATCCGGGCTTGTCGCATAGAACAGGCCGACAGGGTCATCTTCGATTTTCACCCGGTAGATCTTCGCCAAATCCGTCATTGGACCATTCCTGCTGTCTGAATGCGGCAGCCATACCATCCCTTTTCCGCTGAGGCCACACCGTTCCCGCGCCCTTGCGGCGCTCAACACGGAGGTAATCCTCTTGGGTACAATCTCCCCGCATCCTTGTAACCAAAGCAATCCAGTGTTCAAAGCCAAAGGCCGCACTGTTCTCGCCGCGGCATTGCTGCTGGCGCTGCCGGGCCTTGCCGGCGCCGCCGATCTGCCGCCGCACCAAGCCATCCCGGTCAAGGCGGCCCCGGTCACAGTGCCGATCCCCTTCTATGTCTTCGTCCATGCCGGGGCGGGCTTTACCAACGTGCAGAACGATATCGCATTTCCTGGCGTCGCCGCCGGGTCGCCCAAGCTGTGGCCGGCCGGCTTCATGGCGGGCGGCGGTTTTGGCGTGCTCAATTCGATCGGCCCGCTCTCCGTCGGTCTTGAGGCGGAAGCCAACTATGATTTTACCCGGGCGAGCGTCGATTGCGTCGTCGTCACCCCCTGTCTTGGCAGCGCCAAGAATTCGTGGTTCTTCGCCGAAAAGGCGCTGGCCGGCATCACGCTTTCGCAGATTCTCGGCTATGTCCCCGGCAGCGCCCAGCCGGCTAACTGGCCCGTGCCGATCACGGTTCCGGCCTCGTTCAACCAGAACATGATGCTGCTCGGCGTCATCGGTGCAGCGCAGCGCAATGTCGATCTGTGTGCGCTTGACGTCAACACCGGGGCGTCGCTGTGCGGCAGCCAATGGAAGAACGGCCTCCTGAGCGGCGTACAGGCGCGGTTCGCGGTCTCCCCCAATGTCGCCGTGCGGGTCGAGTACGATTACGTCTGGTTCAACCAGACCTTCACACCGCGCCAGAGCGTCCCGCTGTTTGCGAACACTACCGCCGCGAAGGACGAGCAACGGCTGATGGCCGGGTTCAATATCAGTTTGCCGGCATTCTGATCTGAGAGGCCGGTCAAACCGGCTGCGAGGGAGCCCGGCGGCCGGAAACGGTCAGCGGGAGATGGCGGCTAGGCCGGGCAGCCGCAGGCCATCTCCACCAAACATCGAATCGAAGGAAATACGTTGCATGATGCCCTATGCGCAGAGTGGTTCACAAACGCCATCGGCTAACACGTCAATGGCCGCGGACACGGAGCGTCTCTGTGAGAACCTGTCCGAAGTCCTCGCGAGGCTGGCGAAGGTCAGCGATTTGCTGCACGGTCCGGAACCTCGCGACGCGAGCGCCGCGAAAGCGCCCGCGCCCGTCAGCAGTGTTCGTGCCAACATAAACTCAGCCTTTCAGCTGATAGATCGCATTGCGGTCGAGTTGAGCCGTATCGAGGCGCGTCTTTAACGCTTAGGCTGCGGCGGTGCCGTAACCAGCACTTCGCCCATGGGCGAAACGCCAGAACAGCGCCACGTCGTCTTGTCGGGCTGCAGTGCACATTTTTGTTCTTCTTCTGCCAGGACTTTGTCCAGATCGTAGAAGCCCTTCGGTGGCACGGCGTCTTGTAGATCATGGCGCGGCAAAGCGCCATGACAAAGCCAAGACCTATCTTGTTGTCGTGCACAATGCTGGAGGTCTTGCTCGCTCTCCCGTTGCTCGGTCGTGACGCGGCCTTCGGCCTGGGGTTCCACAAGGGAGCACCCGTAGTTGAAATGGCACGGGTCTCCGGTGGGGTGAACAAACTTCACCGCACCGTCAATTTGGTTCGCAGAACCAGATTCACCAGCGAAGGCTGGGGAGGCGACCAACAGGGCGGCAAACCAAATTTTCATTTCAACTCCCTTCAGGGTGGCCCGCCTGATTTTATAGGGCAAAACGAAGAATCTTACAACATTCGGCTCGCGACAGGTAACCCATGATCCGTTCCTACGGCTGGCGGCCGGACCTTCCCGACCGCCGCGACTATCGCCGTGCGCTCGCCCGCATCGAACTGCCGCCCCGCGTCGACCTCACCCCGCAGATGCCCGCCGTGTACGACCAGGGCGAACTCGGATCGTGCACCGGCAACGCCATCGCTGCGGCGATCGAGTATGCCCGCAAGAGCCAGAACCTCCCCGACTTCGTGCCGTCTCGCCTGTTCATCTACTACAACGAGCGCGATATCGAGGGCACCGTGCCCGACGATGCCGGGGCGGAAATCCGCGATGGTATCAAGACGGTGGCGAAGTTCGGGGCGTGCAGTGAAACGGACTGGCCTTACGACATCACCCGGTTCACGCTAAAGCCGTCGGATGCCTGCTACGCGGACGCCGCGACCGATCTCGTCACCCGCTATGCCCGTGTCGATCAGACCCTCGATGGGTTGCGCGACTGCCTCGCCAGCGGCGTTCCCGTGGTGTTCGGGTTCACCGTCTATGCGAGCTTCGAATCCGGCGCCGTCGCGCAATCGGGCGTCATGCCGATGCCGGCCCCGGACGAAACGGTTCTGGGCGGCCATGCCGTGCTGGCCGTGGGCTATGACGACGACAGCCAAGCGCTCATCGTGCGCAATTCGTGGGGGCCTTCCTGGGGCAATGGCGGGTACTTCCTGATGCCCTATGCCTATGCGACCGACGGCAATCTGGCCGATGACTTCTGGCAGATCGACGTGGTCGGGGCGGCGGCTTCCTGAAGGTTTCACGTGAAAACGACGGCGCGCAAGCGCAAGCCGAAGCCGAAGAAAAGCGCCAAGGAGAGCGCCGAGGCGGAAGCGGCCGAAACCGAAGAGCTTGCTGGAGATCCGCGCGGCCCAGGCCAGCCTACGCTCTACCAGGACGATTACTGCGCCGTCGCCAAGAAGCTCTGTGAACTCGGGGCGACCGACGCCGACATCGCGGAAGCCTTCGGCGTCGCCCGCTCGACGATCTTCAACTGGCGGGGCGAGCATCCCGAGTTCAACGCGGCTTGCAAGGTCGGCAAGGAGGCGGCCGACGATCGCGTCGAGGAGAGCCTGTATCGACGGGCGGTCGGCTACGACTACAAGGCGGTGAAGATCTTCGCCAATGACGGCGCGCCCATCTATGCGGAGTACATGGAACATCTGCCGCCGGAGACCGCCGCGGCGATCTTCTGGCTGTGCAATCGCCGCTCGAAGACTTGGCGGCAGCGCCACGAGGTAACCGGCAAGGACGGCGCGCCGATCGGCGTCATCAACGCCCAGATGCCGCTCGCCGATGCCGTCGCTGCCTATGCGCAGATGGTCGCCGCCGAACCCGGCAGCGACCCAGAAGAAGAGCCTTCCGCGTCTCCCGAACCAACCGAACAACCGTGAGTGCTGGAACGAACCCCGGAGCCATGGCCGCCGCGTGACGTCGGCGAAGTCCTGATCGAGCGACAGGAACGGCTGGCAAAGCTGCGCCACAAGGCGCGCACCTACCCGGAAATCTGGCTCGGCGCCCGCGAATACTACCGCACCCGGCCGGTCGAGTTCGCCGCTCATTGGGCGATGATCTACGAGCCGCGCAACGCCGGCACGGATTTGCCCACCCTGCTGCCGTTCACACCGTTCGTGCGGCAGCGCGAGCTATTCGCGTTCATTTATGCCTGCCTCGACGGCGGCCAGAACGGCCTCGTCGAGAAATGCAGGGACATGGGCGCGACGTGGGTCTGCGCCATCATCTCGGTGCACCTGTGGCTGTTCTGGCCCGGCGCCAGCATCGGCTGGGGATCGCAGGACGCCGACCTTGTCGACGAGCTCGGCAACCCGAAGTCGGTTCTGGAAAAGATCAGGATCGTGCTGCGGCACCTGCCGCGCGAACTGCTGCCCCGGGGTTTCGGTCTCAAGGACCACATGATGCACATGCGCATCGTGAACCCTGAGACCGGGGCGACGATCACCGGCGACGCCGGCGACAACATCGGCCGCGGCGGGCGCACGCTGATCACCTTCAAGGACGAGTCCGCGCATTACGTCCATGCCGAACTGATCGAGGCGGCGCTCGCCACCACCGCCCGCACCCAGATCGACATTTCGTCCGTGCACGGCCTCGGCAACGTATTTCACCGCAAGCGCGAGGCCGGCATCGAGTGGGTGCCGGGCGAGCCGGTGACATCCGGCCGCACCAATGTGCTCGTGCTGGACTGGCGGCATCATCCCGCCAAGTCCGAGGCATGGCACGAGGAGATGCGCCTCAACTACGAGGCACAGGGTCTCTCCCATATCTTCGCCCAGGAGATCGACCGCGACTACTCCGCGGCGGTCGAGGGCGTCGTCATCCCGGCGGAGTGGGTGCGCTCCTGCATCGACGCCCATGTCGTGCTCGGCCTCAAAGGCGACGGCCGCTGGTGCGCGGCGCTCGACATCGCCGACGAGGGCGGCGACACCAACGCGCTGGCGAAGCGCAAGGGCATCATCCTCCGCTATCTCGAAGAATGGGGCGCCCGTGATCCCGGCGTGACGGCCCGCAAGGCGATCGATGCCTGCCGCGACATCTGCCCGGTGGCCATGCAGTATGACGCCGTCGGCATGGGGACCAACGTCAAGAGCGAGTGGAACCGGCTCGGCGACGAAGGGTTGCGCCCGCGCGGGCTCAGGCTGGTGCCGTGGAACGCCGGCGCGACGCCGCTTTACCCGGAGCGCCGGGTCATCCCCGATGACCGGGAATCGCCGAAGAACGAGGACTTCTACGCCAACCTCAAGGCCCAGGCATGGTGGGAGCTGCGCCGCCGGGTCTATGCCACCCATTGCGCCGTGCAGGCCAAGGCCAAGGGCGATGACAGCTTCACCTTCGACGAGGACGACCTCATCAGCCTGCCGTCCGACCTGCCGCTGGTGTGGAAGCTCGTCAAGGAACTGTCTCAGCCGACCAAGGATCACAATTCGCGGATGAAGCTCCTGATCGACAAGAAGCCGGACGGCACCAAGTCGCCGAACTTGGCCGATGCCGTGGTGATGTGCTTCTGGCCGGTCCCGGCCGGCGGGTTCGACATTCCGGATGCCGTGCTGGAACGCGCGAAGGAGCCGCACACGGCGGACGCGGTGCGCCGGCACAAGGACTATCCGCTGCCGCCGCGCGATGCGCCTGCGCCGCCGCCCGGGCAGCGGGACGTGCCGTTGCGGCTGACCCGGCCGCCGCCGGCAGCCGCGGAACGCATCGGGTGAATGCGGATATCAATGGGATTCTAAGCCATGTCTGCAACCATCAAGACCGTCGGCGCCGTGCAGACGACCATCTCCACGGTCGCCGGCCACACACAGAAGAAGATGATTGCCGAGACCGCGGGCGTGCTGCTGATCGGCACCCTGATCTCGACCGGCGGGGCGTTCCAGCGCGCCTTCCCGTCGATGGCGGCGGCGAGCCAGTGGCTCTCTGCGGGAGGCGGCGCCGACGTCGATGTTTCCCGGGTCGAGCCGTGCACGTTCGTGTCGTGAGCCAATCCGCCTAGATGCCCATCAGAAAGCGCGCAAAGGCCGCTGCGAAGCCCCGGCCCGTTTCCCGCAAGCCGTCTCCCAAGCCCCCGCCCATCGTCGTCTCCGACATGGCGGCGGCGCGCGCCCGGGCGGGGCGCAAGAAGCCGCCCAATCCGTTCCGCCTGCCGCAATTCCCGCCCAATGCGATGCCGGCCGACAAGTCCCTGCACATGGCCTTGGACCAGGGCATGAGCTGGGGCCAGACCAACTGGGACGTCAACTGGGGCAACGCGGAGACCTCGTGGGCGGCGCCGTTCATCGGCGGCATCTTCGAGGAAGGGCTGGTCTTCCCCGGCTATGCGAATCTGGCCGGCCAGGCGCAGCGGCCCGAGTTCCGCAAGTTCGGCGAGATCCTTGCGACGGAGATGACCCGCAAGTGGATCCACATCTCGTCCACCAGCAACGAGGACGGCGGCCGTGAGCAGCGCATCGGCGAGATCATGGCCGAGCTGGAGCGGCTGCGGGCCCGCGACGTGTTCCGCAAGTGCATCGAGTTGGACGAATGGTTCGGCCGCAGCCACCTCTACATCGACACCGGGGCGACCGAGAACCGCGACGAACTCAAGACATCGCTCGGCGATGGAAGGAACGAGGTCAGCCGCGCCAAGTTCGGCAAGGGCCATCTCAAGGCATTGCGCGCCGTCGAGCCGGTATGGGTCTATCCGATCGACTACACCGCCATCGATCCCTTGCGCGACGACTGGTATCAGCCGCAGACGTGGTTTGTCCTGGGAAAGCAGGTCCATCATACTCGTCTGCTGAAGTTCGTCGGCCGCGAGGTGCCGGACCTCTTGAAACCCGCCTATTCGTTCGGCGGTCTGTCGATGACGCAGATGGCCCGGCCCTATGTCGACAACTGGATCCGCACCCGCCAGAGCGTCTCCGACCTCCTGCATTCCTTCACCGTGTTCGTCCTCAAGACCAATCTCGGCACCTCGCTCACCGATGCCGGCGACCAGCTGTTCCGCCGGATCGCCATGTTCAACGATCTCCGCGACAACCGCGGACTGATGGCGCTCGACAAGGAGAGCGAGGACTTCGCCAACGTCTCGGCGCCGACCGCCGGCCTGCACGAACTGCAGGCGCAGAGCCAGGAGCAGATGGCGAGCGTCGCCAGTATCCCCATCGTCAAGCTCCTGGGTATCCAGCCGACCGGACTGAACGCCTCGGACGAGGGCGGCATCCGCATGTTCTATGACTGGATTCTCGCCCAGCAGGAAAAGCGGATGCGGGCGCCGCTGACCACGGTCATGGACTTCGTCCAGCTGCATCTCTTCGGCGACATCGACGACACCATCGTGTTCGAGTTCGAGCCGCTGCGCGAGATGGATGAACAGCAGCGCGCCGACCTCATGCAGAAAAAGGCGCAGACCGACATGGCGTACATCGACGGCGGAGTGCTGTCGCAGTACGAGGTGAGGAAGACGCTGGCGGCCGATCCCGACAGCCGCTACGCCTCGATCGACGTCGAGGATATGCCGGACCTGCGGGCCGAAGAGGAGGCGGGTCTTGATCCGGAAGGGGCTGGCGCAACCAAGCTGCCCAAGCCCGGCGGGCACGGCGGTGCTTCCGGCGAAGAAGAAGACGAATTCCCCGATCAGGTCACCTGGGAGGAAGAAGCGGAACCTGGAGAACGGCACCTTGCCGCGGTCCAGAAGAATGTCGTCGGCCTGTCCCCGTTCCGTGAACGCGTCGCTGCCCGCAAGCTGGGGCATCTCCTGCGCGATCGTCCGGTCTATGAACGTGCCGATGCACGGCAGCAGGCGTGGAAGGACGGGCAGGGTCCGTTCCATGAGCGCGCCGCCCAACGATCGGAGGCCAACCGCAATTATCTCAAGATGCGGATTGCGGCGCGCAAGGCGGGGCTGATCGCGGACGCGGTGTTCGATCAAGCGCTCGCGGAGGATGACGGGGCCGAAGACGACTGGGACCCGGCGAAGCACCCGCGAGGGCAACCGGGCAACAAGGGGCAGTTTGCCAAGTCGCCCGGCGGGGGCGGTGGCGCGGAAAAGAAGTCTGTGCCTTCAGGGCCGCGGCCTGGAACCGAGCGCGAGCGAACAGAGATCCGCAAGGCGATCCGCGCTGAGTCCGACAAGGACAAGAAACTGGAGCTGAAGGAGAAGCTGGCTGATTCGTACGTGGCCGCGCTGAAGAAGGCGGAGAAGAACGGCGATTATCTGAAGGCCAGGGATTTCAGGCAGCGGCTGCATAAGCTTGGGTCGTCGTACGGCGAAGCGCATACAGAGGCGGCCAGCACTACCGAATATGCTGCGGAGATCAAGAAGGCTGCGCGCGAGGTCGGACGAAATCGCGGGTTTAAGAATCTGGACAGGATCCGTGTTGTTGATGAAATATGGCCGTTCGAGTTGAATGGACGCACATGTTTTGCCGCCGGCACTTACAATAACTCTACGGGGGAGATAAAGATCTACGAGAAGACCGCGTCCGTCGCGACGGTGCGCGGCGTCCTGGCCCACGAGGTGATGCACGATAAGTGGAATTTCGTGGAGAGGAATTATTCAATAAATTCGCAGACGCTGAATCGCTTGGCGAAGGAGGAAGGGACCGTCGTTGAGGAGAGCGAGGGACCCGGCGGCGTCAAGCAATTCACTACCCGCATTGTGCGTCCCAACCCGTGGCTAAGGCCGGACGGGTCTCTTTCAACCAGAGTTCTGGAGAATAAAGAACTCAAGAAGGAGTATGAAATTTATCAGAAGATGCACGAGGTGTTCCGCAGCAAGCGTCACCAGTTGTTCTCACTGACCGATGGGGTGAGCGCCTACAGCCGCGAATACTGGCATGCCTATCACAAGGGCGAGTGCAGCTTCGATACGGCCGTCAACGAGACGCTGGCCGAGATGAGCTATTTGCTGGATCGGGACGGCAAGCTGCCGACGCCGTACGGCAACAGGTATCAAGCTTATCAGGAATTGCGCAAGACGAAAGGCATCTCGACCGAAATCGGAGGCAAGGAAGAGAAGCAGAGCCACAAGGCGTGGGAAGATCTGTTCAAGGCCGTGGAAAAGTTATACGATAAGCATTGGGGCAAGCACGGCAACTTTTCATCGTTGGGCGCACCATGATCGAACGCCAGACCATCGATGGCCGCGAGGCGACCGTGGCGTATCTTACCGAGGACTTTGAGCCAGCGGAGAAGGACGACGCCGATCTGATCAAGATCATCTACGATGACGGTGAAACGGCGTGGCTGTCGACGCGTGATCCTGACGGGGAAGAGGAAGGCGACGAGGGCCTCTTCGATGATGAAGACGAAGAGGACGACGCTGAGGATCACAGCCCCGAGGTCGCCGCGGCACAGAACTACGGCGGCACGCCCGGCGAAGAGACCTCCCCTTCGTCTGAGACGGTTCACAAGGAGTAATCACCATGGCCTTCACGGCAAGCGTCATCACCGCGGTGCAGAACCGCGTCAATACGCAGGGCATCGGCGGCACCACGATGGGCCTCAACCAGCTCTTGACGTATCTGCAGGCGGTTGACGTCCCGGCGCTGACGACCGACACCAGCGGCAACATCCAGACCGGCGGCGCCGGGCTGACGAACGCGCAGTACCAGCAGCTCTATGAGATGCTGTTCTAGGAGGCAACCATGGCCACAGTTCCCAATCCGCAGCAGGTCTGCGCGATGTTCCAGGCGAAGCAGCAGGTCTACCAAGCCGGTCAGTCGATCACCCTCGCCGCCTTGATGCAGAACACCACGGTCACGACGCAGACGGTGGTCGATCTGCAACTTGCCGCAGCGTGGATTGCGACGCAGCCGCTGGCCCAGTTGTTGTAGGACGACAGACGAATGACCGGCAGATGGGGCGGCAGATCGAGCGGCACGGCCGGCAGCCGTGACTTCCGCCGCGTCGCCCGCGATGAAAACGCGACCGAGAAGGGCCACCGCCTCGATGCCAAGGCGGCGCCGTTCTCCGGCACGCAGGGCACCGGCCGCCCGCCGCATGCCATGGGCGAGCACGCGAGCGGCATGTCGCCCGAGTACGTGCGCGGCTACGACCAGGCCCGCGACGGCTCCCGCTTCGAGCTGCGCTACGTCGCCGTCGAGTCCCAGCCGTGGCATGTCGTCGATTCCGACGCCGGCAACGATCCCGAAAAGGGGCCGGCCGACAAGGTCAAGAAGTTCAACACCCAGCAGGAGGCGGAAAAGTACATCGCCGAAGAGAACGCCAAGGCGCTGGAGGACGAGACCGACAAGCGCAAGGAGCTGCACTACCGCAAGCATCCGGGAGAATAGATCATGGCAGGTACAGGACGCTGGGGCGGCAGGGCAAGCCCCCACATCGGCAAGGACGTCGGCCCCGCAGCGCAAGGCGAGACCCTGGGCAAACCGGCATTCACCTCGGCGCCAAAGACCGGTTCGGTCGGCCGCGAGCTGGAGGGCGAGAAGATCTCCGGCTTCAAGCCGGCCGCCAACAAGAGCGGCGTCAACAAGGAGATGCTGGGCGAGAAGCGCGATTCCGGCAATTCCAAACCGCCCGGCGAAAAGCCCGGATCTCCGAACATGGCCAAGAAGACCGACCACAAGATGACGTCGGACCAGCCGCCGGGAGTTAAAAAAAAACTGAGGTGATGGCGACCGATCCGCTGACGCCGAAGGGCGAGGAGATCATGGAGTCGATGAAGGAGCAATACGGACCGGAGAAGGGCGAGCGGGTCTTCTACGCGAGCAAGAACAAGGGTAACATCGGCGGGGTAGATCAAGGTTAACCGCTCCCGGAAAAATGCCACGCAAGCGACCCAAGCCCCCGGAGGCGCGACAGAACTGCCTGCTGCTTGCCGCGAGAGCCGCTGAGGTTCTCAAGGTGGCCGGGTTCGTCCACGTCTGTGCCTCAATGAAGAGCGAGGCGACGTACTACCGGCTCGCAGGGCGGCACGGGCTGTTGCGGGTGGCAACGCATACCTCAAAGCGTGAACCGATCGGCATGGGGCACGTCTGCGCAACATTGACATTCTGCGGCGGCAAGCGTGATCGTGGCACCCTGGTCTGCGACGAGATGCGCTTCAACAATATGATCTGGACGGCGGTAGGCCAGTACATCATGCGCAGCGCGGCACCGCATGAAACGCGCTACAGCGGCAAACGTGGCACATGGGAAGATCAGCCCGGCGCGTTGGGCCATGCGTGACCGCTCAGCCTTCGGCTACCTCGAGCCCGTCGGCGACGCACCGAAGTTCGCGCAATGCAAGACCTGCGTCCTGTGGCTCAAGGACATCGACCGCTGCTACTGGCTGCAGCCGAACGACGAAGTCCTTGAGGGCGACACGTGCATCGAATATGTGCAGGGCCCGCCGATCCGCAGCGAGGATGCGCCGCGGGTGCGCCCGACCGGCGCGCTTACCAAGCAGGAAGTCGGGTTTGTCCGCGGCGACGTGCGCTGCGAGAACTGCAACGCGTTTGACCGAGGCGACAAAGCCTGCGATCTGTTCCGCCAGTTGAACAAGGCGTTTCCCAAGATCTGGGCGCTGGATGCTCGGGTCAAGCCGCGGGCGTGCTGCAACGCCTTCGATGGCGAAGTGGAGAGGTTGTATTGATGGATCAGAAGTATTTTGTCATCATGGGTCCTATGAAGTCGTATCAGCTTATACACGGCCACGAGTTCTTGCGTGTTCGGTATCCATCCGGCGTCGAAAAGTGTGAAATCGACGGACGTTCCGTCAATTCAATCGTCTATCGTCGCGAAATGCGGAAGCTTTCTCAACAAGGAAGTCGTTCACGTCTCCCATCGCGGTCGCGATGGCTTGAATTGGCTAGTTAACGCATTCGACAGCCAGGACACGCATAAGTTGTACTGATGACATCCCGGTCCGGTCATGCTATCGGGTCGGCATGATCGACAGGGCAGCCGTCGGACGAAGATTGCAGGCCATCCGGAGGCTTCTCGGGCTGGGGCGCCATGAACTGGCGCAGACGCTGGACATCGCCGCCGCGCACATGGCAAAGCACGAAAGCGCCGGGGTGCTGCTGCCGGTCGAGGTCGCCGACAAGCTCGCCGACGCCGTTCCCGGCCTGACGCTCGACTGGCTCTACCGCGGGCGCACCGAGGGCATCGCGATGCAGCTGCTCCTGGACGTGGCCGCGAATGAAGAGGACGCCAAGGCGGAGGCCAATGCCAAATCCGCCCCGCCCTAGGCCGCGCCCCAAACCTAAGACGCTCCGCCCCATCCGCGCCAACGCTGGCATCGAGTCCGAATACCGCCGCCGGCTCACCGCTCTCATCGCGGAGATGCACGGCAGCGTCCTCTACTGGCTCTCCGCGGCCTATAAGAAGAACCCCCCGGAAGTCGTGGAATTGTCCCAGTCTCTTGCGACTGACGACTCCCCGATCGCCGAACTGATGCGCACGGTCGCCGCGCTCGGGCGCCGCTGGCGGCGCCGGTTCTCGATCCTTGCCGACGATCTCGCCGACTGGTTCGCGCAAAGCGTCGCCGATCGGTCGGATGCCGCCCTCAAGGCTGCGTTGAAGAAGGCCGGGTTTTCCGTCGAGTTCCGGCTCAGCCGGGCCCAGAACGACGTCCTGGGGGCGACGGTCGAGCAGAACGTGGCGCTGATCCGCTCGATCCCGGAACAGTACCTGCGCGCGGTGGAAGGCCATGTGGCGCGTTCGGTACAGACCGGGCGCAAGCTCGACGATCTCGCAAAGACGCTGCAGAGGCAATTCGGCGCTACGAAGCGGCGGGCGGCGCTGATATCCCGCGATCAGTCCAACAAGGCCACGGCGGCGCTGAGCCGGGTGCGGCATCTCGAAATCGGGATCACGGAAGCCGTGTGGCTGCATTCGTCGGCCGGCAAGACGCCGCGGCCGGCGCATGTGGCGATGAACGGACGCACGTTCGACATTGCGCGCGGCATGTGGGATCCCGATGAAAAAATGTGGATACAACCCGGGTTTTTGGTTAACTGCCGTTGCGTGAGCAAGCCTGTGGTGCCTGGATTGACGTGATGGCAGATTGGGACGGTTGGACCGATGCAGCTCTGATAGAATATGAAGAGCGCCTGTATGATCGTGAAGTCGATGGCGAAGATGTCTGGGAACTGCGTAACGACGTTTTATGGGAAATGAACCGGCGAGGTTTGTGCGGTGACCACGCAAATCCAGCAGCGCGTCATCAACCTCCTGATGGAGACGATCACCGCGGCGGGCCAATTGCCTGAGAGCGTGCTGCGCGACCGGATGCTCGGCCATCTCTTCGAGGCGCGCACCGTTGCTGATCAGATGATAGGCCATGCCGGCACCCGGGGCAGGGTCATGGACGCGCCGATGGGATCAAGGATGTCGTGACGAAGAGTTGAGAAATTCGGCGTCGCCTCGATAACGGCGACACATAGCAGGGACGGTCGTGAGGTTCGCAATCGCAAGCAAAGGGGCTTGCCGGCCGTCCCGTCAATTCCATCGAGGATGTCATGACGCAGCAGTTTAGTTCAGGGACGAGCGGCAACGCTAGCAACGATTACAAACCCGCGTACACAGGCGGCAACGGCGGTAATGTCGTTCAAGTCGTCCCCGGCAAGACCGACAAGGAACTCGCCGCGGAGTTCAAGCAGCGGCTGGCCGAAGTGCATGGCCCGGTGTGCGCGCTCTTGGATGAGATGCATCTCGCGGGATTCGAGGCCCAGGTCGGCTGCGGCATGGGCCCGCTCGGCCGCTATGTCATCAGTAATCTCGCGGTGTTCAAGAAGTTCTAAAAGGGATCCGGCCAAGCCCTTGGTGCCGGATGAGGTCTCGCCGCCGCCCTCTCCTGCTTGTCCATCCTCCGTGAGCCGCGAGGGTGGCGCGAGGCTGACCCGTCATGACCGCAGCAGCGACCGCAGCCAATGCCGGCATTCCATTGGCGCGCAAGGCCGCCGATGCCGCGATGCGCGCCGCCGGCATCCTGCTGGTTACACCTGACGGCCGGGCGCTGTTCCTGCGCCGCTCGGGCCAGGGCGATCACCCGGGCGAATGGAGCATCCCGGGCGGCGGGGTCGAGCCGCACGAGATCCCGGTCCAGGCCGCCATGCGGGAACTCAAGGAGGAGACCGGCATCGTCATCAACGATCCGGGATCCCTGAAGATGGTCGGCCATACCGCGACCCCCGACGTCGATTATACGACGTTCATGGTTCAAGTGCCGAAGGCGCTGGAGCCGCGGCTCAACGGCGAGCACAACGGCCATGCCTGGGTGCCGCTGGAGGCGCCGCCCAAGCCAACGCATCCGGGGCTTGTCTCGACCATCAAGGGGATGGGGCAGGATGGCCGGGAGGATCGCGGCAATACGGTGCGCGACACGATCAGGTATCCGCCGGACGATAATGAAGACGGCGAGCGGGCGATTGATGAATCGTTCGCACGCGGCGAAGACGCGGCCTTTGATGAAGAGCACGAAGTTCTCGCCGCATCGGATGCCGACTGGGAGGAAGGTAAACATCCGCGCGGGCAGCCGGGCAATGCCGGGCAGTTTACGTCAGGCGGCGGAGGCGGGGGCAACGCTGGCACCGAGAAAACCGCGAAGGCTAAGGCCGAAAAGAAGAGCGGCGGCCAAGCAGCGAAGATACAGGCCCTTGAGGATTTCCTTCGCGACAAGCTGTCGCCGGAGCATTTCGTCGAACTCCAGCAGATACTGCATGGAAAAGGGAAATCAAAAAAGCAGCCTCCGAAGGCCGAAATAAGCGGCCCTGCGAAGGAGATTTCCTATCTCCTGCTGACACGGCGCAAGCTGAAGGTTCCAGAGGCTGCCGCTAGTCTTGGCAGCGAGCTCACCAAGAAGGGTTATCAGGCCGAGTTCAAAGGCGAGCCGACGAAGGAAGACTTGGCAGCTTGGATCAACGAGCTTTCCGAGCAGATTCCAAAAGACACGCTCATGAGCGCTGCGCTCAACGTGAGTGCAACGACAAGGGAGGTCAAGAGCGAAAAGACTCCTATCGGGAGCAACAAAGGCGTGAAACCGAAGAAGCCGATGGCGGAAAAGGAGGCGAAGCCAAAACCGGCGGTATCGAGTTCGCAAAGTTACATCGATGGGCTTTACAAAAACTACGCCGACCCGGCCAAGTTCGATGAACTGCTTGCGAAGCTGAAGGCGGACAAAAGCATCAGCCTCGAAACGATGAAGCAAATCTCGGCCGGCATGGGCCACCCCAATACCCGCGAGAAAACGCGCAAGGGCATGATCGACGAGATAGCCAAGTGGAACATGCTTAACGTGCGCGCGGCGCGCCGCGAGTCGAACATGGAGCCCGACGAAGCCAAGCGAAAGGCCGAGTTCGACGATACGATACGCAAAACGCTTGCATGGATGAAGGAGAACGCGTCGAAAGGGGCAGAAAAGGAATTATCCAAGCGCGCCAAAGCCAAGGACGAACTGGTCAGAGGCTGCCTCGAACTTGAGGCGCGGCGCCGCCCGCGTTCGGTCGAGGGTTTTGTGCTCCGCCACGGCCGCGCCTTCATGACAGGCGATGAGACCGGTACGCTGGAAGCTCCGATCGAAGTCGCCGACAATCCGAAGAAGTCAGAGGCCGGAAAGCACTGGGGCTATCATCTCATCCTCGACATTTCCGGGTGCAACGAGGGGATCGACGACGAGACGACGGTGCGGGCGTTCTTCAAAGATTTGCTCGCCATCACCAAGATGAAGCCGATCGGCGACCTGATCGTGGTCCGCGTCGATAATCCAGAGGAGGGGCGCGGCCTGACCGCGGTGCAGATCATCACGACATCGACGATCACCTTCCACGGCGACGACGACCAGTGGTGCCTCTACTTCGACCTGTTTTCCTGTGCGGCGTTCGATCCGCGCGCCGTCATCGACCTCGTCAAGAAGTATTTCCAGCCGGAGCGGATCGGCAAGATATGGCTCTACCGGGACGCGGGGAAATGGCCAACCGGGTGATGCTGCCTTCGCAGCTCGATACGCCGGCCTTCATGATGAACTTTCCCTATACGGTCGACAACCGCGCCGCCAACAATCCGCTGATGAAGGAGACCGAGGGCGAGCCCTACGATTACGAGAAGGCGTTCTCGCAATGGCGCGATCTTTACCAGGCGCTCACCGCGGACGATGCCCTCGTGATGGTCATGCCGGATTACGGGCAGGACGACCTCCAGGACCTGCCGTTCGTCGCCAACATCGGCGCGTACCTGCCGCATGACGGCACGGTGGCACTGTCGAACTTCAAGTCCAGGCCGCGGCGCGGCGAGGAGAAGGTCGGGGCGGCGTTCTTCGAGGGCCTCGGTTACAGGATCGCGCAGTCGCCGCATTTCTGGGAGGGCGAGGCGGATCTCAAGTACCTGCACGGGAACCTTTATGCCGGCGGCTGCGGCATCCGCACCGACGCCAAGACCTACGATTGGATGGCCGAAGAGCTGGGCTGCAACGTCATCCCGGTCCGGATGACCGACGAGAAGCTCTACCACTTCGACTGCTCATTCTTCCCGATCACGGGCGAGGCGGCGCTGGCCTCGGTCTCGGTGTTCGATCCGGCGGACGTGAAGAAGCTGGAGGCGGTGCTCGATCTGATTCCGGTCCCCAAGGACTGCGTCTATGACGGCTGGACCAACGGCGTGCGGCTCAACGACAAGATCCTGGTCGATATCCCGCGCGACGAGGCGGGTCAGGAGAAAGCCGACAGCCGCAAGCGGCTGGAGCGCACGATCGAGGTGATGGGGTTCAAGCCGGTGCTCGTCGATCTGTCGGAGTTCCGCAAATCCGGGGCCGATTTGTCATGCCTCATATTCCACTTCAACTTCCATAACCGCGACTGAGATGCCCGCCATCGATGCCTGCCGGCGCGCGGCGCATGACGCGCTGGCGACCGGGCGCACCTACGTCGAGGGCTACGCCGTCCTTGCTGACGGTGTGCCCGTCGAGCATGCCTGGACCGTGGACGAGCACGGCATCGTGTTCGATGCGGTGCTTGGCACGGAGGCCGCGGTGGGCGGCTACTGGGGCGTGCCGGTGCCGACTCCGATTTTGACAAGAGCTTTGGTGGAGAAGCGTAGTTATGGTGTATTGCGCACTAGGGCTGCTAAGCAAGGGATTATTAGTCAGGAAAAGAAAGCGATCAAAGTAAATACTTCAGCAGCTTTGCTAAAGATAGCTGATGATCTTGATAATCATGGTTTTCCTTTTGCAGTAGATGTTAGAGCGTTAGCAATTAAATTGGCGGAACTTCCGTTTGTTCCTTTTGAAAGACTGGCCCTTGACCGCGCGTCGGTCCGCGAGATCGACCAGGACGGCCGCCTCGACGTCGAGATCACCAACATCTCCGCGGCACGGGTGAACCCCTACATCGGTCGAGAAATCCCCGGCGCCGAAGAGTTGGGGCTTGATCCCGGCCGCATCTATCAGCTGCTGCGCGACCCCAAGGAACTGGCGAAGGCCGCGCCTTCGTTCTGCAATCTGCCCGTCCTGTCCCAGCACGTCCCGGTCTTTGCCGAAGACTACGCCGACCAGGCCAAGAAATATGTGGTCGGCACGACCGGATCGGACTGCGTATTCGAAGCGCCGTTCCTGCGCTGCAGTCTCAAGATCTGGGACGGCGACGCCATCAGGGCGATCGTGAGCGGCGAGCAGAAAGAACTGAGCTGCGGCTACCACTACAAGCCGGTGATGAAGCCCGGCATTTACGAGAGTGAGAAATACGACGGCGTCATGACGGCGATCGTCGGAAATCACGTCGCCCTGGTCCGCGAAGGAAGGGCCGGCGCCGACGTCGTGGTTGGCGATTCCAAGGAGAACCTGAAAATGGCGAAGAAGCCCATGACGAGAACCGCGGCGATCGCGATCGGGGTTCTCGCTCCCTACGTGAGGTCGAAGCTCGCCGCCGACAAGGGGATCGACCTGCGGCCCATCCTGTGCGGCCTGACGGCCGAAGACCTGCGCGACCGCAAGCCGGCGGTGGCTGCGGCCCTCAAGAAGGCGTGCCGCGGCAAGCTCGCCCGGGATACCTCGCTGGGCGAGGTCGCCGAATTCCTCGACATGCTGGAGGCGCACGGCGGCGAGATCGATGATGCCGACGAGGCGGTCGATCCGGGCATCCAGAAGTCGATGGAGAACACTGCCGTGCTGGAGCCGCAGGAGACGCCTGGACTGGAGCCGGGGCAGGAGGCAGGGCAGCCCGGGATCGAGCCCGCAGGCAAGCCCGCGCCGAAGGGGCCGAACGGCGCGGAGATTGCCAAGCCCGCAGGCCCCGTCGATGAGGACGAGGGCGACAACGAGGAACTCAAGGCTTTCCTCCGCGGCAAGCTTTCGGAAGAGGACTTCGCCCGCGTCTGCGAAATGATGGGCATCGGTTCGGCCTCCGTCGAGGCCGACGAAGGCGAGCCGAACGCCAAGGGCGAGGAGCAGCTGGAGAAACTCGGCGCTGCCCATGAGGGTGCCGCTGAGGATCCCGAAGACGCCGTGCGGAAAGGCGAAGCTGCCACCGATGAAGAACATGAGGAGAAGGAAGACCACATGACCGCGAAAGACCAGCCCCCGGCATTCAAGGGCAACCCCACCCCCGGAGGCAAGGTCTCCGGCGACCGCAAGTACATCACCCAGGACGAGATGGAGAAGGCGCTGCGGGCGGCGGCGGAAGCCGAGCGCAAGATCCAGCGCGATATCCGCGACGCGGAGCGCATCGTCCAGCCGTGGGTGGGCAACCTCGCCATGGCGTTTGATTCCGACGAGCAGGTCTACCGCAAGGCACTCAAGATGCTCGGCGTCCCCGGCGTCGACCGCGTTCATGCAAGTGCGCTGCGCACCATCCTCGAGATGCAGCCCAAGCCCGGTGCCAAGCCACGGCTTGCGGCACGGGTCGCCGCCGACGAATCCGTGCAGGTCGGCTCGTTCCTCGACCGCTATCCCGACGCCGGTCGCATCCGGCTTACCTGACATTTTCGCTTACCCCTCCGGCTCATGAAAAGCCCGCAGCGTCCCGGCGCGGCGGGTTTTTTCATGGGCCGGTCTCTTTGAGGAGCACCAGGCCATGCCTTTCCCGAATCAGGTCAACGTGCAGCCCGCCCCCGCGGTGGCGGGCGACTTCGCGAGCACCAATCCGCGCGCGACCGTCGATGCGGGCCCCGGCGGCCTCGTCGCCGGGCCTTCCGGCGTCACCGTCGGCCGTTTTGCGTGGCTCTCGTATACGTCGGCCGATACCGACAACGCGCCGGCGCAGGTCAACAACTTCGCGACGGCATCGGTCCTCGCGCCGGGGGCACCCGCGGGCATCGTCCACCGCGAGCAGCAGGCGCTGATTACGACGTTCCTCTCCGAAGCCGGCATGGTGATCCCGGCCGGGTTCCCGGTCACCGTGTTCAATGCCGGCGACTTCTGGGTCAAGAACGACGGTTCGACGCAGGCGACCATCGGCCAGTATGCGTTCGCGAACTTCGCCGACGGCCGCGTGCTGTTCGCCAACGGGTCACAGTCGGCGATCGGCACCGGCACGGTCTCCGGCACCACCGCGAGCATTACCGGGTCGATCGGGCCGCAGACCGCATCCTTTACCGGATCGATCGCCGGCAACATCCTCACCGTGGCCGCGCTCGCCTCCGGCACCGTCACCGTCGGCGGCACCATCTCCTCCTCGGGCGGCACCGGCGCTGCGGCGACCGGCACCCAGATCATCTCGCAGCTCTCGGGCACGCCGGGCGGCGCCGGGACCTACGCTCTCAACATCCCCGAACAGACGGTGACCGGCGCGACGTTCTCGCAGACCGCCGGCCTGATGACGGTGACCGCCGTCACCGGGACCATCGGTCTCGGGATGCTGCTTACCGCGTCGACCGGCACCAACCCGATCGTGGGCACCTACGTCTCGGCGTTCGGCACCGGCTCGGGCGGCACCGGCACCTACCTCGTCAATGCCTCGCAGACGATCGCCGGCTCACAGACGATCACCGGACAGGGCAACATCCAGACCAAGTTCATCGCCACCTCGTCGGGGGCGGCGGGCGAATTGGTCAAGATCTCAAGCTGGCTCTACGGCTGAGCGACGGCGGAAAGGAGTAACCAACGTGAATCTTCAAGAAGCCATGGCCGCCTATGCGGCCGATTCCGCTCAGCTCGTCGCCCGCGGCGTCACCCTTCCGGACGTGGTGAGCTACGTCCCGGAGGAGTTCAAGCGCAACTTCGAGATGGCGATGGACGCGCTGCCGGCCCTCGCCACCACGCCCAACGCCGGCGTGCCGCTGTTCCTCACCACGATGATCGATCCCGCGGTGTTCAAGATCCTGTTCGCCCCCAACCGGGCGGCGGTGATCCTGGGCGAGGTGAGGAAGGGTACGTGGTTGGACGAGACCGCCATGTTCCCGACCGTCGAGCACACGGGAGAGGTGAGTTCCTACGGCGACTTCGCGGAAAGCGGGCGCGCGAATGTTAACACAATTTGGCCACAAAGGCAGGCATACCTTTTTCAAACTATTAAAGAGTATGGTGACCGCGAGTTAGAACGTGCAGGTTTGGCGCGTATTAACTGGGTTTCCGAAATCGACCAGGGAGCCGCAACTATTTTGAATAAGTTTTCAAACTTGACTTACTTCTTCGGAGTAGCAGGTTTGCAAAACTACGGCCTCCTCAACGATCCGGCGCTGACCGCCTCGATCACCCCGGCGACCAAGGCCGCGGGCGGCACCACCTGGTTCACCACCGGCGGCAGCATCAATGCCACCGCGAACGAGGTGTTCAACGACATCCAGGCGCTGTTCTTCCAGCTCATCAGCCAGACGCAGGGTCTGGTCGAAGCCGACACCAAGATGGTGCTGGCGATGTCGCCCAATTCGGAAGTGGCGCTGACGGCGACCAACACGTTCAACGTCAACGTGTTCGATCTTCTCAAGAAGAACTTCCCCAACATCCGGTTCGAGACGGCGGTCCAGTACGGCAAGACCAGCACGTCGAACCCGCAGGGGCAGTCGGCGGGCAATCTCGTGCAGCTTATCGCGGAGGAGGTGGAAGGGCAGGTTACGGGGTATGCGGCCTACAACGAGAAGATGCATGCGCAACCTATAGTTCGACAACTTTCAAGTTTCCGACAAAAAGTGCTGGCCGGAACATGGGGAGCCATCATCCGCCAACCCTTTGCAATTTCGTCACTTTTGGGCGTCTGACGTTTTTTGCAATATAGATTGAAAGTTGTATGGTAAAATAACGCCTAAGTTAATGGCAAAATCTTACTAATTAAAATCACGTAAAAGTTGTTGAGTTTCGGTCCAGTCTCTCCTATATTCGGGTCAGATCATCGCGGGCGATCAGCCGCGATCTGAACGACGCAGCACCCTTTCACGAATCTTCTTCGCGTTCGGTGTTGCGAGAGCAACCCCCGATGCGTCGCGGGCTTGATCGGCCGGACGCGGAGAAGACCGATGCGTGAAAGTGCCTATGATGCCGAGTTGTCCTGGCGTGACAGGACCAAGTGCGGTTGCTGGTCAGAGCGGCTTTATGATGCGCTGATGGGAAAAGCGCTGAAGCGTGGCAAACTGCCGAGCGGAGAGCGCGAAATTCATCACGCAATACCGAGTGCTTTTGGCGGTACGCGGAGTTCCGTCGTCCATCTGAATTTTCGCGAACATTTCATTGCCCATTGGTTGCTGCCGAGATTTTGCAAGCGGGGCGAACCGTATAAAAAGATGTTGTTCGCGCTTGTCTGCATGACCAAGGGCAGGAAGCGAAAAACAACTCCTTTGCAATATGCGACTTCTAAGCGTGCATACGTCGAGGTCATGCGCCTTCAGTGGCAGGATCCCGAATATCGTGCAGCCATGAGCGCCATGGCCAGCGCTACGCAAAGCGCTGCGATGAGTGATCCGCGATATCGTGCTGGCAAATCTGGCCCCGGCAGTCCGTTACAGACACCAGAAGCGCATGCCCGCCAGGGCATTCGGATGACCGGCGACCGGAACCCGATGCGCCGTTCCGAGCTGAGCGGCGAGAACCACGCCAACAAACGCCCCGAGAACGCCGCCAAGATCAGCGCCTCACACAAAGCGCGCGCCGACGAACACTGGACCAAGACCGAGGCCGGCCGGGCCAGCCGGGCACGCAAGCAGTCTGAGCTATGGAATGATCCGGAGTACCGGGCTCAGCAGTCAGCGGCTCGGAAGGAAGGCCAGCGCAAGCGCCGGGAGCGAGAGGCGGCTGCGGGCGGCGTGTCCCGGCCTGACATGGTCGGCGATCGCAATCCGATGAGGCGGAAAGCGCGAGTTGCTACATTTGTGTAGCAGGTACATTTCTGTTGGTTTCCTTTTATTAAGGGGAAAAAGCTATTATTGTAGGCACAGTAGACGCATCTGGGAAAGCTTTCTATGGACGTCGTGTCAGATCTTTGGGGAGATGCCTTTGGCAAAGCTGTTGTTGAAAAGGCACTCCTTAATGTCCTTATGTCGGATAAAGAGATTTCCAAGCTTATGGAAGACCTCCAAATTTATCATAAGGGATGGTCAAGATTTACAATTCGGAGAGCTTTAGGTGAAAAAAGAAAAGTCAAGGACGTTATTCCTTGGCTAAGAGATCTCACAAAAGAAAAAAGCCCTTTAAGATTGGACCTTAGGGGAGTGGCACTTTATTTCGGATGCGATATTTCTCAAGAAAATATCGACGTTGTCGAATACATGGAACAGTCATTGATAGTAGAAATTTTATTTGCGTGTCTTTTCTTGGGTCATGGCGAGGCAGAAGTATATCAACGTGTCACTGGCTTTAGTCCGCTATTGTTGGGTAACCTTGAGAATGACGAGTTGCTACATTTCTGTCGTAGATATTTGAGAGGTGATGTGGGCAATGTCCTTTCCTTACTTGAGGAAAGGATTCGAGAACATGAAACCAGCGTCGGAACGCAATAGCATACAAAATCTCACCCGTACCGACTGGTACTACCGCGTCTACCTGCGTTCGGCAGCGTGGAAACGCACGCGCGCCGACTACATGCGCCGCATCGGATGGCTCTGCGAACGCTGCCACGTCCGGGCGGCCATGATCGTCCACCATCTCCACTACGACCGGCTCTACCACGAGCAACCCGAAGACCTGTTCGCAGTGTGCCGCGCCTGTCATGACCAACTGCACAAGGTGCCCGTCGCGGCGAACGACAATCAGTTGCCGCTGCCGCTGCCCCTTGTCTCTGCATCACGAAAGCAATGAGCCAAGCCACCCGCACCATCGAACTCGCCGACGATCTCGTCGAGTTCGCGCTGCAGCGCTGTGACGCCGACATCGCGCTCGGCCTCAACGCCGTCGAGCAATCGACATTGCGGCTCAATCGCCCGGCGTGCGAGACGTACATGCGCTATGTCGTCATGGTTCGGCGGCTCAAGGCGGCGCTGGAAAAGGCGGCGTGATGGCGCGCACCTAGATAATGGCACCCACGATCTGGAGAAGTTCCTCGTCTCCTTCCGCCTGACAGGAGACGAACTCGACAATTTGCTCGGCAGCACTGCGGTGCCGGAGCCGCGGATAATGCTGCCCGCAGAAGGAGCATTTCTTCTTTGCCCCTTGATTGATAACGCCGCACTTCTCGCATTTCCATGTTGCCATGATGAGGTTCCTTTCCTGGGGGTTAAAGCTTCTATTTCACTGACGTTGCCAGGGCGCCGGCTGCTGCATTTCCGTCGCGGTGCGCGCGGGCTGCGGCGCTTGCATGCTGGTGGTCACGAAGGTCGCGATGACGCCGATCACGAGAACGGCGAGAAGCGCATAGAAGAGCCCGAGTTCAAGCTTGCGGGGGATGGCGATTTCCTGGGGACCGGCGAGGCTGCGGTCATATTCGTGCTGCGTCATGACGCGGCGCCGGACGCCGGAGGCGTCGACGTAATGCTGATTCGGCAGCGCCGCCAGCATGAGCAGCGTCAAGACCGGCGTGATGAGGAGCGACAGCAGGAACCAGCCGATGCCGCTGCGTCCCTTGGCGCTGGCGACGGCACCGGCAGCGATGGCGAGCACGATCCAACCTAACACGATCAACATTGTCGTTCTCCTTATTCGGTAGCGGCCAGGCGGTCGAGCGACACGCCGAGCGCCTTGGCAATCCGCACGATCTTGCGGAATGACGGCTCGGCGATGTACCCGGTCTCGATCTGGGAAATCGCGCCGCTGGACATGTCGCTGCGCTGTGCGAGATCGCGCAGCGACCATCCCTTGAGTTCTCTACTGAGCGCGATCAGTTCGCCGAGTTTCATGGCCGTACCTCTCAATGTTCTTGCGGACCCTCATGCAGTTTTTCAAACTGCGCTAAAACCGCGGCGTTATTGTCATCGATTTTGCGTACCAGCGTTTGAATGTTCTCATCGAACACTGTTGCCAGTCTGGCGCTGATTGTCTCGCCGATGGCGATGCCGACGCGGTCGATGGCAGCATCAACGCTGAGTCGAGCGTGTTCGAGTTCGGCCACACGCTTTTCCAGCGTCTCGAATTGTTCCATGGTCGGGTGGTCGTTCATTTGGACGGTCCTTTTCAAGCGCAGCCAACGATGATGTCTTCCATCCATATATAAAGCGCGATTGATAATCCGTCAACACCTGAAACGAGGCAAACATCAATGGCCAGTACCAACGCCGAGAAAAAGGAGCGCCGCGCCGAGGAGCGCGTCATCGGCACGTCAGGCGCCGATTCCGATTTGCGCACGACGACCCGCGCCACTTCGGGAACGGTGATCGTCGGGTGCAAGATCCCGAATGGGCTGATCCTCCAGCTCTCCACCATGGAGCGCACCATCGAGCCGGTGATGGGCGGGGGCCATCGCGACATCCAGATCGGCCGCAAGGTCGGGCCGCGCTACGTCGTCAAGGGGCCGGCGTTCCCGGTCGGGCAGGTCCCGAGATATCTCATTGCCGGCGGCTATGCGCTGACCTCGGGGATCCCGGAGGAGTTCTGGAACGACTGGTACGCTCAGAACAAGGACGCCGACTATGTGAGGAACGAGCTGATCGTCGCCCACAAGTCGATGGAGGACGCCGAGCGCCATTGCATCGACAACGAGAGCCTGGTGACGGGGCTCGAGCCGGTCGATCCGACCAAACCGCCGCGGGGCTTCAAGGCGGGCCAGATCGAGACCGCCGAAGAGATGGGCAACCGCGCGGCGCGGTGATTGCTGGCTGTCATGGGTGGTATAATGGACGGCCTTAGTAATGCCGGTTACGATCTCGCTCAAAACTCATGGTTTACGGTACTAGGCCGGGGTGCAGCAATCGCCGCACTTGGACTTCTCGGCTGGACTCTGGTCTCGATCATCAGCCTTCAATCCGACGTCCGCGTCCTGTCGGCGGAACTCAACAGCTGGGCGCCGACGCGTTACACGGCGGGGGATGCCATGCGGGACTTTCAATTGCGTGACCTCAAGATCGAGAGTTTGGCGTCGCGGCTCTCCGAACTCGAACATGAGGTGAGGTCCAACAAGATCGAGGTTCAGCAGCAACTTCCCAAGCACAGGTAATCCAGAATGGGCGTCATCGTCGCTTTCAGCTACGACTCGATAATGGCCTCTCGCGCTATCAAGATGGCGATGAGAAGGGCGATGGCCGCTGACGTCTTGATGATCGAGAATGGTGCCTCTGGAATGCGACGACAAGGCTGCGGAAATTCGTACAGCACTACAGAGGATGATCCATCGAGCTTGTCGCGATAGTCGATGACGGGATGCCAGCCGTTCGGCACCAGCGTCAGCGCCGCGTCGATGGAGGCGGTGTAGCGGGGCACATAATCCCAGGCGCGTCCGTGGTGCTGGGGAAGTTCATAGAGCCAGTCGCCATCTTTTAGAATATCTGGATGTTCATTGCGCTTTACCGGATAGGGGCAAATCTCCGCGTCTATTTTGGGATCTGGGCCGGTCAAAGCGTCAAGGCGGGAAATCAAGTCAGGACATGACATGGGCGTTTCCGTCGCTTTCAATTACGATCAGTGGGTTGCCAGATATCCGGAGTTTGCGGGCAGCGTCAACTCCACGCAGGCGGGCGAACTGTTCGCCGAGGCGACGATCTATCATAGAAACGACGGCGGCGGGCCGGTCAGGAACGCGGCGGCACAGACCGTGTTCCTGAACATGATGGTGGCGCATCTCGCGCAGCTCTATTTCGGGACGAGCGCCAACCCGGCAAGCGCCAACGATCCGGTCGGCCGCGTCACCACGGCGGGCCAAGGCAGCGTGAGCGCCGGGTTTGACACGGGCGTGCCGCCAGGAACAGCGGCGTGGTTCGATCAGACGAAGTACGGCTTTGCGTATTGGCGCGCGACCGCGATCTTCCGCACCATGCGCTACATTCCCGGCCATCCCCGGCCGGTCAGCCCCTTTCCCTTCCGTTGAGAGGACGCAGCCATGACCGTCACGGCAACGCTCTACGACATGTCGCGGATCGCCATCGATGCCGTGTTCGTCCAGCGCGTCCAGGCATCGGTATTCAACTATGCGGTCTATTCGATCGGGGCCGAAGGGCAGAACATCGCCAACCATGTGACCAGAAAAGCCTACGCCTTTCAGGTCTTGAACAACCCGAATGTCTACATCGCGGATTTTGCCTGGGCGGCGGCATCAAATCCAATCCTTGCCAACGACGTGGTAACGCAGAACGCCGCCAATTTCACCACGGCGACGACGGACGCCACGGTCGCCGCGGCCGTCACCACCGCGACGCCGGCATCGACCGGCGCGACGGATTCGGACATCAACAATGCGGTGGCCGCCGCCTGGAACACGATGGCTAACTGCAATGTGTGACGTAAATGGCGACGCTGTCGCTTGACGGCCATGCCGTCGTCAGTAACTGGAGTTCGGCCAATAACGCCTCGGTGACACTGACAACGGCGAATGCCAACGACCTGATCGTCATCGCCGTGACGCTGGAGGTGGTCGCGGGGAATACGCACGCAATCGTTTCGGGCATCAGCAAGACCGGCGGCACCGGCACCGTCGGCACCTTCACCCGGCGGTCGTCGCTTTACGTGGATAATCCCGGTTCGATCGCGAACGAAGGCGGCCTGTCGTTGGAGGTGTGGTCGGCCTCTGCGACGACGGCGCTGACAGGCGCGGTTTTCAAAGTCACCGCGAATGCGACGATCGATGATGCCTGCATCAGCGCCTTCGGCGTCAATTATGACAGTTCCAACGTCCCGGTCTGGACGTCGAATGTGGCTTGTCCGGCCCAGACCAGCAACACGACGTCGTCCAGCGATTCCGCAGTGACAGTGAGCGGCGCCGCGACGAACAATCCGGCCATGGTGCTGGGCTTCTTTCTGTGCGGCAACTCCATCACGGAAACGCAGGGAACGAACTTCACGTTGATCGACGCCGCCGCCAACGGCGGCGCTTCCAACGCCTGCTCCATCGCCAGCGAATACCGGCTGTTCGCCTCCTCGCAGAGCAACGCGACCGTCGCGTTCGGAACCAATACGCACTGCTGGTTGCTGACCGGCGATGCCATCGAGAATCCGGCCGGCGGTGCCGATACGCTGCAGGGATCGACGCCGCTTCTCATGATATGACGCGCCTTCTGCAATCCTCGTTCGAGGGCTACCTCGAAATCGACAACCGGGAATCCCCCGGCATTTCCCGCGCGGAGGCCGCGGCTGCGGGCTATCGCGGCCCGGCGCCGGTCATTGCGCAGCCGGCGAGCAAGAGGCTGCAATTCGTCACCAAGAAATGCCGGCACTGCCCGCGCATCGTCGTCATCAACCCCGATCGCACGCGGTCCCGCGGCTACTGTCCGAAATGCGACGGCTTCGTGTGCGACGCGTGCGAGACGGCGCGCGTGCTTACCGGCGAATGCCGGCCGTGGCAGAGGATCGTCGACGAGCACATGGACGCCGCGGCAAAGGGCAGGATCATCGTTCCTTGATTCTTGAGGAGTTGAACCATGGCACGCAGGATTGCCAACATTCCGACGACCGCCGCCATGGCGGCCTATGCCGACGGCGCTGCGCTCGTGAACGGCACCTATCTGCACGCCCTCAAGGGCAGCAACACGACTCAGCAAGTCTATGTCTGGGAGATCAGCATCAACGGACAGGCGGCGTCGTCGTCATCGCCGATGTTCATCATCCTGTCCTACGATTCGACGGTCGGCGTCGGCGCCCAGAGCTACGGCACCGGCAGCGACAACTTCTTGAACCCGAACTTCACGACGCTCGGAACCGCCACAGGTTCAGGGAATGTTTTTGTTACGTCGGCGCCGGTGCGCTCGCTCGGTGGCCACCTGCTCAACTGTTCGCTCAACGCCTTTGGCGGCGTGTACTTCTGGCGCGCGAACCGTTTAGAGGAGTGTCCGATGCTGTACGGGAATACTGCCGCCACGAACGGCGAGGTATCATTGTCCGCGTTCACCGGCGGCACGATGGGGGCCGTCGGCAGTCATTTGATCTACGAGGCATTATGATGCGCGCCAACGCCGAGCGCGAAAAGTATATCGACGATCTCGCCCGCGCCTTCCACCGCGAATATTGCAAGGTGTTCCTTGCGCCGCCGTGGGAAGGCTGCGGCACCGAATATCGCCGCGCGGTCGAGATGGGCGTCGTGGCGGTAGCGGATCATATCGACGGGAATCCGCGCAACACCAAGCAAAAAAACCGCGCGCGCGAGCAGTCGATCGACACCGTGCGATGATCCCGGGACACGGACCGCTTAGACGCTGCGGCTGGTGCCAGAATCCTTTTGAGGAAAAGGTGCCGCTGACGCTCGGCGAGCGCGAGTTTCTCAATAAGGCGCTGTTCATCGTCGGGCAGGGCGTGGCGGCCTCCGAGAACCGGCCGATCTGTCCGGGCTGCTATGCCACTGCCGTCGGCTCGGCGCCGCATCTCAACAACAATTCCAGTCTTGACGTCGGCGGATCGAACTGCGGCCCGGGAAACTTTCTGCTCAAGCATACCTACGGTGAGTAGACCGTGGCCCAAGTCCTCCGCGCGCCATTCTGGGCACCGCGCCCCGTCGATCTGGCGGAATGGACGGGGCCGCAGCTGGAATGGATGAACTCGGGGGCGATCCAGCTTACCAGGACGCAAGCCAAGTTCTTCGGCCAGCCCGGGCAGGCGCCCACCAAGCGGTGGTGGCCCTACGAACTCTACAACGACGCCAGCGATTGGACAGGCCCCGGCACGATCAGCCATCGCGACGGTGCGATCGCGCTCACCACGACGCAGGCCAAGTTCTTCGGCCAGCCGGGGCAGGCCCCGGCCAAGAACTGGAATCGGCCGCTGCTCGCGGCGATCGACGATCCACCGTCATGGCAGCCGCCGACTGAGAACCTCGATTCGTGGATCATCGCGAACCTGACCCAGCAGCGCTTCTATGGCGCGGGCGGGCAGGCCCCGAGCAAACGGTGGTGGCCGTATCAGCTCTCTGACGATGCCGCGAACTGGCAGCCGCCGTCGGAGACACTCAACAGCAATCTGCTGACGACGAACCCGGTCATTCCAGCCAGCTCGCTTTATGTCTGGGGCTACATCGTCGACGATCCGGCGATCTGGGGATTTCGTCCGGCACCACGGCATTTGTTCGGCGCCGTGCTCGCCGCGGGCCAGCATATCGTCAAGTTTGGCACCAAGTATGAAGATACGGCGCCATGGTCGATTGTTCCCGAAGACCAGAACATCCCGTTTGCAATCCTTTTTGGGTTGACGCAGCAGCAGCAGCCGTTCGCGTATCAGATTCAATACCAGCGGGCCTATGACGAGCTGCCGTCATGGCTGGGCGCGCCGCTGCCGAGTTATTCGGCCGCCGTCACCACGACGCAGGCGCGGTTCTATGGCCAGCCCGGTCAAGGGTATCCGTTCCGCTGGAACGCGACGCAGGACGATCCCGCAGCGTGGACGCGCCCGCTGCCGTCCTCGCGGTCCCTCCTTCAGGTCAGCGCCCCGCTCGTCCATCCGCGTCCTTCGTTCTATTCGGAGGACGCGGCCTGGACGTGGTTGCCGCCGCCGATGCGGACGATCTTCGTCCAGGCGCGCTTCTACGGCCAGCCGGGGCAGGTGCCGCCGTTCCGGCCCAACTTCACGCAGAACGACGCCAGCGTCTGGACATGGCCGGTACAACCCAGCCATGCCGCCGTCCTCACGGCAACGCAGGCGAAGTTTTTCGGCCAGCCGGGGCAGGTTCTGCCGCGGTTCTGGAGATTCAACTACGACGACCGGGCGCCCTGGTGGCAGCAGGTCGTGCAGCCGCCGCTTGTCGCCTACGCCATCATCCCGCCGCCGCCGCTGCCCGCGGCCAATGTCGTCTATGCCATCGTCCGGGTCACCGCGATGCTCAGTAATTCGATCGTGACCGCGATCACCTCGATTTCCGCCGTCCGGCAGATGCTCTCAGGCTCGACGGCGAGCGCGACCGCGTCGGTTTCCGCGGTCGGCGGCGCGGGCTCGGACACCGAGGTCAGTTAGGTGGCGACGCCGCAATTGCAGAAGGTGTGGCCGGTGTTCTCGCGCGGCGCGACGATCGAGATCACCTCGAACTTCTTCGATGCCTTCAGCCACGCGCAGCAGCCGACCGGAACGCCGCAGGTCAACATCAGCTATACGCGGGCGTCCGACAATACGGCGCAGTCGGTCATCGTGGCGATGACGCAGAATGCCGATGGCAGTTGGTCGGGACAGTGGGACAGCCGCGGGGCGGCGGCGGGCATCGTGTATTACAGCGTCGAGACGCCGGGCAGTCCGCCGGTCTCAGTCGAAGATGGGCAGTTCACATTGACCGGGAATCCGGCAAACAGGACGACATTTTGATGGATGCGATGCAGATGCAGTCTCTCATCGACTCAGGTCAATTGGTGCAGTCATTCCCTGGGCCTGCAGTGCCGCAGCGCCGCTACCTCCCGACCCTCTCCGACCTCATCGACAGGCTCACCATCGTCCAGCAGAAGGCCATCTTCATTTCCGAGAAGAAGGACGCCTACATGGCGGAGATGGCCGACATCATGCATGACGTCGACATGATCCTCGATGGCCTTGCGGTAAAAGGGGCGCATATCGGCGCCAAGGAAGTGCGGGCGATCTGCGTGATCATGCTCAGCAATCGTTTCATCTGGGAGAACGAGAGCAAGGCGCGCGCGGGGGGCGCCGAACAGGACAAGCTGTTGAAACTCACCCACTCGATCAACGGCGTGCGCAATGCGGCCAAGAACGAACTCGCGGCGGTGGACGGCGGAAGGCATGACTTCAAGCTGGATTGCTTTGCGGCGGAGCTGGTGGCGGAGTTCGGGAACTGGGATGTGTTCAACGGCAACGGTGCGGCGTGAAGACCGGCCATACGCCCGACAGCCTCCGCGCCTTCGAGCGCCAGATCGCCGACGACTTCAATGCGGGCAAAATCCGTGCCCCGGTGCATCTGGCCGGCGGTTGCGAAGAGGACCTGATCCGCATCTTCGAGGGTGTGCAGCCGCAGGATTGGGTCCTGGTGCAATGGCGTTCGCATTATGAGTGCCTGCTCAAGGGCGTTTCCCCCGAACGGCTGCGGCGGGACATCCTCGCCGGCCATTCGATTACCTTGTGCTATCCCGACTACAGGATCCTTTCCTCGGCCATCGTCGGCGGCATCCTGCCGATCGGGACCGGTCTCGCCATGGCGGTGAAGCGGCGCGGGGGCACTGAAAAGGTCTGGTGCTTCGTCGGTGACATGACGGGGGCCTCCGGCATGTACTGGGAATGCGTGCGCTATGCCCACGGCCACGGCCTGCCGATGCGGTTCGTGATTGCGGACAACGGGCTATCGGTGTGCACGCCGACGAAAGAGACTTGGGGTGAGGACAGGAATCCGAACAGCGACATCTATGTGGAGTATTTCCAGTACAAGCTGCCATGGCCCCATAGTGGGGCAGGCGTAAGGGTGAATTTCTGATGTTAAAGTTGCTGCTTGCTACCGACATAGAGCATAGCCTCAAACAGGAAGGCGCGGCAGCGCGTGCCATGGACATGACGATAACAGCATGTCCGCCCTTCAAGCTCGATGAAATGTGGGCTGCTTGGCGGCAAGGCTGGACGGACGAAGACCGCCGTAGAAGCAGGAATAAATGACGGCCTACTTCGACGCCCTGTGCGCGGCGATGGGAAAGCTCGCCGCGGACCCCCGCACCGTGTTCATCGGCCAGACCGTCGCCTATCCCGGCACGGCCATGTTCAAGACTCTCCAGGCCGTTCCCCCCGAACGCAAGATCGAATTGCCGGTTGCCGAGGACATGCAGATGGGCATGGCCATCGGCCTGTCGCTGGAGGGCCTCATTCCGGTCTGCATCTATCCGCGCTGGAATTTCCTGTTGTGCGCGACGAACCAGCTCGTCAACCACCTCGACAAGCTGCCGCTCTATTCCGGCGGCGGCTACCGGCCGAAGGTCATCATCAGGACGGCGGTCGCGACCGACCAGCCGCTCGACCCGGGACCGCAGCATCTCGGGGATTTTTCCGAGGCGTTCGGACTGATGCTGAAAACCGTCGCCGTGCATCGTTTGAAAACTGTGGATGACATCCACGACTATTACGCCTGTGCGCTTGACAACAACGGACCGGCGATTCTTGTGGAAGATGCGGCGCTGTATTGAGAACGAAGCATCATGACGGTTTTTAGTACAACGGAACTTGCGGAATCGCGCCAAATCCTGGCCAACGCCCATCCGGCAATAACCAATAAATCTGTGAAAGAATGCTTCTTTCCCACCGCCTATTCCGTCTGGGGCGAGGAAGAACACGCGGCCATCGCGCGGGTGCTGGCCTCCGGTCGCCTCACCATGGGACCCGAGGTCGAGGCGTTCGAGCACGAGTTCGCACAATGGCACGGCATGAAGCATGCCGTCATGGTGAACTCGGGCTCATCGGCCAACCTTGTCGCGGTCGCGGCGATGTTCCATCGTCAGGACCGCCCGCTCAAGCGCGGCGACAAGGTCGTCGTGCCGGCGCTCGCCTGGGCCACGACCTACGCGCCGCTGGTGCAGCATGGGCTCGAATTGGTGGTCGCCGACTGCAACGACCAATGGAACGTCGGACAGTACCATGGCGAGCCGGCGATCAGCCTGCAGGTCGTGTGCTCCATCCTCGGCAATCCGGCGCACTTCTGGGGCGAAGCGCCCTGGCCGATTATCGAGGACAACTGCGAGAGCATCGGCGCCGTCGATCTGAAGCGCCGCAAGTGCGGCACCCGCGGGCTGATGAACACGTTCTCGCTGTTCTGGTCGCATCAACTGTCCGCGGTCGAAGGCGGGGTCGTCCTGACCAGCGACGATGAATGCGCCGAGCTCTGCCGCATGCTGCGCGCCCATGGCTGGAGCCGGGATGTCCGCAAGCCGGCGTCGTTCTGCGATGAGTACGACTTTCACCTCATGGGCTACAACCTGCGTCCGACCGAAATCTACGCCGCCGTCGCGCGCGAGCAGCTCAGGAAGCTGCCGATCTTCATCGAAAAGCGCACCGCAAACTGGAAACTGTTCCAGACACTGGTGGCCGACCTGCCGGTCAAGCTGCCGGTTTCCAACGGCACGCAAAGTCCGTTCGGCCTGCACTTCGAGTGCATGGGCTGGCGTGGGCGCAATCACCTCGTCCACAAGCTGCGCGAGGCCGGCATCGATTGCCGTCTGCCGACCGGCGGTTCGTTCCGGCGTCATCGCTACGGCGCGCCATGGGCCGATCAGCCGGCGCCGCGGGCCGACCGCATCCATGACTGCGGGCTGTTCCTGGGGAACGGGCCCTTGGACCTCACCCCGCAGATCGAGAAGGCCGTTGGGGTCATGCGGGAGGCGCTGACGTGACCCCGGCCGATTGGGACATGCTCGAACAGCGGTTTGTGACCGAGTGCATGGCCGAATTTCATCGGCTCAAGATGGACACAAGAGACGCATCCACCAATCGTCTTATTTCTGGGATCATGGCAAAGGCGGTGGTGGCAGCGATCAAGGAATATGAGGCGCTGACGGTCAAAGAATATCAGACGGCTGACGAAATAATACACAAGGCGCTGCGGGCATGAAGATCCTCGTCACCGGCGGCGCCGGCTATCTGGGCTCGATCCTCACCGGCGAACTCCTCCAGGACGGTCACCACGTCATTGTCCTGGACAACTTCTCCTGGGGCGTGCCGAGCCTCGCACCATGGTGCGCGAATCCGAACCTGGAAATCCACCGCGGCGATGTCCGCGAAGCCAGCATCCTGAGAGTGCTGGTGCGCAGCGCCGACGTGATCCTTCCGCTGGCGGCGCTGGTCGGGGCGCCGCTGTGTGAGGCCAGGTGGGACGACGCCTGGAGCATCAACGTCGACGCGGTGAGGATGCTGGCTCACGCGGCATCGGCCGAGCAGCGGATCGTGATCCCGATCTCGAACTCGGGCTACGGCATCGGCGATGATGCGGAATGCACCGAGGAATCCCCGCTCCACCCTGTCAGTACCTACGGCCACACCAAGGTCGAGGCGGAAAAGCTCGTCATGGACCGCGGCAACGCCGTGAGCCTGCGGCTCGCCACACTGTTCGGCATCTCGCCGCGCATGCGCACCGACCTTCTCGTCAACGACTTCGTGCTGCGCGCGCTGCGCGACCGTGCCCTTATTCTCTTCGAGGCCCACTTCCGCCGCAACTTCGTCCACGTCCGCGATGCCGCCCGCGCCTTCGTCCATGCCCTGAACAATTGGGAGGCGATGAAGGACAACGTCTACAATGTCGGACTGTCCAGCGCGAACCTGACCAAGCTCCAGCTGTGCGAGCGCATCGCCAAGCACGTCCCGTTCACCTTCACCGAGGCGGCGATCGGCGAGGATCCCGACAAGCGGGATTACGTCGTCTCGAACGCCAAGATCGAAGCGACGGGATGGGCGCCGCGCCATTCGCTCGATGACGGCATTGCCGAATTGCTGCGCGGCTACCGCATGTTCAAGAGCTTCGAGCACGGCAACGTATGATCCTCACGGAAAAAGAAGCCAAGAAGAAATGGTGCCCGCTGGTGCGCGTGCGCTCGGCGAACGGCAGCTACAACGTGACGCGCGACACCGTCCGCGATGAAATCAAGAGCCGGATCAAGAAACTCTGGCAGCCGCAGTGGTACCGCGACTTCAAGTATCAGTGCTACCGCTGCCGCGCCTCAGGCTGCATGAGCTGGCGGTGGGTCGATGCGGCCCACGGCTTCTGCGGCGAGTTCGGCGCGCCGGATGCGGGCGCATCGGCACAGAACCCGCGGCTGCTGGCGCCGCCCGCCGATCCGCCGCGGACGAACGGCGGCAAAGCCGGCGACCGGGTGCTGCCGTTCATCGTGCTGGTCTCAACGGCGGTCATCGTCTATTTCGCGCGGCAAGTTTGGCCGTGAGCAAGAGTCTTTCAGCGATGACTCCGGAGATACAGCAGATGAACAGACGTACCTGGCTGAAGTGGCTCGGCCTTGCGGCGCTCGCCGCGCCCGTCACCGGGGTCTCCGGCATGGCCGCGCCGGCTGCCGCCCGTGGCGTACCGGTCTTTGCGACGGGGCGCAATTGGGACGATATGCTCCGGTATGACCATCGCAACGTCTAGCAAAACCGCGCCATGATTGAAGCAATTCCATGTTATCTCTTTGATGTTGACGGCACGCTTGCTGATCCTGCGCATCGTCAGCATCATTTGGAGAGTGAACCAAAGGACTGGGATACATATTTCGAAGCATGTAAGGATGATGCGCCTATCACGCATATGATCTCGCTGGCGCAAACGCTCATTTCTGCGAATCAAGTGATCCTGTTCGCCACAGGCCGCCCTGATCGTGTTCGCGTCAAGACGCAGGAATGGCTTTCACGGCATCTTGGCATCACAGATCCCCGCGTCTATATGCGCAAGGATGAAGATCATCATGACCGACGTGATGACGACATTGTCAAGGAGGAATATCTGGCACAGATCAGAACCGATGGCTACAAACCGATAATGGCATTCGAGGATCGATCGATCGTCGTGGCCATGTGGCGGCGCAACGGGATTTCTTGTGCTCAGGTAGCCGAGGCGGATTAATAGCCGGCACTTTTCTAAGGAAACGTTAACTCCTATGATCCATATCCTGTGGACCATAGGAGGAAGGGGAATGCAATTTCTATTTCAACTGTTCAATCACAGTGAATCCGAACAGGTCCCGCTCCACGACCTCGTCTACATCATCGGCCGCCAGCTGGAGGCGCTGGGCCACAGCGCGGTGTGGCGTCCCCAGAATGACCGGTTCCTGCGCCGGAGCGAGGGCGTCAACCTCGTCTTCGAGCGCTTCGGCCCCGCAGCGACCGCCGTCCTGGCGCGGGAGCACGCCAAGGGGGCGCGCTTCGTCTGTCTCGCCACTGAAGAGCCGATCGAGGGCAAGGGCTTCAATCACGGCTGCGGCGACGGCATGACCGCACGCATGGAGGCGTTCGGCGAGGCGGCGCGGTACTTCGATGGCATCCTCCATCTCGTTCCCGGCGACCACGTGCAGCGCTGGTATGGCCAATATGCGCCGTCCGCCTTCATCGAAATGGGGTACGCCCCCGGTCTCGTCCGCCGCGATGACGGTGTCGAGCCGGATTATGCATTCGGCTTCTTCGGCGTCCTGAGCGAGCGCCGGCAGGCCATCCTCGAGGTTCTGACCCGATATGCCGCCGCCGCCGGCATCGCCAAGCCGCTGCGCATCGAGGCATCGTTCGTGCCCCAGGCGGCCCGCGACCGCATCATCCGGCAAGCCCGCGTCGTCGTGCAGATCCGCAAGTTCGAGCCGATGGGCCTCGTGTCGTCGTCGCGCTGCAATGTGGCGCTGATGCTCGGCCGCCCGGTCATCGCCGAGCCACACGACCTCAGCAGGCCGTGGGACGAGGTGGTACGGTTTGCCCCGTCCCTGGACGCCTTCTTTATCGAGGCGATCGCGATGCAGGCGGCATGGCGCGACGTCCATCGGGATCAATTCGCCCGGCTGCGGGAGCGGTTCTCGCCGGAACGCTGTTTAGGCGAGCCGCTGCGGCGCATAGGACTGGCGTGATCCGCAAATGAAAGGTGATGGATGGTTGAACTCAACGTCGTGAACGCGCCGCTGGACCTCCTGCTGATCCATCCCGGCTCGGGGCGCGCCTATGGCGACCTGCCGGGGGATCTGATCGCCGTCGAGCCGCCGCTGTGGTGCCGGCTGATCGCGGGCTATGCCGCGGACCGCGGCTATTCGGTGCGGATCATCGACGCCGAGGCGAACGGCCTCGCGCCCTCGGCCGTCGGCCTCGACGCCTTTGCGCTGGCGCCGCGCGTCGCCTGCATCGTCGCCTACGGCCATCAGCCGTCCGCCTCGACGCAGCAGATGGACACGGTCTACGCCATCGCACGGTCGTTGCGCACGTGCTCGGCGGCCAAGATCGCCGTCGTCGGCGGGCATGTTTCGGCGCTGCCGGAACAGACGCTGCGCGAATGCGAGGCCATAGACTATGTCTGCGCCGGCGAGGGGCCGGCCACCCTCTGCGACCTCCTGCAGGGCAAGCGTATCGATCACGTCCCCGGGCTGATGTGGCGGGGTGGCGGCGGATCGTTCGTCAAGAACATGCCGTTTGCCCCGATCGAGGACCTCTCGCTCTATCACGGCGACATGTGGCACAAGCTGCCGATGGGGAAATACCGGGCCCACAACTGGCAATGCCTCGACGACCTCACCAGCCGGCAGCCCTATGCTTCGATCTATACCTCGCTCGGCTGCCCGTTCGCCTGTTCGTTCTGCTGCATCAACGCGCCGTTCGGCGGACGGCGCTACCGCAAGCGCGCGCCGGCCGAGGTGATCGCCGAAGTCGAGAGGCTCTACCGGCGCTACGGCGTGCGGACATTGAAGATCACCGACGAGATGTTCGTGCTTGACCCGGCCCATTATGGTGCGATCTGCGAGGGCCTCGCGGCGCTGCCGTTCGCGGACGATCTCAATATCTGGGCCTATACCCGCGTCGACACGGTGCCGCCGCAGAACCTCAGCGCATTGCGCAAGGCGGGCATCCGCTGGCTGGCGCTCGGCATCGAGAGCGAGTCGAGTTATGTGCGCGACGGCGCCGGCAAACGCCTCAGGCGCGACGATATCGCCGGTACGGTCAAGACGATCCAGGATGCCGGCATCAACGTCATCGGCAACTATATCTTCGGCCTGCCCGACGACGACCTCGACTCGATGCGCCGCACCTTGCAGATGGCGATGGACCTGCGCACCGAATGGGCGAATTTCTATTCGGCCATGGCCTATCCGGGATCGCCGCTCTATGACGAGGCGGTGAAGAAGGGCTGGGCCTTACCGGACTGCTGGTCGGGCTATAGCCAGCATGGCTATGATACGAGGCCGCTCGATACCCGCCACGTCGATGCGGCGGCGGTGCTCGGCTTCCGCGACGAGGCGTTCCGCACGTATTTCTCCTCGGCCCGGTTCCTTGACGATACGGGGAGGAAGTTCGGCGCGGAGGCGGTCAGGCATGTGGGACAGATGGCATTGAGGACGCTGCCGAGGAAGCTCCTGGAGGAGGCGCATGCGCCGCGGGAGCGGGTGGCGGCGCAGTGAAAGCCGGATCAGTGGATATTATTAGACTGCGCCAAAACATTTCCTATCTCGTTGAGGTGCGGGAGGAGATCATAGCAGAACGCGGGATCGATAGATCCTTTGGCATGCCCGATTGCAATTGGAATCTTGAGACCCGTCACATGACGGAATCTTATCGTAAGCTCCGTGATTGTGATATTGATAGTATACCTTACGTTCTTCGGCATGAAAGTGCACAATTCACGGGAAGGAGCATTCCAGATTCGCATGAGCTGGACTCAAGCGTTGCCAAGTGGACAGCGGACACAGCCAACATTGCAGATCGGTATCTTGTCAACCCGTTGCCGCTCCCCGGTGAATGTGGTCCCGTGATCCGCGGGGTGATTGTCAATCATGATACATCTGTCTATCAGGAACGTATTAATCTGATGCTATCAGGTGGTGTTCTGGATAAATTGGATCAGATAGCGGAACCTGTGATTTTGGAGATTGGCGGGGGGTACGGAAGTATCGCATTGGCATTGTTGAGAATATTCCCAAAAGCGAAATACACAATCTGTGACTTGCCAGAATGTTTGTTGTTCTCTGGATCATACTTGGCGCTGGCTGGTGAAATGGATCGCGTTAGTCTGGTTCCGAATTACCTGTTTGAATCCTTGGTGAAACCAATTGATTTGGTGATAAACACGTTATCCATGGCTGAGATGTCAGTTCACCAAGTCCGAGTCTATGGAGAAGGAATATCCAGGTTGATTGGACACCATGGCGTGTTCTTTGAGCAGAACCAGGACAACAGCACGACTCCGCTGGGTTGTCCGAGACCAACGTTAGGAAACTATCCTGCAGCGCACTTGCGAGAATACTTTTCGTCTTGTGTGGTAATTCCCCCAATGGGCGGGACCACACAAGGTGAGCCTCACCTTTGGACAAACTAAGCTAGAGACGGAGATAGATCAATGAAACTGTTTTACATGGCTACGGTGACGGGTGTAGACTCTACATCCGCAGACGTTCAGTGTTCCGTAAATCCCAATTCCGTTCGCGTCGGGGATATTGTATGCAGTGCCTTTATATTAACCGCAGATGCCGCCGCGGTATCACGAGGCTGGCAAGCCGGTACAGAAGTGACACCGTCATATGCGCCAACCGTAATCGAAGTGGATAGCGCTGGGGATCCGCTGGTTACTCAGAAGCAGAACACGCCATCTGGCAACTTGACTGGAACGCAGATTATCGTTTTGTTTCAGAATGGTTCTTTCCAGCCGTCTGGAAGTTTTAAGACGATATGAGAGCCGTCTCATATCGGCATGCCTCTGTGACAGGCATGTGAAATGACCATAAGTCTGCGGCGCTTGAAGTCAGGCAAGCTGCTGGAGGAAGTGTCACGGGAGCGGGCGGCGGCGCAGTGATGATGCAGATGAAAATGCCGTTGATTGAATGGACGGCTTTGCTTGACGATTTACGGCGCGATGGCGTCGTTATTGCGCCGAGCCGATTCGGTGAGCAGGAACTCGCCGAAATGATCGCCTACATGGACGAGCGCCCGGTCTGGCGTGCGCATGTCGCCTCCAGATCGAAAGTGCCGGAATTTCCGGCGGGCAGCAAGACGATGCGCCAAGCCCGGTCCGATGGGGAATGGCCCGCGTTCGCCCCGACGATGGAGACGGTTGTCGGGGCTCCGCATTGGCTGGAATGCGCGATCAGCGTATTTCCGCTGGTCAAACAGTATTTTGATGGCGAGTTTCCGCGCCTTTATTCGTTGCACTGCTTCTGGACCCAGCCGGGAAGCGGGCATTATATCGAAACCCATGACTGGCACCGCGACGAAGACGATCGCAAGCAACTCGGCTTGTTCATGTTCGGCACCGATGTCTTGAATGACGGCTTCCATTTGTATCAGCGCGGTTCATCTCATAGTCCCGCCAATGGCAATCCACCGCCGGAAGCAATCATCACGATCAAAGGGCCTGCCGGAACACTGTTTGTCGAACAACCCTTCGGCGTTCATATGGGACAGCGCCCGCGCAGTGGACCGCGGCTGTTCATATGGGCACGTTACGGCGTCAGTGATCCTCCTGCGGCCTACGGATGGGATGATCTGCGTCCTGTACCAAAGGCGCTGATCGGTGACCGCTATCCGGCCGATCCGGAGATCCAGGAAGCAATCAGGCTTGTCGTATCATGAAAGCGGTTGTGTTTCATACCTTTTCGTCCGACTGTGAAAACAAATGGATGTCGCTGCAGGCCGCAGGGCATGATGTGCATCTCATTCAGTACGACGACAGACCGCACGACCGTCATGGTGAACTTGTTGAAGAAGTGCGCCGCGTAGCGCCGGATTTTGCGGTCTTCATCGGCGCCTGCGAACAATCTCATAACCGCCCAGTGCCGAATGTCGATATTCTGCGAAGAATCCGCGATGTGACACCGTTCATCCATATGTGCGACGATGCCGCCGATCCGCCGTGGTGGCCGCAATTGCAGACTTATCACGATCAGGCATGCTTCACCGTTCAGGTGAGCATCGACGGCGGCCATGACGCGCCGCTCTCGGCGTTTTCCGAAGGCATGACGTTGCTGACACCTGTGGATACGCGCGTGTTTTCTCCGCGGCCATGGCATGAGCGGGAGATTCCGTTCAGTTTCGTCGGCAACATCGGCGGCGGTGATAGAAGCCATGTGATTACGCGGTTGTGCGAACGCGGCCTCCTGCAGTTCTATCAGATGTCCCCGAGCCGGTCCTATGCGGACATGGCCGCGATCATCGGCAATTCCCGTTTCGTGTTTAACCACACGTTGACGGGAACCGGCACGCGATCCCATGTCAAGGGTCGCGTTGTCGAGTGTGGCTTTGCCGGAGCCGCACTCATCGAATACGGTCCATCTCTGATGGGGGACTGGTTCCGTCCTGATGAATATTTTGCGGCCCAAACGATCGACGAAGTGGAGGCCATCATCAGGACGCAAGCGGGCGATGATGTCGCCGCGCGATTTCATGACAAGGTCGAACGGGAGCATCATCCGCGTGTATTCTGGGACAAGGTTCTGACGAAAGCCTGTGTTCTATGATCGATTTTGAAGAGAGACTTCACGCCGGGAATTCGACATGTATTGCTGCATTTGCTGCAGGCACGCAGCATGTGTTTCAATTCGGCCGGTTGTTGAGCGCTCTCCAGTTGCCTCATGTTCTGTTCAGAGATTCGGCGACGCGCTGGTATCAGCACGGCATCAAAGGCATCGGTGATCGGCAGGCCGTCGCCGATTATCTGCGCGATCTTGCGCGACGCTACCGCGTCAAGACGGCAGGTGTGTCTTCCGGCGCCTATGCGGCACTGCTGTATGGACAACTTGCTGGAGTCGAAGAGATCATCGCAATATCACCGGTGACCACCGGCACGGCGACAGATGATATTGATCCGAAATGGCACCATCGTGTGGCGCCGGCGCCACACGATCCATTCACGATTGACGATCTTCTTCCCCTCTTCAAGGGTGGCTGCACCTCCAACATCAAGGCGTTCGTCAGCGACGGCCCAGGTACGGAACTCGACATTCACATGGCGCGCCGTCTTGGTGTCGAGCCGACATTGATACCAGGATATTCCCACGCCGATCTTGCAAGGAATATGCGTGACACCGGACTGCTGGCGACATTATTGAGATGATCGAGGTCTGACGCATGCAAGCCCTGTTCCTCGTCAGCCATTCGATGAACTGCGAGAATTTCTGGCGCTCGTGGATCTGCACCGGCAACGTCTGCCATGTCGAACGATACGACATCTATTCGCACGACCGTCAGAGCGAGATTGTCGCGCTGGTCGAGTTGCTCAAGCCGGAGATCGTCATCTATGTCGGAGCGGTGGAGCAGTATTACAATCGTCCAGTTCCGTCCGTGGACATCCTCAAAAGAATCCATGATCTGGCCCCAACGATTCTCATCTGCTGCGATGCGGGCGATGATTACTGGTGGGACTGGCTGATCCGGTACGACAGGGAGCAATGTTTTTCGGCACAGGTCAGCATCGATGGGAACCTCAACACGCCGCTCGCCGGCTTTACCAACGGGATCGTCAAGTTGACGCCGACGGACCCGGAACTATTCGTGCCGATGGCCTGGGATTCGAGGCCGACATTTCTCGGCATGGCCGGAGAGGACGGCGGTCATGCGGAGCGTATCGCCTTCGTGCACGTGCTGATCGATCATGCGCAGCTTGATCGCCGTCACGGGATGTCGCCCCACGACATGGGACGCTTTCTCGGTGGCTGCAAAATCGTCCCCAATCATCCTATCATGGGTACCGGCCGGGGCATGCACGTCAAAGGGCGCGTGATCGAAGCAGGCTGGGCTGGAGCATGCTGCCTCGAAAAGGCCAACGCCTGCACAGCCAAGTGGTTTCCGGACGACCTCTACCTTCAATACCAGGATCCCGGAGACGCCCTGCAGAAGATCGCCTGGGCTCGCGGCAATGACGATGCGCTCAGGGATATGGCCGGACGCTTCCACGCCCATGTGACAGAGCACCATCATCCGCGCGTGTTCTGGCGGGATGTCCTGGCAAAGGTTCAAGACTTGAATGCCCGTAGTCTCGATCATCATCCCGTCGATCTTCCCGCATGACCTCGCCCGCTGCGTTGCCAGCATTGAACGAGGCACGCGCTGCAGCCATGAGATCGTCGTCGTCAGCCCAGAGCGTCCGCCCCCGTCCGCCGTATGGGTGCTGGAACACGAACCGCGCGGGGCGGCTGCGGCTCAGCATGCCGCACTGCAATGGACAAAGGGCGATTTCGTCATTGCGCTGGCCGACGATTTCGAGTTCTGCGATGGCTGGGACGAATGGCTCATCCCGGAATTCGAGGCACTCGAAAACGCCCGTCCCACGCCGCTGGTGATGGGCCTGCGCTACGACCGCCATGACGGCAGCGACTGGGCCGGGACCTGCTTCGGCCTGTACTATCCGAACTTCCCGATGATGCGGCGCGCCGGGGCGGTGTCTGCCGGCTGGTTCGACGGCGATTACCGGCAGGGCTTCAGTGATTGCGATCTCGGCATGCGCGTGTGGAACCTCGGCGGCTTCTGTGCCTTTTCCAGCCGGCCGGCGATCTTCCTGTCGAAGGACACCGACGGCCGCCTGGTCGACGTCGTGCGCAAGTCGAAACTCTATGAGCCGGCGGACTATCACCGCTTCGTCGCGCGCTGGGCACCGCGCTATGGCGGGGGCTGGAACACGGCGGTCTTGCAGGACTTCAACGTCAACGTCAGCGTCGGCGCTCATGCGCATCTCGTGACGGATGACTGCACGATCCGGCAAAACCACGATCCTTCGGCCATCATGGCGATCAGATGAATCTCTGTTCCGTCATCATTCCCGCGGCGCGCTCGCGCCGGCTCACGCAGATTCTCGTGGACGACCTGCGGGCCTGCAGTTCGATCACCCTCGACGTCGTCGTCGCCTCGCCCTCGTTCAAGGTCAAGCGCGCGACCAACGTGCACGACGACCGCATCGGCAGCGCCGCCTCGATCGCGCTCGCGCTCGACCACACCCGCTCGAAAAGCACGCACGTCGCGTGGCTGTCCGACGAAATCAAGCCGACGACCCGCTGCCTTGAGACGATGATGGAGTTCATCGACCGGCATTCCCCGCCGTTCATCGGCGAGTTCTTCGTCGGCGACGATGGCTGCCGGGCCGGCATACGGCCCTATGCCCGCTGGGGCATGACGTCGAGGAAGACCATCGCCATGATCGGCTTCTTCGATCCGGCCTATGCCAGCTTCTACGGCGATGTCGATTTTTCGATGCGCTGCTGGGAAGCCGGCGGATCGGTTGCGATCTGCCGGGACGCCCGGATCCAGCATCAGGGTCGGGAGGCCATCGAAACGAACAAGCACCGGCATTTCGACAGCGATCATGCGCGCTATCTGGAGCTCTGGCCGGCTTATTATCCGACATGACCGATATCGCTGAAGAATTGCGCCGCGACGGCGCCGCCGTCGGAGAGCCGCTGTCTGCCGGAAAGCTCGAAGCCCTTCTGCACCATTTGAAGCAGGCGCCATGCAGCGACAACCATACCTTCGGGTCCGGCCGCCGACGCGCCCGGCTGGACGAGGTGTGGGGAAACCCCGGCTGGCCGATGATGGGCCTTGATCGCGATGAGGTCCTTGCCGCACCCCATTATCTGACCTGGGCGCTCGGCAGCTACGACATCGCCGCGGATTATTTCGGCGAGGAGGCGCTGCTCTACTCGATCAGCGCCTTCGTCACCCAGCCGTCGCCGCACCATTATCGCGATACGCACGACTGGCACCGCGACCGCGACAACCCGCGCATGCTGGTCGCATTCATGTACGGGACGGACGTGGAATCGTTCGACGACGGCGCGCATCTCTACGAGATCGGGTCACATCGCGACGAGGACAGGGGCGAAAATTACAACGGCTACCGCCCGGCGCGCCCGACTCGGACGGTTTTGGGCCCTGCGGGCACGACGTTCTTCATCGATCCGCACGGATGCCACATGGCGCCGCGCCCGCAGCGCCGGCCGCGCCTGCTGATCTGGGCGCGGTGGTGCGCGGCAAGCTGCACGGACGGCATGGAGGGGCCGTTTTCGCGCGATCTCGCGGCGCAGGAATGGCCGCGCGAGGAGCGCCTGCAACAGGCGCTGAGGATGATCGTGCGATGACACAACTTCTATTCAATCTCTTCAACCATAACGTGTTAGGCCAGCGCTCCCTCGAAGACCCGATGGGCATCGTCGGCCACCAGCTCAAGGCGCTGGGCCACAACGTCGTGTGGGAGCCGAAGAACGACCGCTTCCTGATGCCGGATTCGGGCATCAACGTCATCGTCGAGGGCTTCACGCCGGGATCGACCGAGGTGCTGCGGCGCGCCCATGCACAGGGGGCCCGCTTCCTGTTCATCGCCACCGAAGAACCGACGCCCAAGGGGTTCAACCACGGGCGCGATGCCGAGATGGTCAAGCGGCAGTCCGAATTCCCCCGTGCCGCCGAGTTTGCCGAGGCGATCCTCTATCTGGTGCCGGGCGCCCACGTCCACGACTGGTACAATCAATGGGCGCCCGCGGCCTACATCGAACTCGGCTATGCGCCGAGCCTAGTGCGCGCGCCCGACGGCGTCGAGCCGCAGTTCGACTTCGGGTTCTTCGGCTCGCTGTCCAAGCGCCGGCTGAAGATCCTGAAAGCATTGGCGCGGTTCATCGGCACTGAGAAGGCGGTCCGGGTCGAGGCGACATTCCCCGATCAGGTGACGCGCGACCGCATCATGCGCGAGGCGCGGGTGATCCTGCAGATCCGCAAATACGACGAGATGGGGCTGATCTCATCGACACGGTGCAACACCGCGCTGTGCCTGGGCCGGCCGGTGGTCGCCGAGCCGCATTCGGCCTCGGACGATTCGCCATGGCCGCAGATCGTCAAGTTCGCCAAGGACCTCGATCATTTCATGAACCTCGCGGTGATGACCCGGGCCATGGGCTACAAGGGCGTCCACGCGGCGCAGTTCGCCAAGTTCAAGGAGATGCTGACCCCGCAGCACTGCCTGGGGCGAGCGCTCGCCGAGGTGAAGATGAACCTGCGCACGGATACCATCGCGCTGGCGAGGGCGTCATGATTGCGTGGCCCATGCCGGTGCATTGTTCGTGCACGGCGACATGCTGCAGTTGTCAGCAATACACCGGGGCAACCGTCACCGGTTGGCCGACCCTCACCGGTTGGCCGACCATCCCGGACGGCTGCATCATCGTTTATCCGCCAGAGCGCGATGGGCCGGTGTTCAAGAAGCCCAAACTCAAGTATTCGCGTCCGCCGAAGGACTATTCGGAGCGCCGCAAATGGTGGAACAGATGACCGGCCGGCACGGCGGGCGCGTCAGCGAATACGCGGGCACCCGCGACTTCACCGAGGAATCGCCGCTCAGCGTCATGCTGCGGTCCATCGGCCGCCGCGGCGGGCGCGAGAACGTCTCGCCCAATCTCGCCATCGATCAGGGCGCGTGCGAATGGATTTCCGTGCGCTACGGGGTCTATCGCGGCCTCGTCATCGGCAAGACCTATGTGTTCAACGGCCGCAAGGGCAAGGTGGTCGAGAAGCGCGAGAACGCAGGGAAGGACGGGCAGAAGAGCAACACGGGGCTGCCGCGGGTGTGCGTGGAGTGGAAAGATTAGCAAAATGCAAACTTTCGTTCCTAGGGGGCTTCCTACAAATGATCCCGGATTTGACGCGAAGGTGGATACCATAATGGGGCTCCCTCTCACACGAGAGCGCATGCTTGCAGCATACAGGGAAAAAATGCAGGATATGGTAGCGCTTCAACAGGCAAATCCTTCACCGACATCGCCACCTCCGAATGATGGTCCGTACACTATATCTGGCATCTATAGTGACGGTCATAACTTCTCGCGGACATTTTCATGTAAAACGAACATGGACCGTTGGATCGAAGCAAGTCCGGTCCTAGAAATCACTAGAATCATTTTATGAACCTCTTCGGCATCACGGCGAACAAGATCGCCGTGGTCAACCCCATGCAGAACGTGGCCGTCCAGCTCTCGACCGGCAACGTGACGAACGCCGACGGCAGCCGCACCCCGAGCTATGCGACGCCGATCGTAGTGCAAGCACAGGTGCAGGAATTGACGCACCGTGACTTGCGCCAGTTGGACGCCCTCAACATCCAAGGATCGTCGCGTACCATTTATTTTCCGGGTCCTGTCGCGGGTGCCGTGCGATGGACGCAGCAGGGCGGCGATCTGATTACGTTCACGGACGGCTCTGTCTGGTTGACGACGGCCGTGCTTGAACAGTGGTCCACCTTCACTAAGGTGAGCGTCACGTTACAGAACGGAGCATGACAATGGGCCGTTGGGGTGGACGTGACAGTCCGCACGCAGGTTTGCGCGATATAGTCATGGACGCCGATTTCGAAGAGGCAAAGCACCCCCGCGGTGAATTCGGGCAGTTCACATCTGGAAGCAGTGCCGGGGGAACAGGATACGGCAGTAGCTTGAAAAGCGCATACTTAGATAGTGCAAAGTTTGATGAACTTATTGCCAAGCTTCGTTCAGATAAGTCGATCACCAAAGAGAAAATGCGCGATATTGCGAAAGAAGTCTTGGGACGCGAACCCAGAAGTAGCAGCAAGAGTCGTGAGGACTTACTAAACGAGATGGTCAAATGGCAGTTTCTCGACGCTCGACGTCTCGCCCGTGGAGCAAATATTTGATGGCCACCCTGAAAGGCGGCACCGCCTACAAGGAAAAGCTGGACGAGATGCGCCGCAAGCTCACCAGCGCCAAGACCGTCACGGTCGGGTTCATGGAGAGCGCCACCTACCCCGATGGCACGTCCGTTCCCATGGTTGCCGCCATCAATGAATTCGGCGCCCCGTCGCGCGGCCAGCCGCCGCGGCCGTTCTTCCGCCGCATGATCAAGGCGAAGTCAGGCGAGTGGCCGGGCGCGCTGCAGAAGCTGCTCAAGGCCAGCGACTACGACGCCAAGACGGCGCTGGAGCAGCTTGGGGCGGGGATTGCGGGACAGTTGCGGCAGAGCATCACCGAGCTTGTCGACCCGCCGCTGGCGCCGGCCACGGTCAAGCGCAAGGGGTTCGACAAGCCGCTGATCGACACCTCACATATGCTGAACAGCATCACCCATCAGGTGGATTGACGCTCTTTGACGGCAATACGTTTCACGGTCGACCATGCTTCTGTCAGGAAATCCATGACTTCCTTTCTATACCAGTGAGAAGCTCCGGCCATTGGGCTGACCTTGTTGAAGGCTTCGAATAGCCCATCGGCAAGACGCCCAAGTTCTTCATTATGGCGTCCTTCATGCATTTCTTTGACGACGTGGTCCAGTTCTTCGAGGGATGACATCGAAATCTTCCTTTCTTGGTGACCGTCAACACTACCGTGCGTCGTTAACTAGGCGCGCGCCGCGACTTATATCAGGAGACATCGCATGAGGATAGCCTGCCGGTGGCCCGGGGGGATCACCCTCGCCTTGCCCCGCAAAAGCGGCAACCACGTCACCTTCTTCATCGCTGGCCCGCCCGGCGAGCCGTCGATCGTGCCCGATCTCAACAACGGCAAGCCGCCGTCCCGCAACGTCGCAACCGACGCCCACAAGCGCGTCGCCGACACCGTCAGGCGGATGATCGATACCGTCGGCAGCGACTACGCCCCGCATGAGTACGGCGTCACCGACGTGCCGGGCGACTTCTGGAACGAATGGCTGAGGCAGAATGCCGGCTTCGACATCGTCACCCAGGAGATGGTGTTCGCGCTGGAGTGAGAGATCGCGATGAAGAAATGTATTCCAGACGGCGAAGTGACGCCGCACGCCGCCAATCCTTTCATCAGCGCGCCGATCGGAGAAAACAAGGTCTTGTTCCAAGTTGATCTGAAAGGGGCTGACATGACTCTCGGGGTGGATGACGTGCGCATTACTTTCGATGCAGCGCAAGCCATGCGTTTGAGTTATCTGTTCGAGCAGGCAGCACACCGCGCACAGGGCACGATCACGAACCAGGACGATCGCAGTTTCACGGTCGCGCTGGAGTGATCCGCCATGGCCCTCGCCAATTTCCTGCCCAATGGCGCCGCGACGCTTGCGGTGTCATCGACGCCGCTCGCCGTCCAGGTTTCGGGCACGACGTGCCTCATCACCAATCTCGGCCTCTCCACCGTCTACGGGACGCTGGGCGGCAGTGGCGCGTCGTCGGTGCCGTCGCTAGGCGTGCTCAGCGGCTCTGGCGTCGGCTCGCCGTCCTTTACCAATATCACGTCGCTCAACGGCGGCATCCCGATCCTGCCGCTGGGCGCCGGCGGCGCCAGTCAGGTCATCCTCAGCGTCTCGGGGAGCAACACGTTCCTGTGGCTGATGACGCTGCCGGGGGTGCCGACCAGCGTCGTCAATGTGGCATGTGGGGCATAGGTGACGCTCCCGTCCGTCAACTTCAACAACTCAGCCGTCCTCACGGCGATGCGGAGCTTCCTGCTCGGCATCCTGCCGCCTCCCTGCGAAGTGGTAAAAGGCCAAGACAATCGCGTCGCGGAGCCGGCGACGCCCGACTTCGTCGTGATGACGCCCATCCACCAGTCAAGATTAAGTTTTAATGTGGATGTCTTTGCCGACTGTGCCTTCATCGCCAGCATCAGTACGGCGGGCGTGCTCTCGATCTCGCAGATGTTGCACGGTGTTGTGGCGGTCGGAAATCAGTTGCTCGGCGTCGGCATTCCGCCGTCAACATTCGTGTCGGGATCGCTGAGCGGGACCGGCGGCGTCGGGACCTATCAGCTCTCGGGGACGATCGGCGCGTTTCCCAGCGCGAAGATGGCCACTGGTGTATTTCTCGCACTTGAGCCTATCGAGTTGACGATCCAGTGCGACGTGCATGGGCCGAACTCGACGGACAATGCGCATATCATCTCGACGCTGTTTCGCGATCAGTATGCTGTCGATGCGTTCTCGGCATTCGGCACCGCGCCGCCAGGATGGGGACCGATTCCGTTCGGCGGAACGCTGCCGCAGAAGTATGTCGGGATGATGAGCCTCTATGCCGACGAGCCGACGCAGCATGCGTTCGTCAACGCCGAGCAACAATACGAATACCGCTGGACGGTGGATTGCTGCGTCCAAACCAACGCCGTCGTGACGGTGGCGCGCGACTTCGCCGATACGCTGGTCATGACGCTGCTGGAGGCGGATGTCTCTCCAGTAGCGCAGAGTTAAAGAGGTTCTCGCGGCAAGGCCGGCAGTGACCTCAGACATAACACGGCCCGGGTTTGCCGACCCGTTGTGCTTCTGCCAGCGGAGTTCGTCCTGCAGAACTTGCTCCGCCGCCGCGAGATAAAGGCAGATTACATGACCTGGGGCGTGCTGCGCAATCAGCCGATCGTCGTGCTGTGGCCGGAGAATCATTTCATCCCGCCCGCGTTCGGCTCCTACGTCGTCTATTCCCCGCACGATCCCGGAAAAGACTACTGGATCCGGCAGGGGGCGGACCGCCGCCTCGTGGCGGAGAACGTGACGCGGTAGTTCATCCGGCTGGTTCGTAAAGCGCTTCGCCATTGCAGCCGAAATGCTCATGGCCTTCCGCCGCCCATACGATTCCGAGCCGCGGATTAACGCACACAGGTGCGTCGTAGCGATATACGAAACCGCGCTGCGTCAATGCTGTCACGGTGACGTCGCCGCCGACATCGCTGAAATGAGACCGCAGCCGCATCCCGACCTTCACGTCTGACATCTTCATGAGCTTTACCTCCGTCTAGGGGAGTAATACGTCTTGGCGACCATCCCGGCATCACAAATCGTCCAGGTTTTGCCGAGCGTCCTCGGCGCCGTCGGCAACCAGCTCCAGGTCATCGGCCTTGTCGTCACGCAGAACACCCGCGTGCCGATCGGGCAGGTGCTGAGCTTCCCGCTGGCGACTTCGGTCAACACCTATTTCGGCGCCAGCGCCCACGAGGCGCTGATGGCGGGCGTCTATTTCACCGGATTTACCGGAGCCTCGGGCGTACCACAGGCCCTGTTGTTCGCGCAAATGCCGTGCACCCAGGTTGCCGCCTACATGCGCGGCGGCAACATCTCTACCCTGACCGTCCCGCAATTGCAGGGCATCTCCGGCGCGCTCTCCGTCACGGTCGACGGCTACACCCGTTCCGGCACCATCAACCTGTCGTCGGCGACGAGCTTCTCCGCGGCCGGCGCGCTGATTGCGACGACGCTCAACACCGGGCCGGCGACGCTTGCCTCCTGCACCGGCAGCATCGGGCCCGGAACTGCGAGCTTTACCGGATCGATCCAGGGCAACGTGCTGACCGTAACGGCGGTCGCGGGCGGCATCATCGTCACCGGCGGCGTCATGGGCACGGCCGGCGGGGTCGCGGCGAACACGCTCATCACCGGACAGCTGACGCAGACGGGAACCGCGCCCGGGGGCACCGGCACCTATGCCGTGAGCGTCGCCCAGGCGGTGACCGGCACGGCGCTGACGGAAGCCTACGGCGTCCTCAATATCACGGCGATCACGGCCGGTACGCTCAGCGTGGGACAGACTGTGGTTGGCACCGGCGCGGCACCCAGTGCGGGCACGCTCATCACCCAACTCGGCACGGCCGTGGGGACGGTCGGGACCTACTACGTCAACAACTCGCAGACGGTCGGATCGATCGCCCTGACGGGGCAGCCGACGCCGGTCACCGTGACATTCGATTCGGTGTCGGGCGCGCTGGTGCTCACCTCCGGCGTGACCGGCGCAGCCTCGACGGCGGCCTTCGCGACCGGTGGCGCGGCGACATTGCTGTCGTGGACCGCGGCGACCAGCGCCGTACTCAGCCAGGGCGCCAACCCGATGACGCCCGGGGCGTTCATGGCGTCGGTGACCGCGATCACCCAGAACTGGGCGACGTTCATGACGGCGTTCGACCCGGACTTCGGCGTGCCGGGCGGGGCACAGAAACTGCTGTTCAGTCTGTGGGCGTCGCAGTCGCCGCAAAACCAGGCTTATGCCTTCATCACCTGGGATACGGATCCCAGCCCCACGATCACCGTGCCGGCCACCGGCAGCTACGGCTTTGCGCTCCAGCAGGGCAACTACACCGGCACCTGCCTGATCTGGCAGCCGAGCGACACCCTCAAACAGTGCTTCGTCTCGGGGGCGGCAGCCTCGATCAACTTCACCCAGCTGAACGGCCGCATCACCTTTGCCTTCAAGTCGCAGGCCGGGCTCACGGCCGACGTGACCAACGCGACGGTCGCCGCGAACCTCATCGCCAACGGCTACAATTTCCATGGGGCCTATGCGACCGCGGCATCGAACTTCGTGTTCTTCTATCCGGGAAGCGTGTCGGGGCCGTTCCTGTGGCTCGACAGCTACGTCAACCAGATCTGGATGAACTCGAACTTCCAGCTCACGCTGATGCAGCTCCTCCAGCAGGTCTATTCGATCCCCTTCAATCCGGCGGGCTATGGGCTGATCGACGCGGCGTGCTCGACGGTCATCACCGCGGCGGGAAACTTTGGGGCGTTCCGCGCCGGCGTGACGCTGTCGCAGACGGAACAGGCCGAGGTCAACTCGATGGCGGGGCTGAACATCGCCCAGACGCTAAATCAGCGCGGATGGTATTTGCAGATCAATGACCCTGGCGTTGCGGTGAGGCAGGCGCGCGGTTCGCCGCAGATGAATTTCTGGTACATGGACGGACAGAGCGTGCAAAAAATCGTGATGAACTCGATCAACGTCCTTTGATCCGCTCGACGCGGAGCGTGTTCTGCATCGGCACGATGCCGGCGCGCGATGCTTCGTCGTGCGTCTTCCTGTTGTCGAAGTCCAGGTAATTCAGCACGGCCTCGGTGGCGCGGCCCGACGCGTGATGGGCCGCATACGGAAGAATCGTCGTGCGCACGTAGCGAGCGCTCCACTGCATGATGGCGTAGCGCATCCATTCGCGGATGGCAGGCGGAAGAGCGTCGAAGTCTTCCATTGAATCGTGATCGTCGAAGGTTCCGCCGGCACCGCCGATGCTGTTGGTCGTGTTCGATCTGTTCATCGGGGTTTCTGACGCTCAGTTGTTCTTTCGCTGCGCTTTGCCATCCGGTCCCATCTCCCAAAGATCGGGACGGATAGTAACACGTAGGAGGTCGATATTTTCTCCGACCTCCTGATCTGTCAGAAGCGCGCCGACGGGTTCGCGAGCTTCCGGCAGATCGCATTCTTCGAGATCGTCCAACTTGATTCCAAACACTGACCGTTCGAATGCAAGCGCGTTGAATTCTGCCGATACATAGACGCTCAGCGTGCCATCCTCAAAAACCGAGCGAAATGTCACGCGCTGGCCGGTCGGCTTCAAGCGGTAAAGCGTCCACGGATCGATCCGGTGCAGGATCTCGCGCATCGCAGCGGGACGCCCTGAAATCCAGTCCTGCCAACATTTTTCCTCTTCGACGGTCGGCGTGTGAAAGCGCGCCATGACGATTCCTTTCCGATTTCTGCTGCTCTTCTAACAGGAGTTTCCCCCGTGGGCACCATCACCGGCGCCAACGCCGTCTTTACGCTCCAGATCGCCCCGCCCGCCTTTGCGCCGCAGGTGTCGCCGACGCTGTTCGCCGCGCCGGTCCAGCTGCAGGGCTTCGCCGCGGACGATGCCTTCGCGACTGAGCCGCTCGCCTCCGTCGAGACTCTGATGGGCGTCGACGGGATCCTTTCCGCGGGCTTCGTCTACGTGCCGGTGCGGCAGACCATCACCCTGCAGGCGGATTCCGTGAGCAATGCGCTGTTCGATGCGTGGTGGAATTCGATGCAGGTGACGAAGGACGTGTTCCTAGCGCAAGGCGTCGTCATCCTGACCACGATCCAGACGAAGTATGCGCTCGTCAACGGGTCGCTGACGACCTATCACCCGCTCGCCGACGTGCGGAAGCTGCTGCAGCCGCGACGGTACGGGATCACGTGGCAAGCGGTGACGCCGGGGCCGGTGCAGTAAGTTGCAACGCTTCCTCTATTGCCGATCTTTCGGCAAGAAGCGACTTGATGCAAAGGCGGTAAAAATCCCGCTGGCGTTCGGTCAGCAAATCCCAATCAGGATCCTCCGTCGGATCAAGGTGTTCCATTTTCCAATGGAGCCTTTTCGCAAGATGTTCGATTGCGTCATCCATGGCCTTCTTTTTCACGTAGCCACTTGTTGAATTCAACGAAGCAGTCGTCGCATAACTGCGCGCACTCTTCCAAGGGAAGGTCGCCCCAAAGCTGCTGCTTCTCGGCCAATGCTTCTTCTTCAGACCAGCCTCTTTTGAACGTGCCGCCGCAGTGGGCGCATGTATATTCGCGATCTGTCATATCGTGCAGTTCCCCTAAAATTCAGGAGGCCATTTGGCACGAAAAACCGCCGTTGTCACCATCACCGACGAAGGCCGCGATCGCGGCAAGGTCTTCGTCCTCAAGGAGGCGCCCGCCGCCCAGGCGGAGCGGTGGGCGACCCGCGCGCTCTTAGCCCTTGCCCGTTCGGGCGTGGAGATGCCGGCCAATGCGGAGGGCGCCGGCTGGGCGGGCATCGCCTATCTCGGGTTCCAGGCGCTGTCCAAGCTGTCGTTCGACGAGGTGCAGCCTCTCCTTGACGAAATGTGGCAGTGCGTGACCCTCCAGCCCGATCCCAAGCACCCCGAGATCACCCGGCCGCTCTACTGGGGCGGTCCCGACGGCGAGGGATCCGACATCGACGAGATCGCCACCATGGTGAAGTTGCGCGCGGAGGTGTTCGCGCTGCACTCGGGTTTTTCCTTGCCTGGCGTCCTGTCGACCTCGCCGACATCGACGACGACATCGACGTCAGGGGAATCGCCGAGTACGACAACGTCCGCGCCATCTATGGCAACGCCATCGCCGCGGCGATCTCCGCCGGGAAGGCGACTCTCCGGGAGCTCGACGAGTGGTATTCCGTCGAGGACGTCTACGTGATGCTGGAGATCACCCAGGTCGACAACTACAACAAACGGCTGCTCAACAAGCGGGCGATGCAGAAGAGCAAATAGAGTGCCGACGGTCTCCGATCTCATCTCGATCCAAGTGGCGATCGACGGCTCCGGCGTCATGCGCGGCGGCGATGCGGCGACGCGCGAGATCGAGCGCGTGAAGGCGCGGCTCAAGCAGCAGGGCGACGACATCGAGCGGCTCACGAAGAACATCGGCGAGAGCATCAACACGGCGCTGCGCTACGTCGCCGGGCTGATGGGGATCGTGCTGAGCTTCGAGGGCTTCCGCCGCATGGTGGTGGACGTGGCGGATGCCGGCACCTCGCTCGGACGGTTTTCGGAGGCCGCGGGCGTGGCGGCGGGCCGGGTGGGCGCGCTGGAGCAGGCGCTGGAACGCACCGGCGGCGCGGCTGGCGACGTGCGATCGGTGCTTGCCGCCATGCGCTCCGACATCACCCAGGCGCAGATGGGCGGCACGCCGCCCGAATGGATGACGCGGCTCGGCCTTGAGCCCTTCAGGATGAGCGCGACGGAGATCCTGCGCCGCAGTCCCGACGAGACCCTGCTGGAGGTCAGCCGGCGGGCGCAGGGGCTGCCGCCGATGGCGCTGAAGCAATTCTTGCCGGGCCTGCCGCTCTCCCCCGAGACGCTGTCGGTGCTGACCAAGCCTCAAGAACTGCAGCGGCAGTTGAAGGAGATCGAGACGCTCGGGACGGCGCCAACGCCTGAGCAGGTCGGGGCGGCGGAGCGGCTGAAGGAGAAGTTTGCGACCCTGGAGCAGCTGTCAACGGCGACGCTCCGCGATCTCGTCACCTTGATGGAACCGCTGCTCAACAAGGTGCTCGATGGCATCAAAATCGCCCTGGAATGGCTGGACCGGGTCGAGCGGTCACTGATCGGGTCAGGAATTGCGCCTGCACCAGCGTCCGTGCCTGCTGCTCCTCCTCCCATGATCGGACGGCGTTCGGGATTCGGCGGTTTCCGGCCGTCACGCGGCGGCGGCCTCAGCTCTCGTGGTTCCGCGGCCCCCGGCCGTTCGATCACTAATCTCGGGCCGGTGCCAGAATTCAAGCGCGACGATGCCGGACGGGTCGTCGGCGGCATCGATCGATCGCAATTCTTGAGAGAAATCGAGGAAAATCCATCGCTGATCACCAAGATGGCCAGCATGGTCAAGGGAGAGGTCGGCGACACCGCGCCGTCATCGACCAAGATCGTGCAATTGGAAACGGCGTTCAACCGGGCGCAGTCGCGCGGACATTCCCTGCAGCAGGCATTGCTTTCGGTCTCCGAGGATCCGGGACGCGGCTACTATGCGGCCGATACCTATCATCCGGTGACGGCCGCCGAGGTGGAACGGTTCAAGCGCGACATTCTTGAGCCGGTGCTGAAGGGATCGGATCTGTCCTCGCAGCCCGGCAAGGGCGCGATGACCGGCAATGCGTCGGCGGGCGTCGCGGCGCGGCAGTTCGCGCGCGGCACGCCCGGCTATACGCTGCCGGCGGCGCGAGGAACCTCCGAGAGCTATTTCAGGGAAGGCCCCTTCAGATATCCGCTCAAGCGCATCGATGCGCCGCTGTCTGCCATTCCGAACGTTGCGACCGGCGCCGCCGCGGCGGCGATGGCGCCCGGACCGGAGAACCGCACGATCAACAACGAGACGTCAGCCGTCGTCAACCATGTCACGGTCAATACGTCGGCGACCGACGCGGCCGGCATTGCCAAGGACGTGAAGCAGGAAATCGGCCGGCAGCTGTCGATGCCGCAGCCGGACGCTGAGGCGGCGCGGCATCAGCAGGTGGACAACTATGTCGATTATCTGAAGCGCAAATATGCGCCCGATATGCTCAATGAAAAGGCGCGTTAGGTGCCGACGATCCTCGATCAGCTGACGCTGGAACTCGGCTGGGACATCAGGAAGTTTCTCGAATCCGGCAAGGAAGTCGAGCAGGTCGTCCGCCAGCGGCGCGAAGACTTCGAGCGGCAGTCGAAGGTGTGGGACGCCGCGCTCGGCGGGCTGGTGCGTCTCCTTGGCAGCGTCGCCGCCGCCTTCCTGTCGATCGAGACTGCCATCAAGGGCTTGGAAGCCTCCCGCACCATCGCCCAGACCGGCACCGAATTCGCCAATCTCGCCGACGTCGCCGGCATGAGCGTCGAGCAGCTCGCTCTGTGGGAGCAGGCGCTCGCGCGGGTCGGCGGCAGTGCCAGGGATGCCGGCGAGGCGTTCAAGTTCCAGCAGTCCGAACTGCAGAAGACCCGCATCACCAGCGGCGCGCCGTCGTGGCTCGGCTATGCCCAGCGGCTCGGCCTACCGGACTGGAAGACCTACTTCAACGAGCGCACCGGCCAGTACGATCTCGATCGCTTCAACAAGGACATCGCCGACGCGATGGCGCGGCAGAACCTGTCGGCGGCGCAGCGGGCGGAATACCTCAAGGCGTTTGGCTGGAATGGCGTCGCGGCGCAGCGGCTGTTCACGCAGGATCTGCGTCGGCGGCTTGAGGAGACGCGCCCGACGGCGCCGACGCAGGCGAACATCGAGACGTTCCGGCGGCTCAACGAAGCATGGACGAAGCTCGGACAGACGGCGGAGGCGGTGTCGCGCGATCTCGTCACCTATCTGGAAAAGCCCATCGAAAAAGTCCTGGAGATGCTGCGCAAGGGGGCGGCAGCCATCGATGACTGGATCAAGTCGCTGGCCCCCGGCGGGCTGCAGTGGGATCCCTCCCGGCCGGTGGCGCCGGGCTGGAATCCCTTCAGCAGCGCGCCAGCGCCAGCGGCGCCCGTACCAGGTGCCTCTTCACCTGGGACGCCCGCACCTCCTTCATCCGGCTGGCCCAGCTGGTTTGATCCGGGGAGGCCAATGGCACCGGGGTGGAATCCCTTCACCAGCGCCCCGGGAACGTCTTCCGCGGTTCCTGCCCCGGCGCCGCATCCCGGGAATGTCTACATCGATCCGCGCACCGGCAACGGAGGCATGGCGCCGGACAATGAGGCCCCCGGCACATTCGATGAGCGGTTCGCCCCTGCGCCGCCGCCTAACGCGGGCAATGGCGGTGATCTGCTGCGCAATTGGATGCGCGGCGTCCCGCATTCCTCGCTCGAGGCGCCCAGCAATTTTACCGCTCTCACCAATCTGCCGCGTTCGGCCAATGCCGCCGCAGCATCGCCGGCCGGGACCACGACGACCACCACCAACAGCAGCGTGACGATCGGCGGCATGTCGTTCCATTCGCGGGCGGACGACACGGCGATGGGGAAGGCGCCGTCCTCGATTGCCAAGGATCTGAGCGTCGGCAGCTACGCGGTTCACGCGAATGAGAGTCTCGAGTGACGGATTGTGGCCTTCACCCAGAAGATCATCCAGGTGAATTTCACCAGCGGCGGCGGTGCCTTCTCGCCGATCCAGCTGTCCGGCATGCGCATCTTCTGCCATACGCTGGCGATGGGCGGCAACAGCCTCGCGCAATGCGACGTGCAGATCTACGGCATGACGCTCGCCCACATGAACCAGCTCTCGACGCTCGGCTGGCGCGTCCAGAAGCCGGGGGCCGATCAGCTCGACGTCTATGCGGGCGATGCGCTTACCGGCATGAGTCACGTCTACCGCGGCACCATCTTCGTCGCCTATTCGGATTTTCAGGGCGGCCCCAACGTGCCGTTCCATGTCGTGGCGCATATGGGAAGCCGCGAAGCCGGCATGGTGACCAAGCCGACGAGCATCAACAGCAAGTCGGCGGATGTCGCGCAGATCATGGGCCAGCTCGCCGGCACCATGGGCCTGCAGTTCGAGAACAACAACGTCAACGTCAAGATCGCCTACCCCTACCTGCCCGGCAGTCCGAAAAATCAGGCGTTTCAGCTCGCCAAGCACGCCAACATCTACATGGCGCTCGACCGCGGCAAGCTGGCGATCTGGCCGCGTGACGGCAACCGTTCGGGGAATGCCGTCACCGGGCCCGGCAAGGGCCTCGTCGGCTATCCGTCGTGGTCGTCGGAAGGCATCCGCCTCAAGATGCTCTACTCGCCCGACCTGATGATCGGCGGGCAGATCACGGTCCAGGGCTCAGTCATTACACCCGCCAACGGGACCTGGACCATCACGCGGCTGGAGCACAGCCTGCAGGCGTTCACGCCGGACGGCGAATGGTTCTCCAACGTGCAGGGGGCGCAGGCCAAGCCGGGGCAATCCTTGCCGGCTATTTCGGGATAGCGATGGCCTTCCTCGTTACGGTCCCCAATGTCCCCGGCGTCCCGCCGGTGGCGTTCGCGACGCCCGGCGGGGCCGCGCTGCCCGCGCTCCTGACCGGCGATCTCGTCAGCCAGTTCTCCTCCGTGTTCAGCCCGCAATGGGGAATCTTCTTGGGCGGTGCACCGGTCATCACCGCGGAGTCTGTCACCGGCTTCGAGTTCAGGAACGACTGGACGATTTCAGATTATCCGGTCGAGGGTGGTACCTTCGAGTCCTACGACAAGGTGCTGCTGCCCTATCTCGCCAAGGTGCGGTTCGCATCGGGTTCGTCGGCGCAGGCGCGCGCCAATCTCCTGAACCAGATCGCCGCAGTCGCTGCGGTCACCGGCGGCCAGCAGCCGGTCTATTCCGTCGTTACGCCGGAGATCACCTACCTTTCCGCCTCGATCTCGCACTACGACTACCGGCGCGAGGCGCAACGCGGCGTCGGCCTCGTCGTCATCGACGTGTGGCTCAGCCAGGTGATCCCGCAGAACACCGGCGCGCTCCTGGCGTCGAGCGTGCAGAATCCCGCCAGCGCCGACCAGCAGAGCATCGGGGCGGTCGCGCCGGTGCCGGCGGACACCGGCGGTGGGAGCGGGTCACCCTCGCAGATCACGCCATCCTTGCCGGTGCAGTGATGCCCTTGCTGATCCCGCTTCAGGCGCTGCCCAGCCAGACGCTCAATATCGTGCTGAACAATCAGGTGTGCACGATCAACGTCTATCAGAAATTCTTCGGGCTGTTCCTCGATCTGTTCGTGAGCATCGCCGGCACGCTGCAGCCCATCGTGCAGGGCGTCATCTGCCAGGACGGCAACTTCGTCGTCCGCTCGTCCTATCTCGGCTTCGTCGGGGACTTGCATTTCCACGACGAGTTCGGCCCGTCGATGACCACGATGGAGATGGCGGGCGGCAATGGAGCATCTCCCGACTTCGAGGGCCTCGGCAATCCGCTTACCTCGCGGTTCGTGCTGGTCTATCACTTTCCGGCCGAACTGCCCGACGACTACGGACAGGGGCCGTTCGACCCCGACGTGCTCGCTGGCAGCGAGGATTTCCTGCTGGCGTTCCCCAACGCGACGATCGACCCGCCGGGCGGCGGATCGCAGATGCTCAATTGGGGGTCGATGCGGTAGGTGAACTCTTGGTCTACCATCGTGCCCATCGCTTGCATGACACGTCTTTTGCAGTGCGGCTGCATAGAGGACCGGACGACAGCATCCCTTTCATGCAGTCGGCATAGACCTGTTGAGACAGGCTGATGTCGTTTTCCGCGCAATAGATGCCTTCGACCCACGCGATCATCACTAGCATGACGACGCCGATTGCTGCGATGGCGCTTATGACGACGGTACGCGGATTCATAGGAAATCTCCTTTCATGAGCAATACCGACGGCTTTGGCTACATGCTCTGGCCCAACGGGGCTTCAGAATTCGATCGCGTCGCCTTCCACAACGAGCGCGATCTCGCTCAGCTCCGCGGCCTGATGCCGGTCAAGGTCGTCAAGGTCTACAAGATCGACGGCAAGACCGCAAAGACCCAGGGCGACGTGGAGGAGGCAGGCTTCGTCGATGTCCAGCCGTTGGTCAGCCAGGCCGACGGCAACAATCAGAAGATGGATCACGGAACGATCTATCACATCCCCTATACCCGGGCCTATGGCGGCAATGCGGCGGTCATCATGGACCCGACAGTGGGCGACGTCGGCTTCGTGAAGGTGGCCGACCGGGACATCTCCTCGTTCAAGGACGGCTATGCCCAGGGCAACACCGGGCCGTTCACGCCAAACTCGCGGCGGCGCCACGACTTCGCCGACTCGGTCTACATGGGCGGGATCCTATCGAAGAAGCCCAAGCAGTATGTCACCTTCAAGAAGGACGGCAGCATCGTCATCGGTGATGCGGCGGGGAGCACCGTCATAATGGACGGCAAGGGCGGCATCACGCTGGCACCGGCCAACGGCATCGTCACGATAAAGGGGCAGGTACAGGCGACCGGGAACGTGACGGCGGGGTTCGGGGGCGGGGACTCTGTGGAGCTGCAGCAGCATACCCATACGCTTAGTGGCGGGTCGGGAACCGGCGGGCCGCCGACGCCGGGGTCGTGATGGCCAATACCCTGTTGCTCGATATCAGCACGTGGGATCTATGCGTGGACAGCTTCGGCAACATCGCCGTTGCGCAAGAACCCTACGCGCTTGCACAGGACGCGGCGAGCCAGTGCCGGCTGTTCCTAAACGAACTCTGGTACGACACCACCCAGGGCGTCCCGTATTTCCAGGAAATCCTCGGCCAGATGCCGCCGCTTGCCCTGCTGCGCGCGCATTATCGTGCGGCGGCGCTGCTCGTTCCCGGTGTGCAGTCGGCGAGCGTCTTCATCGCCAATATCGACCGCACCCGCGTGCTGACCGGACAGGTGCAGATCAAGGGGCCGGGCGGGCAGGTGCTCTCGGTCGCCGACTTCGCCTCGTTCCTGATGGGCGTCTCGGTTTCGCCGTAAAAGGTAGATCCGCGTGACAGGCACCAACGTTCCCGGCGTCACCTTTGCGCCGACGGGCTTCGTCGCGCCCGCCGAATCCGCCGTGCTGGCCGGCGTTTCGCAGGACATCAATACCGCGTTCGGCGGCAACCTCAACTTCGGCACCACCGGCGGCTCGCTCACCAATGCCACGCCGCAGGGCCAGCTGGCGGCGTCGATGGCGGCGATCATCGGCAATGTCTACGACACGTTCCTACACTTCTCGACGCAGACCGACCCGGCGTTTGCCGAAGGGCGGATGCAGGATGCGATCGGGCGCATCTACGATATCGAACGCAACGGTCCGATCCCGACCACGCTGCTGATCCAGTGCACCGGCGCGGTCGGCACCGTGATTCCGATCGGGGCGCTCATCGCCGATCCCGGCGGCAATCCGTATGCCTGCCTGGGCGGCGGCGTCATCGGCGCCAGCGGCACCGTCGCGCTCACCTTCGCTGCCACTGCGACAGGATCGCTGGGGGCGCTCGCGGTGCCGGCCTCGGTGTCGATCTTTCAGGCGATCACCGGATGGGATACGGCGACGCTGCTCTCCGGCGTGCAGGGGCAGCCGACCGAGTCGCGGGCCGCCTTCGAGACCCGGCGGGGCCTTTCGACCGCGGCGAACTCGCTGGGCAGCCTGCCCTCGGTGCTCGGCACCGTGCTCTCGGTGCCCGGAGTGCTGCAGGCGTATGTGACCGAAAACACGCAGGCGACCCCGCAGACCGTCGGCAACGTTTCGCTCGCGGCCAACTCCATCTATGTCGCGGCGTTCGGCGGCAATCCGCAGCAGGTCGCGCAGGCGATCTGGTCGAAGAAGGCGCCGGGCTGCGCCTACGCTGCCGGCAACACCACGGTGACGATCCAGGATACCTCACCGGGCTATGCCCCGCCGTTCCCGGCCTACACCGTCACCTACCAGATCCCCAATCCGCTGCCGCTCTTGTTTTCCGTCGCCATCGTCAACAGCGTCGCGGTGCCGGCGAACGCGACGCAGCTCATCCAGAACGCCATCATTGCCGCGGCGGCCGGCAACCCCAATGCCGTCAACGTCATCGACGGGCCGGCGGCGACCATCGGGGCGAAGATCTGGGCCAGCCGCTTCGTGCCGCCGATCGCCGCGCTCGGCACCTGGGCGCAGGGCAACGTCATCTCGATTCAGATCGGCTCGAACAACAATTCCGATGCGGCGACGGCGCTGGGCTATTGCACCGGCACATCGCTGTTCGTGACGTCGCTCACGTCGGGATCGATCGGCGTCGGGCAGACGGTGTCGATTTCCAACGGGTCGGGCGTCGTGATTCCGGGGACGACGATCCTCAGTCAGGTGAGCGGCTCGGCGGGCGGGACCGGCGTCTATACGGTCTCGGCGCTGCAGTATCTCGGCATCGGCAATCTCGTTCTGCAATCCAATAATTTCAGCACGACCTGGGCGACGAGCAACTGCACGATAACGGGAACCGCCGGCACGTCGCCCGACGGCACCAACGATGCCTGGACATGGCAGCGTTCCGGCACCGCGAATGCGTCGGTGTCCCAGACCATTCCCAAGACCGCCGCCGGCATCATCTTCACCTACAGTATAGATGCGAAGCCGGGCACCGGCAATTATCTCGGCATGTTCATCAGCGACGGGAGCGTCTCCAGTTTTACCAACAATGTCGATACAACCTTCAATCTGGTGACGGGCCAGGTCTCGCTGGGTCCGGCCATCGGCGGAGGTGCAAATCCATTCAGCCTTGTGTCGACGTCGGTGCAACCTGCTGCCAATGGCTTTTTCAGATGTTCGGTGACGGTTCAAACCAATACCGCCACCACGCTGTTCATGTCGTTTTCCGGCAATTCCAATAATGTGACGACCGGGGGAACCGACATTCTGAGTAATACGACAATCCAAGTGTTTGGTGCACAGATCGACGTCGGCAGTGCAGTCAAGACCTATGTGCCGAGCGGTGCGAGTGCCGCCGTGCAGCAGGTGCTCGGCCTTGCGACCGCCGACCAGACCAGCGTCGCCGTCCATCTCGATCAGATCCCGCAGGTCGCCGCGGGCAACATCGCCGTGAGCTATCAGTAATGGCCCAGACGCAATCCAACCTCGACTCAGAGATCAACACCCAGCTGGCTTCCGGCATCGACATCACCGCGGCCACCTTGCGGCAGGTGCTGCGCGACATGAACGCCGCGGTCTTCCAGAGCGGCGTCACCGGGTTTGCGTCTCCGTCCGCCCAGATCGGACTCGCTTCGCAAGCCGGATCGTCCACCAGTGCGATGCGTGCCGATGCGGCACCGGCCCTCAACGTCGGCATCGCGCCGATCTGGACCGGGCAGCACATCTTCGCGGCCGGCGTCTCGACGACGTCGGCGATCACCGGCACCGTCATCATCAACTCGCCCGGTGGCCTTGGCGTCGGCGGCAACGGCTACTTCGGCGGCTTCCTCAATATCGGATCGCTCGGCACCGCCGGCCAGTTGCAGATGAACGGCTCGGCGGCCGGCACCGCGACGCTGACCATTTCCGCGCTTGGCAATACGGCGACGCTGTCGGGGACGATGTCGCTCTACGGCAACATCGTCGCCTCGCCGGTCGAGGCGGGGCAGAAGGTGACGGGCACGTGCTCGGGCACGGTCGCAACCACCGACATTTCGATGATCATCCCGCCCGGCGTCACCCTGCTGGGGATACAGGCCTACACGACCGGCTCGTTCGGCGCGAGCGGATCGGTCAACCTGACGGCGGGAACGGCGATCGGCGACAACGCCTATCTGACGGCGACCAACATCAAGGCGCTGGGATTCGTCAATCCCAACTGGACCGCCAATGCGGCGGCGGCGATGGCGAATCTCGCGTCGATGCCGGGGCCCGCAGGCGTCGCCAACTTCTTCATCCGGTTGACGCAGACGGGGACGCCATCCTCGGCGGGGTCGGCGGTCATCATGGTGGATTACATGGGAACGGGGACGACATAGTTCATTTCTGAGTGGTTGGGGGAAGGGGATTGCGCAATCGCTCCACACGCTGCTTTTGCTTCTCCGTCAATGGTACGGGTTCTGCGAAAAAGTTCCGAACAGTGATTCCGATCAATTCGTCCGACACTCGCGGGTCAGCAACAAGCATTTCCAGACGGGTAATCAACTTCTCCATCCCCCTCTGGGAGGACATGGCGGTAGCGAACAAGCCGGGAAGCACTTCGACAATGAAGTCTTCCCGCGAATGCCAAGTATGGGTGTGAATCTGCCTATCGTCGAATGACCACCACTTGCGCAGTTCTTCGGCGAATTTGTTTATCACCTCTTTCGGAATCATATTTTCCTCTTCGATCTGGAAAAAACACACATGACACAGAACGTGCAATCCGTCGAGCAGCGCGTCGCGGGCGCGCTCGGGCAGGTCATCGTGGACAACGCTAAGCTCGGATATGAGCTGGAGATGACGCGGGCGCGCGCCGCCGAGCTGGAAGCGCGCATCGGCGAGATATCGGCTCAATTGCAACAGCAGATCGAGCGGGCGGAGCGGGCGGAGGCGCAGTGCGGGCAGCTCGCGGCGGCGATCGAGCGCTCCGATCAAGCAGCGGCGGCATAGCATAGGCCGCGCCGATGCCTCTAGGCTCGGATTTCTCCACCCTCGACTTCGGCACCGACGACTTCGATCCGGTCGATTTCTCGCCGGCCGATTTCCGCACGCTGCGCAGCTTCCAGGTCGGTCCGCCGACCGGGCCGCCCTATCCGCCGCCACCGCAGTTCCCGGTCCAGCCGGGCATCGGCACGTTCGTCATCGGCGCCTCGCCGATCGGCGACATCATCCCGTTCTCGTTCTGGAATACGATCATCTCGCAGTATGCGAACTCGCCGATTCTGACGACGCTGATCGGCAACTTCCAGCAGTATATCGACCAGACGAAAAACATGGACGCGCTGTTCGACAACATCTGGAACATCGCGACGGCGCGCGATTACGGTTTGGACGTGTGGGGGCGCATCGTCGGCGTGGTGCGGGTCGTGCAGATCCAGACCGGCAAGTTCTTCGGGTTCGAGGAGCAGACCCCGGCGACGGTCGAGGACTTCGGCCCCGGCGGTGTCGGGCCGTTCTATAACGGCGTTGCCGCCACCTCGAACTTCGCGCTTGCCGACAAGACGTTCCGCCAGCTCATCCTCGCGAAGGCGATGGCCAACATCTCCGACGGCTCGGTCCCCTCGATCAATGCCATCCTGCGGGCGCTGTTTCCCAACCGCGGCAACGTCTACGTCGCGGACGGCCGCAACATGACGATGCAGATCGTCTTCACCTTCCCGATCACCAAGGCCGAACTCGCGATCGTGTCGACGTCGGGCGTGCTGCCGAAGCCGTCCGGGGTCGCCAACACCATCGTCTATCCCTCCCTCATGTGACCCCAGCATGCAGATCAGCCAGGTCCCCGGCAAGTTCACGATTCCGTTCGCGAACGCGGCGGCGGCACAGTACATCAACGCGATCCCGGTGCTCTCGCAGATCGGCATCACCGCCGGGGCGGCGTCGCTCAACGACGGGTTTCCGCCGGTCACCTTTCTCCCGGTCGGGGCCGGTGGCACGCCGCCGTGGGGCCGCGACTTCAACGGCCTGTTCAACCAGATCACGGCGTGGTCGCGGTGGACCGCGGCCGGCGGTCTCACTTTCTTCGACGCCACGTTCGCCGCCGCCGTCGGCGGCTACATGCAGGGGTCGCTGATCGCATCGGTGATGCCCGGCAATGCCTGGGTGAGTACCGCCGACAACAATGTCACCAATCCCGACACGACGCCAGGCGCGCCGGGCTGGGCGGGGGTCGCCTTCATCACGCCGATCCAGAACGGCGCCTACGTCTCGGCAGACGATACCGGGTCGGCCGACAACTACGTCATCGCGCCGGCGCCGGCGCCGGTCGCCTACGCCAAATACCAGCGGTTCCAGGTCAAGATCGCCAACGCCAACGCGACGACGACGCCGACCCTGAACGTCATGGGCGCCAACGGGCAATTGCTCGGCGCCAAGGTGATCGTCACGCCGACCGGGGCTGCCGTCAGGGCCGGCCAACTGGCGGTAGGGATGATCGGCACCTTCATCTACGACGGTGCCAAGTTTCAGCTGGAGCAGGTCGCGAGCGGCGGCGGATTGCTCAATATCCAGGGGTTCACCGCGTCCGCCACCTATGTGCCCTTCACCGGCGCCTCGAAGGCGCTGGTGCTCATCACCGGCGGCGGCGGGGCCGGCGGCTCGGCGTCGAGCTGCGGCGGCGGCGGCGGCGCGGGCGCGACCGTGATGACGCTGGTCGGGATCTCGTTCAGTTCGCTGCCCGTCACGATCGGCGCGGGCGGTGCCGGAGTGTTCAACGGCGCCGGCGGCAACGGCTCGCCGTCGTCGTTCGGGGCTTTCGCCACCGCCAACGGTGGCTTCGGTGCGCCGGCCACCAACTCGGGCGGGCTCGGTAGCGCGACGGGAACCGGCGGCATCGTCATCCCGGGCGGCGACGGCGTCACCGTCGAGAACCAGGCACCCGGCTTCGGCTCGGGAACCGGCGGATCGTCGTTCTGGGGCGGGGGCGGTCTCGGCGCCCCCAATATCGTGGGCAATCCCGGCCGCGCTTACGGCGCCGGCGGCGGCGGTGCTGATTCCGGCGGCGCCGGCGCCAATGGCGCGTCAGGGTTCTGCGTCGTCCTGGAGTTTTAGTCGTCTTGGAGTTCTAGATGCGCGCTGCGCTCATCAATCAACAAGGCCGGGTCGAGCACGTCGTGATCGTCGGCGACGGCTATGTGCCGCCCGACGGCCTCACGGTGTTTCCCTCGGAAACCGCCAACATCGGCGACGTCCGGGAAGGAGCGGCCATCGCCCGCAGGAGTGATCCCGCGGCCACGGCTTCCGACCTCGTGAACTATGCTCGCGGCGCGGTGAACGAAAAAATCCGCAAGGGGTTCCTGACCCGCGTATCGGCCATCCCGGATCATCCCGTGCGCGTCGCCCTGAACTGGGTCGATCGCACACGGTTGACGGAACTCGCCGTGATGGCGCGCAGCAATGCCGCGACGTCGGCGACATGGGTGGACCATGACAATGGCTGGGAAGCCGTGCTGACGGCGTCCGATATCCTCGCGCTCCACACCCAGGCCTTTGCCTTCATCGACCTCGCGCATGCCAACATGAACACGGCGTTCGCCGAGATCCGGCGCGGCACGGCGGTGACGCGCGGCGACGTGGATAAGCTTCTGGGATAAAAATTAATGGGCAACAATCCCGGCCTCATCCCGGGGCAGGTCCCGACGTCGGCGCAGTGGAATTCCTACTTCGCGGCGAAGATGGACGACCCCGGGATCACGCTGCTCGGCACCGGCGGCGGATCGCTGACGGGGCCGCTGATCACGGTCGCCTCCACCACCGCGGCGGCCGGGTTCAACGTCGCGATCGGCGTCGCGCCGACGTCGCCGAATAATGGCGACGTGTGGTCGACCGCATCGGGCCTGTTCTGCCGGATCGGGGGATCGACCTTCAACCTGACGACCGGCACGATCGGCGGCGGCGCGGGCGGCGCCTTCTCGGGCGGTACGCTGACCGCGCACCTCACGACCGTCGCATCGACGTCCGCCATCTCCGGCCTCAACATCGCGCCGGGATCGGTACCGAATTCGCCGGTCAACGGCGACGTGTGGACCACCTCCGCCGACGTGTTCGCCCAGATCGGCGGCGCGACGCTCGCGATCTCGCAGCCGTCGCGGCTGCATGGCCTGACGCTCAAGGCGTCCCCGCTGCAGACCGATGAACTCCTGCTCTACGACACGGCGGGAGGGCAGCTCGCCAAGACCACGGTCAGCGCCGTGGGGCTGTCCAACGTGCTGCGGTCCAATGCGACGGCGACCATCACGGTCGGCTACACGTTCACGCCGAACAACGCAGGGACGCAATCGTCGGGCACCTTCACACCCAATCCGGCGACCAGCAATTACCAATTCTACACCAACGGCGGCGCCCATACGCTGGCGGCGCCGTCGTCGGACTGCGCCATGGACATCCTCGTCACCAACAACGCATCGGCGGGGACGATCTCCTTTTCGGGCTTCACCGTCGGCAGCAACACCGGCGACGCGCTCGATACGGTCAATAACCACCTGTTCATTATTTCCGTCCGCCGGATCAACGGGACATCCACGTACGTCGTGAAGGCGCTGCAGTGATCCGCAACGGCCGCCGCTACATCGCGATTGCCGCCGTCGCGCTGCCCGTCCTCGACGTTCTGCTGACGGCGTCGATTCACCGCGGCTACGGGCCGCCGCGACCACACCCGTTTCCGTGGATGCGCGGCGTCTGGATCGTCGATCGCGACGTCCTATCCGACCGCGAATGGCACGACCTTCAGCGCCGGCATCAGATCGTCCTGGCGCTGACCTGGGTGTTCGCACTGTCGGGATCGACGCTTACGCTCGCGCACGACTTCAATACGCAGCACAACACGGTTTATAGCATCGGCGCCGGTGCGGCGGGGGCAGCGGGCGCGGACGGCAGCTTAGCCGCTCCTGGAACCGGCGGGGCTGGCGGCGGCGGCGGCGCATTCGCGCGCATCCTCAACTATGCGGCACACGGCCCGAACCAGAGCGTCAACATCCAGGTCGGTTCCGGCGACACCTTTTTCGATTCGTCATCCATCCTGCTCGCCAAGGCGGCATTGGGGCAGACTGGCGGCGCGGCGTCCCAGTGCATCGGCTCGCTCACCTACAGTGGCGGCAACGGCGGCAACGGGAATGCCGGCCTGCGCTTCTCGTATGCGGGCGGGGGCGGGGGCGGGGGCGGCGCGGCGGGGCCCAGCGGCGCGGGAGGCAACGGACAGGATGCTCCCTCCAACACCCCCGGCAACGGCGGCACCGCCGATGCGGGGATGGTTGCGGACGGCGGCAGCGGGTCGGAATTCGGCCCCAACGCGGCCAATCAGTTCACGGGATCCGGCGGGGGCGGGGACGGCGGCGGCGGCAGTGCCGGAGGCGGCGGAAGTGCAGGCATCAATGCCGGGAACTACGGCGGCGGCGGCGGCGGCGGCGGCGGCGGGGCAGGCGCGGGCGGAACGGCAACCGGCGGCGCCGGCGGCAATCCCGGGCCGGGCGTCATCGCCTACAGCTATTTGCCGAGTGGAAGTTTCACCTTCAATGCGCCCATGATGGGCATGTAGTTTCAGGACAGACCATGCCAAGGACGTTTGGGCAGCGGCGACCAGCAGCACCGCCATTCTCTTCGGCACAGCCGATGGAGTAGTCAATGCTTCGCGAGTTGCTGGCGTGGCTCAACGAAAACCAAGGTGCCCTCACGGCGATCGCAGCATTGATGGCGGCAGGCACCGCATCAGGTGCGTGGCTGTGCACCATCGTCTTGCATTGGCGCACCGGTGCCAAACTCGACACTCTGCATGTGCAGATCAATTCCCGCATGGATCAGCTGATCGCGGCGGCGCTGCAGGCCGGGATCATCCAGGGCCGGTCCGAGCAGCCGAAGGATTAGCCGCGCTTGAAGATCTGCGTGAAGGTCAATTCCGGGTTCACCCGCAATTCCTGAATCATCTGTGCGAGCGGCTTCTTCGGCATGTCTACGGCTACCTCGAAATGGCAATCCGGGTGCGCCGTGTCGAAGTCGCGCAGATGCTGCAGCCATGCCTGCATCAGGGCCTCCGGCATATGGGCGACCGCGAAGACCGCGACACGATCGGGGATCTGCGCAAGGTGCGCCTTGGTGCCTTCGGTCAAGAAATGAAGGGCTTCGTTTTCGACCTGTTTGTGGGTGGTCATTTGTTCGGCCTCGTCATGGGGAAGGCTTCCAGCGCCGCAGCATCGATCTCCATATCGCGGGCCTTGCGTATTTGGTCGGGCGGACAAGGATAAGACCGAAAGTTGCCGCCGTATTCAGTCCCATGTTCGCGCTTCCATCGTTCCCCCCATTCCCTGAGCAATCCGGCCCGATAGTTCTCGCGACCGCGCCAATGATCGAGACATTCCAGGCGGCAGAAATGGCAGGGCCGGTCGACAGGCGGCGCGATGAGCATGTCGGTATAGACGCCGGAACCGTAACCGGGCTTCGACTCTGCAAAGAGCACCAGCCGGTAATCCACAGAGTTCGTCCGTGTCGTCAAATCCGCGCCGCAGCCGTCGCAGGTGATTTCCGTCTTTTGCATCTGCCTATTTCCTGATGCTTTCATCTACCACGGTCGATTGCGCATCCTTTCTTCATCGCAAAGTCGCGCAGCTTTTTTTGGAAACGGATAAAATTGCCAGACACACCCACAGCATTCGCATTGATGATAAAAAAACGTGCGTCCATAGATTTCGAAAATGACCGGCCCATCTCGATAAGTCTGAGGAGCAATTGTATGCGCCCAAGCATTGCCCCACTTATGCAAACCGAAAATACATCGCAGATTCATAGATGCTGACCCTGGATATCCTGAAGCGCCGCTGGCCCAACGGCGACCAGCACGTGCCGGGCCTCATCGAAGGCATCGCCGCCGCCGCGCCGACCATTTTCCCGAAGTACCACGCCGACGCCCCGATGGCCATGGCCCACTTCATGGCCCAGGCGAGCGAAGAGTGCGCCTGCGGCCTGGAGATGGTCGAGAACATGAACTACTCGGCGGAGCGGCTGCTGGAGGTGTTCCCCACGCACTTCACCCGCTCGCTCGCGCTGAAGGCCGCGCACAATCCGCGCATGATCGCCGACATTGCCTATGGCGGGCGGATGGGCAACGCCCCGCCGCCCTCCGACGACGGCTGGACCTACCGGGGACAGGGGCTGACGCAGATCACCGGGCGGGACGGCGTCACCGCAGCGCAGAAGGTGCTGGACGCACATGGCGCGGGGTTCTCCATCGTGGACGATCCGGGGCTGATCTGTTCGCCCGAGCATGCGCTGGAATGCGGGGTCGCCGACTGGATTGCCTGCGGGTGCCTGCCGCCGGCGCTCGCCGATGACATCGTGACGGAGACGCGCCACCTCAATGGCGGACTGAACGGGCTTGCCGAACGGCGGCGGCAGCTCGCGCTGTGGAAGCTTGAGTTCGGCCTGAACTAGAAGAAAGAGTAAAAGATGTTCAGCATCAACCCCAAGTATTCCGCCTTGATCAGCGTGGCCTTTGCGGTCGTCGCCTTCATCGGCACGGATTCGGTCCCCTTGCCGGACTACATTCCGGCGGCCGTCGCCCATGGCATCGTCGGCACCTGCCTGTGGCTCGGAGCGATCGGCAACGTGGTTGCGGCGGTGCTGCATGCCAACTCTCCGGCAACGCCGGGGCCGTTGGCTGCTCCGCCGCCGATTGCGTCACGGCAGGCGGGGGGAAATTTCGGACTGTAAAGGAAAGGCGGCCGTCAGGCCAGGTGAAGAAGAGCGGTTAGGTTTTGCGGCCTTTCTTGCCCAGCATGATCCAGTCGAGGTCGGCGCCGGTGTAGCGGCAGAATCGAGCTATGACGGACAAAGGAATGCCGCGCGAAGCATCACCCTCATATTTCTGGTAGTTATTTGCCGAGATGCCAAGATAGATTGCCATCTCGTGTAGCGACCAATGGCGCGATGCGCGGTAGGATTTCATCGCCTCTTTCACGCGGCGGCGTATGGCGACTTCATCATCGTCCTCGGCGGTCATAATTCTGTTCTCCTTACCTCTCAGGCCCCGGGCCCGGCATCGACCGGCCCGGGGCTTTTTTGCTGTCCGATCCCAACTCTATGGACGTTGCGCGACCATTTGCCGGAATCTGGCCGCCGTGACGGGATGCATGTAAAATTTACCCTCGATCAGTAATGCGTCCTTCTTCGGAACTTCGATGATGTCGATGTTCTGTCTGTAGCCGCGTTTCATGCGGCGGCGCGCACGGCCCGGGGAACGCACCCGAGACCAGTCCTCGACCCGATCAACAAGGTTTAGATCTTCGACGATCTGCATTCCGTTGTAAATCATTCGGATTTCCTTCCGGGTCGCCATTCCTCGCCCGTCTCCCGGTTGACCACACGGCCGTCGATCGTGCGCATCATCGGCTTGTCCTTGCTCGCGAATGGCCGGCGCGGAACCTTGATACCGCGGAAGAACTTGTACTTGCGCTTTACCTGCGCGACGAACGGCGTCACCACGTCGGCGCCGTGTTTGCTGTTGCAGCGGCGGTGGGCAATGCCGGTCGCGGTCCCGCCGAACACATGGGGCTTGCCGTCTTCGTGGGACTCGTCCCAGTCCTGATGCGGCAGCACCGGGAAGCCGCAGAGATTGCAGGCGGGGAACCCGTTGCCGCCGCGCGCGGCCTCGTAAAGGTCGGCGCGTTGATCGGTCGAGAGGCGCTTGCGGGGCGAGGCCCATTTCATGCGTAGCCCTCGTTAATTCAACGTCCCGTGGACCAGCGCGATAGCCTCCGCATGCTGTGCCAAGGCTTGCTCCCATGTTGAACAGCGCGCCATGTGACCATATGCTGGAGTGTGCTTGCGGCCATTGAAAATCATCGTTTCGAACAGCAGCGGCGGTCCATAACCCCAGCTATGATCAAGGCCAAGGAACACGGTGCTGACACGCACGTCTCCAATGCAATCGTTTGCGACATGCCGGTTCGCGGTTTCGAACCAGTGCGCCCATTCCACAAAATCGCATGGTACGGGCACCTTATCTTTGAGGATGTAATATTTAGGTGCGTCAGCCATTTCCTCTTTTCTCCCTCGATTTTGAAATACATTTCATGCGGCGCTGAATTCCAGCCCCGCCTCTTCCCCCACCATCAGCAGCCCGCCCCGCATGACCTCCTCGCAGCGGGCCTCCAGCCGGAACGAGCGCAGCCATAGCCGGAACTGCAGCCATTGCGGCCTGAGATCCGCGGCGTCCCATTGGAACGGCTGCGGCGGGGCGCCGTCCTTGGGCAGGCAGATCAGCCAGCACGTCTCGATCGGCTCATCCGGATGATGCTCGTTCCACAGATTGGCATGGGCGGCAAGCGCCACGAGGTTGTCCGGGTAGGGCCGCGCCGAGGTCTTGAAGTCCACGAGGGCGAGGGCATTGTTGACGACGGCGATGAGGTCGGGGGTGCCGCCGTACTGCCAGCGCTCGGAGACCAGCGGCTCCTCGATCGCGACCGGACGCAGGTGCACCCGCGCGCGCCAGGACCGGTAGGCGTTGAACGCCGTGACCGCCTTGGCGAGGTGCTCGGGATTGGGCAGCGCCGCATAGGCGGCCTCCTCGATGACGCTGTCGGGGCGGTCGAGGAGGTCGTGCTCGGCCATCAGGTGGACCGCACCGCCGATGTCGATCGCGGTGCGGTCGTTGAGGGTCAGACCTTTGCGGCCTTGGGCGTTGGCCCAGTACATCAGCGCGGTCTTGTCCGCGAAGCGCTTGATCGGGTCGTGGGTGCCGGGAACGGGATCGCCGGCGGCGTTATGGTAGCCGTCAGGGGGGCGGGGCATGGGTCTCTCCATCGGCGGCACCGCGCGGCCAGCGGGTCACCAGGTCGATGACCGCGACCGGCATTGTAAAGCCATAGCCGCGGACCATGTCGCCGTCGAGGATTTCGCCGGCTTCGTCGGCGGCATAATGGGCTTCGCAGGGATAGCCGGCGGAGGCCAGCGAGCGGGTGACGATGATGACGAGGCGCGCGGCGGCGTTCATTTCGGCCTCCGCAGGAAGCCCGGAATGTCGAGATCGTCACGGGGCGGCGGGTCCGGCGTGCCGTCGAAGCCGTAGCTGCGCGGCGTAATGCGGGGGCGCTCACGAACGGAAGGCCGATTGACTGCGGGATCGCTATTGTCGCCAACGGTGGCCGCATGCAGCGCGGCCATCTCCGTCTCGCGCTTGGCCGCAGCGGAAGGGATCGTGGCGCGGTCCGGCAGCGGGGGAGATGCCGCCACACTTGCCCGCAAGTCGGCATTGAGCTTTTCCCGGGGCGACATCACCACGGTCGGCGGCGACTGTCGCGGGGCGATGGCGGGGACGGCCTGCTGCAGCACCACCTGCGGCGATGGTGCAGGGCGGCGGGCGGCGGCGTTGCCGTCATCATCCCTGAAGACCGGGATGGCAAAGGCAAGCCCCAAGCCGCCGCGCTTGCCGTAGGTGAGCGCGGACATGGTGGCGTGCGGTGCCGCCATGACGGGAGTGTTCTTCGGTCCGTTGGGATCGCACGGCATGTCGACATGAACGTTCTTCACATGCAGGCCGAACTCGCCGACGTGGCCGACGTGGCAGAAGATGCGGATCTTGCCAGCATCGTCCGCGTTCCCGGTGGAGTAGGTGACGGTCAAGCCATGTCGCGTCCAGATCGGGCGCAACGCCGCGTCGAGGGCGGCAAGGTCGGCATACTTGCTGCGGGTGTGGTCGTTGCGGCATTCGGCGCGGACCGGCTCCATCTCGGTCTGGGTGGCGTTCATCGCCTCCCACCATTCCTCCTCGGCGGCGAGCGCGAGCTGCTCCCGATGGAACTTGAGCACCTGCTCAAGACGGGAAAGTTCGACGGTCTTGTCGAGAACGAGCCGCTCGACCATGACCGAAACGTCGATGACGTTGCGGCGGGAAGCGGGGGCGACGGCCGGCATTGCCGGGGTTTTCCCCGTGGATTTCGTGCCCCGGCGGGTCTTTGCTATGGCCTGGACCGTGGCCTGTACGGGCAGAGTCGTGGTATCGGCTGAGTCAGCCTGTGACATGGGTCCTCTCCATGGTGCGGGTCAGGTCTTGCGGGGAGGGCTCAGTCTCCCCGCGAGGCCGCTTAGGGGTTCGGATCAGTCGTGTTTGAGCAACGTGATGATCGTTTCGATTTGCCCAGCGGCAGCGTGGAACTTGGCGTCGATGTGCGCGCGAAGATCCGTCAGGCCGTTGCGGAGGCCGCCTACGTCCTGCTGCAGCACCGTGACCCGGCGTTCCAGTGTATCGAGACGACCGCTTTGCGAGACTTGCTCGAACCGCAACGCATGCACGGTCGCCGCGATCTGCTCCAGTATCTGACGCGAAATCGCGTGATCGCGGCTCGCAAGTTCCAACGCCTGCACCCGCTGTTCCAGTTCATCAATGGTCACCATCTGCATTTATCCCTTTCTCCCGGTCTTGCATGGCGTCTATCCGCAATGTAAGCATATCGCGCCATGTCGTCAACTGAATTTGACAAAAACGTTCCTGTTAAGTTCGGAGACTTCATCCGGGCGGCCCGCAAGAAGCGCGGCCTGACGATGGAAGCCGCGGCGAAGCTCCTGCACTGCACGCGCGCCTGGGTGCATGTCCTGGAGACCAAGCCAGGCACCAATCCCACCATCGATACGCTCGCCAACATGGCGATCATCTACAGCGTGGCGTTTGAGGAGGTGGCGCGGCTGGCGGCTGAAGGCGCGCCGGATGCGGCGTACCGCGAGACATTGGCGATGGGAAGAAAGGGAAAACGGAAATGAGAGGAAGAGCAATGATTGATGATCCAATTTTTGCAATGATTGCAACGTTCAGGGAGGCCAACGACAAATACGAAATCGCTTGCCAGAAGGCGGGCACGGCTGAACAAGAAGAGGAATGTGGCAATCTTGGCAATGTTGCCAACAGTGCTCTCGCTATTGCCCTGGAAACCGAACCCACGACTGTCCCCGGCATCGCGGCTAAGCTTGATTTTCTAGCTTCTGAATTCTTGGGTTGCCTTGTCTGCCAGTACAATTGTAAAGAGTTGACGCTTAATGGCAATACATCGTGGACGGATCGCGTTGAAAAGACTCTCAGGTCAATGGCTGCGATTCTCAAATCACACGGCAACGGAAGGTCGCGGCTGAAATGATCGCTCGCCGCATGAACAGTCCCACGCGGGTCGCGCCCGCATTCTCATGGAGACGATCATGCGTTCACGCGCCTTCCGCCGTCACCAGACGCAGCGCCATATGCGGCGGCGCCTGAAAGAAGACCGCAACCAGCATTATGAAGACCTGACCTGCCCGTGTTGGACCGACCCGGGGGCAATGGCGCGGTTCAAGGAACAGCCGAAAACCCAGCAGTGCTATTGCTGCTCCAGCCCGCGCTATAACGGGTGGGCACCGCTGAAAGAGCGGCTGACGCTCCAGGAGCGCCGGTTCTTCTGTACGATCGACTAGCCGTCGTTCTCATTGCCGACATCGGACGTGACGCCGGCATAGGCCAGAAATCCGATCCCGGACAGCAGCAGGACGACGACAAGCCATGCTATGCGCGGATCGTCCAGCATCTTCGCCGGCTAGGGCCTGCGCAACATCAGCCTCGCCGCAAGAGCCTTGCGCGGCTGCCGCAGAAATCCCGGCATCAGGCTGCGCAGCGCCACCTTGCGCAGGACCGACAGCGGCGAGGGAACGGCGCCGCGCAATTCGCGCGGGGTATCGCGCAGCATCTTGACGGCATGGTGCAAATCCGAGCGGCGCATTTTACGGCGGTCCTCGCTCACGGCCCCGGCGTGCCTGCGGTAGCGCACCAGCGGCGCGTCGACCTCGTGGATTGCATGCCTCCAGGCGATCCGCCGCCACATGTCGCCATCCTCGCAGGCCCGCAAATCCGGATCGAAGCCGCCGGCCGCCGCGATGGCCGGCTTGCGCACCAGCACCGTCGAAGGCAGCGCGATCCACTTCTCGTGGCAGATTGCCTTGAGATGGGACCAGCCGGCGGGCGGGCGCTTGCGGCGCAGGATTTCGCGGCCGTCGGGATGGAACTCGATGCAGTCGCAGGCGATCAGGTCGGCGCCGCTCGCGCGCGCGGCAGCGACCTGCCGCGCGAGTTTCTCAGGCAGCCACAGATCGTCGTCGTCGAGGAAGGCGATCCATTCGCCTGTGGCCCGCGCGATGCCGAAATTGCGCGCCACCGAGACGTTGGCCTCGCGCAACTCGAAATAGCGCGCACGATGCCGATCGGCAGTGGCGGCGCTGGCCGCGCGCACGATGTCGGCTTCGCCGTTCGAGATCACGATGATTTCGTAATCGGTGAAGGTCTGCGCCCGGACGCTCGCGAGCGCAAGGCCGAGCAATTCGCGCCGGTTATGCGTCGGCACGACCACGGAGACGAGCGGCATGGATTCCCCCCAGAGCCCTCAGTCGAGTCCCTTCGGCCCCTGCACCAGCGGATGGTCGGGGTTGGTGCGGCGCAGCTCGTCGAGGCGCTGGGCTTCCTTGGCCCGCATCAGGTCGCACTGCGCATCATCGAAGCGCTGGACGCCAAGCGGCGGATTGAGCTTGATTGGAACCGGCGTCTTGTTTGCGACGTTGTCCATGGTGTTCTCCCTGATCTGACGGTCAAAAATCTCCCTGCGGCACATGGCGCGCCGCCATTGGGCTAGACGCAACGTGTCTAGATTACCCGCAGCATGGTTATCCCGCAACAGCCCCTAAGACGGGCGCCGGCAATTTTTTTTGTTTCGGGCAACACGGTCGGGATGAGTATCAGGCAACTGGGGACGCCGCGGCATGACGCGCTGCGGCTGCTCCTGATCGAACGGCGGCTGAAGGCGCGTCTCTCGCAGGAGGAACTGGGCCGCCGGGTCGGACGCAATCAGCGCTACATTTCGCGCATCGAGACCGGTCAGCACCGCGTTACCGTCATCGACCTGATCGAGATTGCCGAAGCGGTGGGGTTCGATCCGATGGCGGCGGTGCGGCGCATCGTCAAGGCACCGCGCGATCAGACCTGAACGGGGAAACGAAAGTTTGAAGGATGTGGGGTCAGGCCAGTGCGGCGTCGCCGCTGCCCGCAAGCGTCGCCTTGCGCCGACGCACCCGCTGTCGCGGCGAATTGGTCATGCCCCACAGCGCCCACCGTGCCATGAGCCCGCGCTTTCGAAGCGCCGCTGTCATCACCGCATGGGTGCGGGTGGGAAAGCATCCGCGCGTCGTCTGCCATCCCGATACCGCTTTCGGCGTCGAATCGGTCAGCGCGGCGACTTTGGTAATTCCGCCCAGGGCGGAAATCACATCGCGGGCGGTTTGGAGACATCGTGGTGACATGAAAAGGCTGATAATCTATATTTCATGGACACGCAAGTGTGCGTGTGGAATCGGTCGCCAATATGGGACAATTATGGCATTCGAACTGCCATAGAAACTTCCTGGAAACGTCGCATCTGAAGAACCATGGGACGCACGAGCAAGCCTCCATCAGGCGAGAGCCTCCCCTTCGCGCGAAGGCCCGCCATCATCATCAGGGAGACGGCGGGCGGGCCGTTCTTCGTGGTCGACCGCAAGGAGGCCGGAGAGCGCCTCAAGAAGATCCGCGAGCATATCGGCTATTCCAGCGCCAAGCGGTTTGCCGCAGAGTGCATGCAAATCGAATATACCACCTGGCACGCCTACGAATCCGGCCAGAATCTTATCTCCATCGGCCTTGCGCTGCGCCTCATCAAACTGTGTCCGGGGCTGACCCTCGACTGGATCTACCGCCGGGAGTTCGCCGGCTTGTCGCATGACTTGTGGCGGGTCTTGAAATCCCCGACCGACATCCTGGGGTGATGAGACTTGGCCGGATCGGGCCATTTGCCGTCTGCCTCGCCGCGTGAACAGCGGGCATCCACCATCTGCGCGGTGATGGCCAGAATCGCCAGCGCATCGAGGCGGTCATCCGGCAGGAATTGATGGATCGCCAGCGCGGCGCGCCATTTCCAGTCGTGCTTCGCTGCGCTGCGTTTGTGGTCCACCATGCCTACGCAAATCTGTAGGACCGGATGCGCGTTGGCGCGATCGAAGGGCAACAATTCAGCGACCCGCAACGCTTCGCCCCATCTCCAATCGACGATCATTCGCAAACCCCTCTATTCCCTCTTATAGGCCTCATTTCGTTTTTTCTTGTGTACGGTAGAACAATTCTGCCGCATCCCCGCCGCGCAATGCACACAACGCAGTCACGCAGACTGTCACCAATATGCAATACGCGCAAATGACTTTTAAGCATGTCTCCCGCAAAATCCACAGATAGTGGATTTTTTTATTGTAAATCCACTAAGCATGAATTAACAAGGCCATCTTGCGACACAGCGGCGCCTCGATGAAGGCGCGGCCCGGCCGCTCAGGTTCTTGATTTTTGCGGAGAGACTACTGCGATGCCCGTGGCTCGCCGTCCCGTTGCCGCCGTTATGCAACCGCAATCCGTCGAAGCGCGGATCGGCGCAATGATCCGGCTGCGCCGGGAGGAGCTGAAGTTGCCGCAATCCGTCATCGCTGACCGGATCGGCATTCTGCCCCAGCAGCTCCAGCGCCATGAACGCGGCGAGAGCCGGCTGGACGTTCCCCGCCTGATCGAGATTGCCACGGCGCTTGGCGTCGACATCTCCTATTTCGTGCCGCCGGCCGCGACGATGAATGGCGGCCCTGATGTTGCCGTCATCGACGATTCGCTGCGGCTGCTGCGCGCGCTGGGCCGCATTTCCCGCCGCGACATCCGTGCAGCGCTGGTCACGCTCGCCGAATCGCAGTCCAGCGAATCCGTTGCTGTCGACGGGATGTTGCTGGCATCCCGTCCGGCAAATGGCGCGCCTCCGTCTCCCCCACATCCCCCCAATCCCGGGGAGGCGGAGGCCGCCAGCTCTTGCGGAGCTTCCCATGGCTGAGCTGTTCGAAACGCCCGCCCTCGCTCGGGGTGATGATATTTCCAGGATCGTGCCTTCAGGCACGAGCGGCGTCTCTCTCCCCCTCGAGACGCCGTCCACTTGCGCCGCCCGGCCGCATGCAGCGAGGCATGGCGCGGACCCGGCTGCCACGGCTGAGGCTGCCGCTGGCAGCCGGGGTCCTTTTGCTGGGAGGCGGGGATGACAGATACATTCCGGGCCGTCGTGATCGATCCCGAGCAGCGCACCATCGAAGAAGTGCGGGTTCCTGCGAAGAATACGATGGCCGCCGTGCGTGCCATGATCCCGCTCGATGCAGACGAGGGTCTCGACCATTTCATGCTCGCCGATCACCCGGATTCCTGGGACCAGGGCTGGGTGCGCGACTGCGGACTCGCAAACGGGGAACCAATTCACGCCATCAAACTTCAGGGCTGGCACAATCCCCTTGCTGGCCGCATCGTCCTCCTGGGCGTTGACAAGTCCACACGGGATACTTGCGACGCAGCGACGCCGACAGCCTTTCTGGAGCAGGTCATCGATTGGTTGGGATTGATTAAGCCCGAGACGACATGGGTGAAGGAAGAGAATGGCACCCGAGCAGTCGTCACCTACGAACAGGTGCGGCCATGACGCGGCAATGCGGATCCTGCACGCTGTGCTGCAAGCTGCTGCCGATGGCGAGCCGGCCCGGTACGGTCAACCGCGCCGTCACCGCGATGGTCGACGCGGGCCTTGCGACCTACGCCGAGTATGCCGGCGCCCGCCGCGAATGGACGAAACCCGCAGGCGCGCGGTGCCAGCACCAGCGCCGCACCGGGTGCGCGATCTATGCGGAGCGTCCGGCGTCCTGCCGGATGTGGTCGTGCCGCTGGCTCTCAAGCGACGATACCGCCGCGTTGTCGCGGCCTGATCGCGCGCATTACGTCATCGACGCCGTGCCCGATTATGTCACGGCCGTCAGTCAAGACGGCGAAAAGGTCGATGTGCCCGTGGTCGTCATCTGGCTTGATCCCGATTTCCCGGATGCGCACCGTGATCCAGCCTTGCGCACCTACCTGAAGCGCCGCGGCAACGAAGGCATGGTGGCGCTGATCCGTCTCGATGAGCGCCGCGGCTTCGTGGTGTTTCCGCCCGCGCTGAGCAGCGACGGCGAATGGCACGAGACTTCGCTGGATCAAAGCCAATGCATGGCCCAGCATAACGCCGCCGACATCTTCCGGACGCTCGCCAATGCCTCGACGGCGCCGACGGCTTCCCGCGCTACTACATGAGCAAGGACGCCGCCGTCAGCGAGACGGAAGCATTCCTGCGCTGGCGGCTGTGGAGGCAGCGGTCATGAAAATGAAATTCCATCTGCAAAGCCGAGAGGAAGCCACGGAGGCCGACGCCATCGTTTGCCTGCTGGCGCCGGAAGGCCAGCCGCTTCTGATGGCCGGGAACGTTGTCGGCACGTGCAGCGATTGTCTGCGCTGCATACAGCACCGGCCGGATATTCCGATCGGTCCGAGACTGGTTTGCGTCGAATGCCATCCGCCGGACCCCAGGAATCACAATGTGATCACGCCGGAAACCATGCGGGATGTTCAGGCGTGGCTGAAAAAGAACAGGCATTGACGTGCTCACAGCATTTCAGGAGGGACACGATGTTGAAAGAGTCGAACGAGTCGATCAGGAACCGGATCGCCGACAATCTCAAACTGCTGCAGACGCAGGAACGGCGCCGGAAGATCGCCGCTCGCGTTGCAGCCACCGGCGCCGGCATCGCCATGACGCTCGGCGTCATCGATTTCCTGAGCCCGATGCCGCCGGTGCCGGCCTATCTGGTCTATCTCGCCGCGGCCGTGGCGCTCGTCGAGCTGAGCGTCATGTTCTGGCGCGATGCAGCGCAATGAGACCATCTACGGAGAATCACCCATGAAGAAAGTCTTATTCACAGTTCTTGTTCTTAACACGCTGATACCGGCCGCATCGGCTCAGGAATGTCCACGGTGGTACTCATGGACAGAGCGGCGCTGGGTGGGAGCCTGCAGCGGTCCCGTCGTGCCGCCACGCCAACGGCTGGATTGCTCAGCCTGCCCTCGCAGTCCAGAAGAGGCACTAAGGCGCGGTGAAAGCGTTCATCGGGCATGCCGGCATTGCTACGGCTGGAATGATTAGAAGAAGCTTCCGGCGCATCGCTGTCTGCCTCAGCAGCAGCGGGATCAGCGCCGGCAAGCGGGCGTACCGGCGTCCGCCTTAGTACGCAGGGTCCCCAAAAAGGGCGGCCGGGGTTGGCCGATCGGCAGAACGAACGGCGAGAACGGCCGCCCACCGGTTACAATCAAAGGATGGAGGAAATGCCATGACGGACGATTCGGATAAGGACAAGCCGGCATGAGCGGACTTCGCCCGCTGATGATCGATGACGCCGCCCGTGCCAAGATCGCCCGCGTCGTCGCCTATGCCATGGACCATCCCTACATCCCTGGTCCGCGGGCGCCTGTGCCGGGCGATGATCCCCATTTCGTCGCTCATCTGAACACCTACCGCGCCGTGTTCACGTTCACCCATAGCGCCGGCAAGGTCTACCGGCACTTATCGATTTCAGTGCCCGGCAAGGGCTACCCGAATCCAGCAGCGGCCTTCCTCATCGCCAGCGAGTTCGGCTTTACAGGGTGGGACGAAAAACAGATCGACCGTCTGCCTGAAGGCTGGCTGATGGACGTGAACGACGCTGACCATTGCGTGGTGCTCGGGCAGGAATGCGGGAAAGCACGATGATCGAACGACGCAAACGGACCGGTGACTCCCTTCTCGCCTGGGGGTTCACCCTGATGGCGGCATGGAGCGGCCCGGCAGCGGTCGCCGAGATCATCCATGGCCTGCCCCATTGGTGGAGCTGGGCTATCATCGCGCTGTTCGGGACACGGCTCGCCTGGGTGTGCTTCCGCGATGCGGGGAATCCGGCCAAGCCGGTCGCCACGGCGATCTGAGAGGAATCCTGAGCATGACGAGCCGTAAGGACCATCTCGATTGGTGCAAGCAGCGCGCGATCGAGTATCTCGACCGCGGCGACATCGCCAAGGCCTATGCCTCGATGATCTCGGACATCGGCAAGTGGGAGGGCGGCGACCTCTACGACGCGTTGACCCTGGCATACATCTCGATGGACGCCATGCTGTTCCGCACGACCGCTGCCGACATGCGCAACTGGATCGACGGGTTCAACTGAGGAGTCCGGCATGATGCACCATATTGCCAATACCGTGCTCGGCCAGCTGCCGCGGCACCTCATGGCCGCCGTTCTGCGGCAGGCCAGGATCGAAACCCAGGCCAAGGGATTCGTGATTCCCTCGGGCTCTGCCGTCTTTCCCTCCCGCGGCATCGTGCAGATCCGCGAGTCCTCCTCCGGCATCGAGGTCGGCAGCGCCGGCCCGGAAGGCGGCATCTGCGTCCATGTCGATGCGCCCTGGGCGACGTTCCAATGCGTCACCCTGACCAAGTGCACCTTCGTCACCGTGCCGATGCCATGGCTCGCGGCGCTCAAGCTCGACCATCCCCTATTGCCGGCCTGGTGTCGCAGTGCAACGGATGGCTGCTGCTCCAGGCCCGCCAGATCGCCTTCTGCAACGCGACGCACCATGCCCCGGATCGCATCAGCCGCTGGCTGCTGCGCGCCTCCGATGTACTCGGCATCACCACGGATCTGCCGTTCACCCAGGAAATGATTGGAACCGCACTCGGCCTGCGGCGGACGACGGTCACCCAGGCCGTCGATCTGCTCAAGGGCGCAAAATCGCAGCACGGCAAGATCTCGATCGACCGCGACGCATTGGGCGAAACCTCCTGCGATTGCTGCCATGCGTTCGCGCGGGGCAACTGGCCGGCGAGCGCCGCCAGGGCAGAGAAACCGGCACCGGTCTGCAACGGCGCAGCCGCGGCCTTGGCGTGAGAGTTTTCGATGGGGGAAGCCAAGCGAAGACGCGCCCTCGCGCAGCAGTTCGGCCAGGACGTGCTGGTGAGCATGCAGTCGATCGGCATTCCGGCATCGGACCTGTCCGATCCGGACAAGATCACGCTCGCCGGCATCACGCTGGCGCTGCCGGGCATCGGGACGGCCGTGCGGGGCATGCTGGAGGATTTGACGGTCCGGGTGTTCGATGCCCATGGTCTTGAGGCGTTCGCCTGCTCCAAGCGCGCTGCGGCGATTCACGAGGCCGGCCATGTCGTCATCTACGCCGCGCATGGCGCAGAGGTCGAATCCGCGCATATCGAAGAGACTCCTGCCAAGACCGGATGGATCGGCTATACCTCGTCCGTCGGCACGGCGTTTACCGTGAAGGACGGCCAAGGCGAGAGCGAGGACCTCTACCGCAATCGGGCGCGCTTCCTCATTGCCGGCGTCACGGCGGAAAAGCTGTTCGATCCAGAAGCCAAGGCCGGATCGTCGCTCGATGAATGGGTGATGGCGCAGGTGATGGCCTGCAAGGCGGCGATGCTGGCCGGTCGCAAGGATGATACCCGCTATTTCAACGACGAAGTCTACCGCACGGCTGGCCTGATCCTGCTGCGGCATGAAGAGACCTGCAGGGAAATCGCACGGCATCTGTTCGACCATGGCAGCCTCAACGGCGCAAAGCTCGCGGCCTGCTGCGGGCGGATTTCACAGCGGTGGAGATAGGACATGAGCGAAGAACGCGAGCCTTACGCCCCCAAAACCGACCAAGAACTGGAGCAGCTTGCCCAGGACATCGTGGGTGGCCGCGTGTTCCATACGATGTATCACGATGTCGAAAAAGCCGGCCTCAGTCTTCACGCCGTCTTCATGCCGCTGATCTTCATGGAGTCGGAATGGCACGACTGGATCAAGACGAACGACATCGGCGGTTTCTATGAGTATATGGCCAAGGCCGGGCCGAGATCATGCAATGGCATGCCGACCTTCTTCAGTATGAAGATGATGAGCGTCGATGACAACAAGCGGCTCAATGCGCGTGTCCAGGAGATAGCAAGACTTCATCGCGACCGGTTGCAGGCAGCCGGAACGGAAGGCATATTGTGACCATGCTCAATCCGGTGACGGCTGCCTGGACGCTGTCCATGTTCGAGCTGATGCGGGCGATCTTCGTCGTGCGCAAATGGAGCGATGACGGCGACCTCGATACGGCACTATTTCGGATGCATCTCGATGACGTTTTCAAATTGCGCTCGCACGTGATCTATGCGCTGTTCTTCATGATGACCGCGCAGATTCTGTTGTGGCTGCCGTGATATCAAAACATACCTTGAAAAAGCCGTCTGAGATGTCGTTCACGGAACTAGCGCAGTTCTGTGACGCTTGCCAGCGGCGGTGGTTCGGGATGGCGCGGCTGGCACACGATAGCGACGATTGCGCATGAACTGGTGGCCCGACATTGACACGGCTCACCTCGCCATCTATGCGGCGGCACTGTTGTTCGGATGGATTCTTGCGGAAATCACGAATGACGAAATATAAATATATAAACCTCATCATCTCATGGCTGATGACAGCTAATGTGGTGAACACTGCGGCATTAGCCCTTTATGCATTTGCCCAAGATCGGCCTTGGTTAGCGGCAGTCGATGGCCTCATGAGCCTGGTATGCTTCTGTCTCGCCATTTTCAATCGTCATCTCTACGTGAAATTGAGCTGCCGGCATACCTATAAGCCAGCGTCCATATTTTTGTCGCTGGAGGATCCATGCGTCGCCCTGCAATGTTCAAAGTGCCAACAGACCGACTACAACACCGTGCAGTATGTGCCGTCAAGCATGACGATCAAGGAGGCACTGGCGCTGATAGGGCACGGCGAGCGCCTGGACCAGTATCATCCCGACAAATGTCCATTCTGCCAAGCAGATGACTGGCGTCCGACCACAGGCAGCCGGTATTCTCAATGGACCTGCGGCCATTGCTGGAGGAGCTGGTGGTGCCGATGAGGACAGACAGAGAGAAGACCGCGAGAGAACGAAGCCCGGCAGCATGGCCGGGCTTTTTTGTGGCATCGCCTCATCGTGCCGGCGGCGGCTTGCGCTTCGCCGGGATTCTTCCAGCGCCTATCGATGCGGTACGGTTGGCCTTGAGCCATGCCTTGAGGGCGTCCCGCCCGCGTGCCGTCTCCTTCGCCCGGCGCTCGGCGAGCGTCAGTAGATGGTCGAACAGGTCATTGTCCGGGCTCGCGCCCATCGCCTTGCCGCGCTTAAAATCGCGCAGCACGCGGGGCGGCAGATCGAGCGCCGCGCCGAGTCTTGCCTGCCAGTCCTCGCTCTCATAGAGCGAGCGGCCCACCTCTTCGATGATATCCGCCATGGTCATCCCCTTGGCCATTGTCGTTCCTTGCGCATAAGAAAAGGGCGGGCACGGCGAAGCACCCGCCCTCTCTCTTACATCCGGATGACCTTGTGGTCAGCCGCTATTGCGGCTTCGCGCAGCTTCCGCTTCTTCGTCTCGACGCCCTTGCGGGCGGCGATCTGGTGCGCGGTCGGCCTGCGCGACCGTTTTTTTGCGGGAACCTTCTCTTCCGCGACCGGAGTATCGACCTTGACCTCGGGAGCCTTGGCCGGGACTTCGATCATCACCGGCTCGACAACGTATACCGTCTCCGTGATCACCTTCGGCTCGTTCTTGATGCGGCCCAGGCCAAAGCCGGCCCAGAGCATCACTACGCTGGCGAAGTCGATGGCCAGCGGCATCAGCCAGTCGGCCTGCTGTATGCTGCTATCCGTGACCGCGTGGCTTGAGGCGTTGCGAACCGCTTGTTCAGCAGCGGCCACTCGGCTAATGGCAGCCGTCTCGCTCGCCTTGATGCTCTGGCATTTGGGGCCGCATTTTTCGGCGCCGCGCACCTTGTTGGCCGCGAGCGTCGCTGCCTTGGCGTCCGCTTTGGCTTCGCTAAGTTCGCGCTCGGCACGTTCGGCAGTGGTACGGGAGGCAACGCGCTGAGCTTCGGCGACCGCGCGGCCGTCGTGGTTGCGTTCAGCAGCGGTGTAGAAGACCGTTGCCGAGCAGAGCCCGAACACCAGAAGCAGCGCGAGTGCCTTGAGGTACTGGCGGGCATTGCAGGCGATCTCAATGAAGACCGCCGTGCTGGGCGCGGCGAGTGCGACCAGCGGCGCTGCGATCATCAAGTAGTCGTTACCGACCCTGGCGGCAGCCTCGTAAGAGGCATGCATGCTGACACCGGCAAGAGCGGCACCGACTGCAAGGCAGGTGCCGCGGGCGATATAAATGGTAATGTTTGTCATCGGGTATCTCCCCTGATGCGCTTGTTGCCGACCGCCGGTAATCCCAGCGGTCCGCCCACACATGGCACATGCAAGCTAGCCAATGCAAGCGGCCGGCTAGCAAAGTTGCTGGTTTGTTCAGGTTTTCACGTGTTTTTGACCGGAGGACGATTTGGCAATGAAATCAAGAGTGGCGACACTATCGCGAGGTTCTTATTAGACTAATGGACCATGTACAAATCAGGTTTCATAAAATTCAGAGTGTAGCTCCGCGCAAACATTATTCAGATTTACACAACTTACGACTCTACTTTCTGATGTACTGAAATTGCTTATTTTTTCTACCGATATTCATACCGCTCGTATTCTTTCCGGGGCATTCCGCGTTCGTATTCCGGCCGGTAATAGGGTCTCGATCGACCTCTCGGCGGCGCGTCTTCCCGCGGCGGCGCCTGATAGCGCCGCGGATCTTCAGGGATCACATAATAGGGCCGGTTCCCGCAGCCGCCGGGCGCATAGAAGCATTCGGGCAGCCGCGCGCCGACATGATCGCCGACCAGCTCGAAGGTGGTCCGCATTTCTGCGGTGCGGGTCGGCGTCACGAGAACCAGCGTTGCGGCGGCCATGGCATAGAGCATCGCGGTCATCCTTGAGGTGGTCTTAGTCATCCTTCGCCCCCTTCGCCACCAGCTTCACCATCGCCTCCTGCCGTGAGCAGCGATGTTTCTGCGCATAGGCGTCGATCTGCTTCAGCGTCGGCCGCGGCACCCGCACCTGCTCGCCCGGTCCGCCCTGGGACGGCCGTCCTCGCTTACCTCTCTTTTGCTCATCTTCGTCAGCCATTTGCGTCTAGCATCACATGATTTTCTGTGTCATAAATTAGTCCTCCTGTCGCGGTCCTTGGCGGGCCGAGACCGGAGCGGCCCGGCGACATGTCTACCACACACGCCGCCGAGCCTGCCACAGCAACCAACATGAGGATTGGTTTACCATGGCACCATTCACAGACCACAACAGACCGGATCTCGCAACGCGGCTTGAAGAGCATGCCGACGGCATCGACAATCTCGACCACCATGGCCTCGAGATGGATCTCCGCGATGCCGCCAAGGCGCTGCGCGAGCATGGCGCGCCGATGGCCCTGCTGCCGCGGCTCGCCGCCGAGATCAACCGCGCCTGCGCCCACACCACGGATTCGGCGACACGGATGATCCTGCGCGGCGTGATCGGGGAGGCGCCGTGATGCGGCTCAGTCTGCGCGATCCGCAAGGCCATGAAACCGGCGCCTGCCACGTCGATGACGCGCAGGCGGCCCCGGAACAGGCGATGATGCTCCTCGTGTGCCGCAAGGAACTCGCCGTCGGCGAGGCGTTGCTTGTCGAGGATGACCTTGCCCCGATCCCGGGGCCCATCAGCCTGACGGCCAACAAAGTCGCTGCGCTCGCCGCGCGGCTGGAGCATCGGGCGTACCTCGTCGAACAGGACCAGCCCGAGGCGGCGGCCGATGACCGTCTGGCGGCGCGGTTGTGTCGACATGCGCTCAAGGCCGGGTGGGTCTACACCGCGGTGGAACTGACATGACGACAGCCCAGGACATCGAAGACGCGGTTCTCATCGGCCGCATCGAGAGTCTCGCCGACCGGCTGGAACTGCGCGGGCGGGCCAATCATGACGGCGACCTCAGCGAGGCGGCGGACCTCTTGAGGCTGATGGTGAAGGCGTATGGCGTGGGGCGTATGGAGGACGATCCCGACGACGGCGAAGACAGGCGGAGCGTCCTGCATTGATGACAGGCGCATTAAGGCCCGGTCAGAGTACCGGGCTTTTTTTCATGATGGTGTCTCCGTTGTAGCTGGGGGAGGAGGATTGAGAGCACGGATGGCGGCTTCCGCATTTGCATAGCCTCTTGAGCGCCAGTTTCCCGCGGCCATCAGGCATTCCCCGATGGTCTTCGCCTTGATGGCGTCGCGTTCGGCCTGTATCCTCAACGTCTCATTCGAGAAATTGACCGCGGCATGACACGCCGTTTCGCGTTCCTCATGCAGCCTCTCGTTCTCCCGGGCCATCCGCCCAAGGGCGGCGAGCATCCGAGGAATGGCAATGATGGCACGCCCGACGCCTTCGTCCTCCACGCGCGCTATTGTGCGGCCTCCGGTATCGCCAACCCAGTAATGCCCATCCATTACGGTTGGCTCAACAACCAAAGGGAGCGCCGGCAACCCCATGTGGAGGTCGAGCAATTCCGCAATCTCCTCCGGAAGCGGAGAGACGGGCGCTTTCTCTAGCTCCGGGTGAGTAAATGCCTTCTCGACGAGGTCTTTGATCGCGTTCTTGACGGAGGAGAAATATTTGATCTTTTCGCCGTAGGTCTCAAAGTCTGGCGCGAAGCCGATTGCCAGCAGGTGATCAACGAATTCGCCAGCCCAGATTTCAAGCTGTTCGTCATGGCAGACGGCTTCGGCCGCAGCTTCGCCGGGAGCCGGAAGCGGAGATACGGTGAGGTGGGCTGCCTTGATCACGTCGGCGCAGTCCCGCAAAAGCTCGCAGGCTTGGCTATTGCCGTTGTCCGTCGCCTCGTAAGCGCGGATCGCGCTGTTCAAGCGTGCGATCAGAGCAGGGATGTCAGTCATTGGGGCTATTCCCCTCCTTTGTCTCGCGCCCCGCTCGACCATCAGCGTGTCGATATCGCATTGGACGTTCATTTCCCTTTCTTCCACTGGAGGCTTAAGGGCGCGGATGGCTTTAGCGGCTTGTTGCGCTCCTGCTTCGTGATGCTTCCCGTGATCTCTCCCGATGGATTTTGGAGCCTTAATGCTAGCAGCCACTTGCGCGCACCGCTCAACAAGGGCGTCAAATTCTCGTACAGCATAATCGATGCGTTCATGCAGCCTTTTTCTATAGGAGTCCCGTTCGGCTTCAAGCGCGCGGATGGCGTCCATCTCTTCACTCCTTCCCGCTGAGGGCGGCTTCGAGGGCGGCGCGGGCTATCCTGCGATAGACGCGCTTGGTAGCCTCGCCGTCTTCTTCCCATTGGGGCGAGATTTCCGCTTCCTCGCATGAAGCGCCGAAAGCCGCTCTCGCCGCCCGCTCGACCATTTCATCCGTGATGGGTGGGTGGGTCATGGCTTTTCCTCTGGCAACGCGCATTCAATGGCGTCAAGCGAATCGTAGCCCGCGAGCATCGGCAGCGACGGGGCAGGCGAGTGGTCGGCGAGGCAAGCTAGAAACTCACGGTCGCGCTTGCACATTTCCCTGAGATATCGGACTGCGTATACCGGCAGGGTGATTGTTACTTCGTCAATCACTTCCCCTCTCCTGTCTCTATGCCGGCGGAACGGAGCGGAGTGCAGAACTTGTCCGCGCGCTTCTTGTCTTCCGGGCTCAATTGCTCGTAGTAGGCGATTGCTCGTAAGTGAGCGAGTTCGCCGTCAGACAGTCGATACGGTTTGGCAAAGTCCTTCGTGCTGATCAAGTCTTGTCCTCCAGGTCTATGTCGGCGGCGCGGAGGGCGGCGAGAGCTTCAAGCGCCCTGATGAGGATATCCGGCTTAATGAAGGATGCGCTGTAGGCGTCAGTGACATCAGACACCACAGCCTGAAGTACCTCCTTCGCCGCCCTGTAGGCTTTGTATTGGGCGCGGGGGATGGTGACTGCTGCATCTGAGATGACGGGCGGTGGCTTGCCGAATGGCATCTTGCGGTGAGTACGGCCGCATAGCGGGCAATTGCAAAGAGGCTCGTCAGTCATCGCGACTTATCCGCCACATTCTTGGGGATCGCCGCCATGACCCGGACGCCGTCTTTCGTCATGAAGTTGAACCCTTCGCAGCGATCACATAGGCCCGCGTCAACAAGTTCATCGCGACCGGTCTTCGAGACGATATAGCCGTCCCATACCGGGCCGCTTGTCCAAAGTTGGTTGATGACTTCGAGGGCATACTTGCTCAGTGGCTTGAATGGAATCTGGTTGCTCATTTCGGCTTGTCCTCCGATGGCTTGGTGTCCATCTCCTGCTTTGCGGCTTGCTTTGCTTGCATGATGGCGATGAGGAGGGCGATGGCGGGGGTGGCGGCTCTTTCGCATGTATGCTTGCGGTGGCCGTCGTAGTTCTGCCAGAGCGAGGCTTTGCCTAGCCGCTGCTCCGTTCTTTCGCCTGTCTGCGGATCGCCTAGATTGCTGAAACTGGTGACCGTTGCCGCCCAATCTTTGGGCGCCAGCGTCAGCGCCGCGTCGATGGAGGCGGTGTAGCGGGACGCATAGGTGCGGCCGTCCTTGGTCATCCATCCGGGATCGCCGTCGCGGTCATCGCGGGGGCAGTCTCTCAGCCATGGATGGACTTCGAGCGCAATCTCCGCGTCTATCTCCCGGCTTGGTCCGGTCAAGGCTTTGAGGCGGGTGATTAGATTCATGTCTTCTCTCCGTTCAGGGAGGATTGGTCAGGGGAGCCGTCATATCGTGATGGGGGCCGGGTGGCGGCCATGAAGTAGCGTCCGATCGCCATTGCCACCGTATTGTGGACATGCCACTCGCTGTGGCTGGCGCGCGGAGTGAATGTGGCCTTTGACACGAAGCCGGAAAGGCCGATGGGGCCTTTCTTGGTTGTATGCGTCGAGACGCGCAGCAGGAAGGCCGGGCCAAGTGCCGGATGGTAGTAGTAGCAACTCTCGGAGCGCATGGCGGCGTTGCTCAGGATGAACCCCGCATCGACCAGCAGTCGGCACGCCATCTGATGCGCGGTCATGGAGTGGATAGGGGTGCGGCTCAACTCGGGCATGGTTCTCCCTTGCTGCGGCGGCGCTGGAGGGGGAGGGGGAGGGTCATGGAACGGCTCTTCGAGGTGATAAATCAGGTGATAAAATCGGTGATAAATCGAACTGTTTTTGTTCCGTTTTCTGCGTTTTTTGCGCCTGCCCGGGAACGTCCCTGTTGACGGCCAACCCTTGAAAGTATAAGGCTTTTCCTCGCACGGAGACGTGGCCGAGTGGCTGAAGGCGGCAGTTTGCTAAAAAGTGGCCATCAGCGCCCGAAAAATCGCAGAAGTGCCGATGAATTGCGGGTTTCTTCACTGCGTCTCCGGTGACAAATCTCCCCAGGTGATAAAATTTGGTGATAAAATTTCCCGGAAAAGAGACCCGGGTTGCGCCATCGAAAATCTCGCGCGTCATTGTCACGCTCCCGCCGTCCACTCCAGATCTTCCCGCCGCGTGCCCTTGGAATGCACGTCCGAGCCGTAGCGCACGAACACGCAGGTGTCATTGAAGGAGGTGATGACGCCCTCTTCGACCACGTGGCCGCTCTGGTCGCGGTAGACGACCTTGCGGCCGATATCAGTATCCGATGGCTCGATCATAGCGGATCAACCCCGATCTCGGCAGCGGCGTTCAGCCAGTCCCGCAGATCCGCCGTCGTGGCAATCGCCGCCACGCGAGTGCGCAGCATGGCGGCACCGAACCATGCTTCGCCTTCCATCCATTGCTTGAGATAGGCGCGCATGATGGCGATCGCGGCGTCATCGAGGTCGCCGCCGTTGAGGTAGCGCTCGACGATGGGGCGCAGCACCCCGCTGGTTTCGTTCATCCAATAGCCGATCATCACCATCCTCCCCTCTTCGTTGGCCGTTCAGTTGTTAAGCTCAGCATCAAAGTCGGAAAAACTTACATGCTCGATGTCGAATTTTTCCTTGAGCTTCTTTTCGATATCTTCGCACATTGCGAAGGTTTGAGCGGCAATGTCGCGCATCTGCATGATGATGTGGACCGATAATTCGACGGCCTTACGCTGCGCCTCGTCCGAAGGATAGTCAGTTCGTTTAGAGCGAAAGCGCAATTCCCTCTCGGTCAGATGGATGCAGCTCCAGGTCGGGAATTGATAGCGGAACATGGCGCGTTCTTTACTAACAACCGTTACCGCGCCGGCCATGTCATATTTGGTCAGCACGGCTGCAATCTCGGACATGCATTCGCGATATTTTTTGTCTTCAGCCATGGCTGTTCACTTCCTTTTCATGCTTCATTTTGCCCCTCCCGCCGCCTTCCCAAACTTCGCCACCCGCTCCTCCTCCGCCGTGAGATACGCCAGATACATCTCCGTCACCTTGACCGACGAATGCCCCAGCCGCTTCTGCAGGTCGTAGATGTCCCGCCCCGATTTGAGAAACTCGACGGCGTGATAGTGGCGCAGATCGTGGAACCGGAAGCGCCGGAACGGCACGCCGTTTTCCTTCGCCCACTCCTCCGTCCGCGACGTATACCCGGCGAACCGGCTCGCGAAGTTCTCGTAAGCCGCGCCGTCGCCATGCCAGAACACGAGGTCCGACTTGGCGTAGGCCGGCAGCGCCCGCACATAGCCGTAGCCGTCGAACGGCGTGAGGTCCACCACCCGCGTCTTGCCGCCCTTGGGGCCGCCCTTGCCGATGCGCCGGATCGTCATCTGCCGGCGCTCGTGGTCGATGTCGGTGCGCCGCAACTTCAGGAGTTCGTCCTCCCGGGCCCCGGTGCGGCACGCAAACTCGATCAGGTCGGCGATCATGCCCGGCACGCGTGCGATGACGAGGTCGATATGCGCCCGCTCCGGCAGCACGATCGGGTCGCGCCGCTCCTTGATCTGCCTGAGCACCGGCAGCACCGGGTTGGCATCGAGCCATCCTTTGGCGATGGCGGCGTTCATCACCGCTGACAGGGCGACGAGGTTGCGCTTGATGGTGGCATTGGTCACGCCTTTGGCGCGGCGCCCTTTCACGATGCCAGCGATCACCTCGCCGTTGATCTGCACCAGCTCCTTGCCGGTCACGCAATCGTCGATCTGGGCAAGGCCACCGAGGTATTCCTCCTGGGTGCGCTCACCGACGCAGCGGTCGGCGAAATAATCGGCCAGCAGACCTAGCGCATCTTCATAGGTGCGGGCATTCGTTCCGTGTGCCGGGCATGGCCCGGCGAACCCGAGCTTGTCCAGGCGCCGGGCTACGGCGCCGTCGACGGTTTCTTGCCGACGTTGTTTCGCAATCTTTGGATTATCTGTGCCGAGCGGCCACCGGACATTGATCCCGTTGACCATTTTTGCGCCCCAGAGGACGCCGTCTTTCCAGAAGCATCCTTGAGGAGCCTTGCGTTTCTTTCCCATGTCTCGCGTTCCCGTTCCCGCACGAAGGCGCGCAACGCGGCAATGTTGAACGTCCACCGCCGGCCGAACTTGGCGGCGGACGGGATCTCGCCGCGCGCCGCCATATTCTGGACCGTGCGCTGGCCTTTCCACGATCCGTCGAGGCCCAAGATGAGCAGAGCAGCCTTGATATCGCACCGTTCGGGGACTGAGGTCACGCGGCGCCTCGGCACGGATTAGAGATTATCTGACACATTTAATCAAGAGAAAGCTCACCGCAGCACCAGCACGATCCGCCATGCCGGGATTTCCCGGACCAACGCCCGTTCCAGTTCGCTGCGGTGTCCTTCGTCCATCCCCTCGGCTTCTCCGGCGAAGCGCTCCGCGAAGGTCGAGCGGGGCAATGCGGGCGGCGCGATGCCGGTGGTCACCGATCGCGCATCTTGCGAGCCTCGCGGAAGCACGCCCAGATGAACACCGCCATTACGAGCGGTGCCGCGCCGTTGAACCACACGATCGGCTGACCTGTCAGGAAATCGAGGATCATCATGGCGACATTTAATATCGCCGCGGCTGCAAAAAACCCGGCCAGTCCGTAGGTTATCCTGCGGCGGTCCTGCCGTCTGATCATGTCCATCGGATTTTCCGTCATCCTTGATTTTCCTCTGAACTTGAAGCGCGCGCCGTTCATCTCGCGTCATCCAGCATTCTTGCCCCTCATGCCCCGGGACCCGCAGTGACCATGTCCCCCACGCCTTCGGGTGCAGCGCCTTGACCTCCGCATCGGAATGCAGGCACGGGACGGCCGCGGCGAAGCGGGCCGTGGCGAGAAGGATGACGAAGGCCAAGGCCGAGACCGTCAGCACCCGGCGCGGGCCAAGGATGAGGGCAATCAGACGATGCATCATTGTCAACTCCATGGGTGGCAGCCTTGCGCCGCTTGCACGTGCCGGGTCAAAGCGACCAAACTCCCTGCACGCCCCGATGAGCAGCGCCTTGTCGCGGTCGAAAGGATCTGGAAACCGCACTCCCGTTGACTGCCGCGGCTGAGAACTTTCATGTCAGAGCGCGACCGCTTCGTTGGCTGGTTGTCCAGCCTCGACGGACCTTGCCCGCGTGGACCGCTTCGTCGCTTCGACCGTCATCATGTCGAGGTCGTCGCGCATCTGGTCGAGCACGTCCTTCAGCGCCGGCAGATAGGTCCCGAACGACGCAATGGTCTGGAACCGGATGACGTAGGAGTCCAATTCCTTCCGCGCCCGCTCGATGATCTGTTTGGTGAGGTCGCGGCTGCCCCTGATGGCATCATGGCTGACGTAGCCGCGCTGGCCGTCCACGTTGACGGAGTAGAGCGAGCGGCGGCTCGTCGGCTCTCCGGGTTCGACGTCGACCACGACGATCTGCAATGCCCCACAGTAGTGACGGAGCTGGTCGAGGCGGTAGAGATGGCCCGCCTTCTGGTCGTCCCATTGGAACAGGCCGCGGATGTCGCCGCGCCGTTTGGCGGCCTTGAGGATCTTGAGCTTCTGCTCCTTGCCGAGCAAGGGGATCGGCGTTCCCTCGGTGAATTCCTCGATGAACTCGCCGAAGACCTGAGCCTCGACGGCGGGCTTCGGGCCGCCGGTCCGCCATGAATATTCGGTCACTTGCTGCTCCTATTTGTTTGATGCTGCCATTGCTATGCGCTGCCATGCTCCGCGTTCCGCTCCCCTACATTCCTGCGCGTTGCGGCCAATCCTTTGCGGTGCTCCGCAGACCAACGCTCCACTATGCAGTCCTCTCCTGCCAATCCAATTGCCGTACTTTCCAGTCCGTCGCGGTCCTATGCACTCCTGCCAATCCGCTGCTCCCCAGGCCATCGCGCTGCTGTGCATTGCTGTCCGGCCGCTACCTTGCGATACGTTCCACGCCACCGCGATGCTATGCCTGCCATTCCGTTCCGGCCCATGCGATGCGCTCCGTTGCCTCGCTGCGCCTAGCAACGCCTTCCGATCCGATGCTGCCGTTCCGCTCCTACGCTTGGCGATGCATTCCATTGCTTCGCGGTGCACGCCTCTCCTGCCTATGCTCTGCGTTGCTTTGCCCGCCAGCGCGGTGCTTTGCTGTGCTGCCGTTGCGGCCCGACGCATTCCTGCGCACTGCTGTGCGCTCCGCTGCATCCCGATGCGCTGCTGCCGGTGCAATCCGCTCCTCTGCCATGCCGTCCACTGCTGCGGTTTGCGGTGCCCTCCTGCCGCTGCCTTGCTGTGCCTTCCATTGCGCCCCGTGGCACTCCTGCCGTTGCCTTACCGTGCTTTCCGCTGCTCTGCCTTCCATGGCTTTGCATTGCTGCCATTGCCTTCCGTTCCCCGGCGTCGCTCCGCTTCGCCTTGCAATCCAGCCATTCCTCTGCTGTCCGATCCGTGCCATCGCTTCGCGGTGCTGCCCACTGCTGCCGTTGCTCCCCATTGCAGGGCTCTCCGCCGCAATGCATCCCATCGCCATGCGCTCCGGCCATTGCGCTCCTGTCCTACGCTATGCACTCCTGAGCGATCCATTTCGCTCCTTTGCTGTGCTGTCCCCTGCTGCCAGTCCTATCCGGTGCCGCGCTATCCGTGCCGTTGCGATCCGGCCAATCCACTGCGTTGCCCTCCGTGGCCGTCCGAGCCTATGCCTTCCAGCGCTGTGCTGCCGATGCGCGCCAATGCCCTTCTTCCCGCACCGCTCCGGTCCCTCGCCTTCCATCGCCCTGCTGCCCTTCCTCTCCGCGCCGCCGCCTTCCACTCCGATGCGGACCGTCGCGGTCCATTGCCGTCCTGCCGATCCGCTCCGGTCCAGCGCGTAGCCCTCCATTCCATCGCCCTGCTGCCGTTCCGGTCCATCCCGTTGCGGTGCCTTCCGGCGCGGTGCACGGCGGTGCTCTCCTATCCATTGCTGCCGGTGCCTCGCCAGCCATGCCTTTCCAGTCCTTCGCCGTCCTGCCGGTGCCTTCCGGTGCAACGCCTTCCGGTCCCATGCGCTGCTAGCCTTTGCTGTCCTGCCATTGCGCTGCGCCGCGTTCCTACCCGGTCCGTTGCAAATGCCACGCGGTGCCGTGCTGCCGATGCGTTGCTCTCCAATGCGCGCCTACGCCTCACAGCGCCATGCCTTCCGGCCTGTGCGGTCCTGTCCAATCCCAAGCTGTCCGGTTCTGTGCACTCCTGCCGATCCGCTCCGGCCCCAGCCATCGCCATGCGACGCATCGCCTTCCTGGCCTTCCACTCCATCGCCAGCCACCGCCATGCCCGCCGATTCACGCCGCTGCTTTGCCATGCTCTCCGGCCAATCCAGTGCGGTCCGGGGCTTCGCGTTCCACTTCTCTCCAGTCCTGCCAATCCTGTCCGACGCTAGCCCATGCCCTCCGGTCCTATGCTGCCAATGCTGTGCGATGCCATCCGTTGCAGCACTCTGCCAGCCTTTGCCGTCCTGCCGATGCTCTTCCATCCGCTCCTAGCCCGTGCCCTTCCATCCAATCCCCTCCCCTGCTCTCCGGCCTCTCCGTTCCGATGCAGCACCTCCCTTTCCGCTGCCGTCCGCTGCACTCCTGCCGATGCTCTGCGCCGCGTCCCTTTCCGTCGCTGTGCAGTCCAATGCCCTGCTGCCGATGCCGTGCATCACGAAACCTCACCATGCATTGCGACGCGTTGCGGCCATTCCACTCCGGTGCGGCCCGCTCCTAGCCGATGCGATACCTCGCGGTGCCTTGCTGCCATTGCGCTCCTATGCCTTGCTTTCCGCCCCATCCCTATGCGAACCACTGCGCTCCACTCCGCTGCCGTGCTGCCGATCCGTTCCGGTACGGTCCATGGCCTTCCTTTGCCCTCCGCTGCGATCCTATCCGATGCTGCCATTGCACTTCGATGCGGCCCCACGCCGAGCCTTCCGTTGCACCCCCAGTCCGTCGCGCTCCTGCCATTCCGATGCGGTCCATTCCTATGCCGTCCACGGCACGCCATTCCGCTTCTACTGTTCCGGCGGGGCCTCACGTTGCTCTTCCTGATCCGTCTCGATCAGCGCAACGACTTCGGCCAGACCCGCTGATAGCGACGTCCAGAGCTCCGTGAGCCGTTGGCGGCTTTCCTCGGACGTGAGGTTATCTCTCGCCTCTTTGAGAGCTTCATTAACCTCTGCGATATACCCTTTAATTTGGGTGGCATATTCCGCGTGCGTTAACTCTTTTAGCGTTTCCATCTTGCCTCTCCTGCCAATGCTTTGCCGTGCGATCCGACGCTGTGCTTGCCCTACCCGTCCGCTACAGTCCTGCCTTTGCGATGCCGTGCCACGCTGTGCCGTCGAGTGCTGTGCAGTCCCTCGCACTGCCATCCATTCCAATTCGATTCCTTGCATTACGATGCCATCCTGCCGATGCACTCCGGCGCTGTGCTACGCGTTGCGTCGCCATGACCTACGATGCCCTCAGGGTCATCGCCGCCCCCGGCCTCTCGGGGCGGCATTTCGATCACGCCGCCTTCAGCCGGCCCTTCTGCTTGGCTGCCGGCCATTGATGATCGGCAAACAACCGTCCGTCCGAGAACGCCTGGATCTCCTCCGGCGTCGCCAGGCGGAACGTGCCGAGATGGCCGCTCTTGCTTTCCTTCGAGCCGGGCCGCCACTCGCACTGCCCGTTGCAAAAACCGCTCATCGCGATCGCCTGCATCAACTGCCGCTCGCTGGTCACGCTCGGCAGAAACTCGACGGCGATGAACAGGGCCCATGGCCAGTACATGGCACGGTGGCGGATATCGACGACGCCGGTCTCGTTGCGCACCATGCCTTCGTGGCAATAGGGGATGCGATAGTCATCGCCGACATGGTGCTCTTCCGCGGCGATCTCTTCGGGCTCGACCGGATGAAGGATGCGCACCAGCGGCGGGGACGCCTTCTCGTCATCGGCAATCACGCGGATGGCCCCCTTGGCCTTCGTCATCGGCACGCCGGACGCCTTGTCGAAGCCGCTAACGAAGCACGCCTTCAGCCCGCCGGCGGGAATGCCGTCGGTGCCGTCGAAGAGCCGGTAGCGCGACGCCTCGAAGTTCGCGATCGGGTCCTTCTTCTCGCGTCCGCCGACAGCTTCTCCGGTCTGCTTGTCGAGGATCTTCTGCCGTGCCTTGTGCGAGAAGTTGTGCACCAAGAGCGGCGCGGTGCCGATCACCAGGGTTCGCAATATCGATGTCTTGACGCCGGGGATCGAGGCGAGAACGCCCTTCGGCGTCTCGATCCGCGACACCGTCGATCTGGCGTCCGTGTCGGCCGGCGCGGCGACGCTGGGGTCTTTGGCTGGCACTTTGGACTTTGCCATTTTACAGGTACTCCAGATGCACGGGGTTATTGTTACGGCGCCGTGCCGCCGGTTCTGAAAATCGAAGGCGTCGAATGTCCTGATTTCGGTCACTTGCACCCGTTGGGCTGGCGGCACCGATCAGGACTCTTTTGTTACACCGACATCGACGCGTGCCTGTGATGCCCGCCGCCGGATTGCCTTGTCTCTCACTCCGCCATCCGCATCAGCGCCATCACACCCGCGCCGATGCATCCCCCGACCAGCAGCGCCGCCCCGGCGCCGATCGGCCATGCCACCAATCCATTCCCCGCAAGCGCGGACAGCATCCCCAGCAGGAGCGCCAGGACGAGGCCGATCACCCATCCGATGATGATCATCATTGTTTTTTCCTGCTGGCGTGAAACAGCGACAGCATTTCGTCGATCAGATGGGAGGCCCAATTGATCAGCTCGTCCCTGTCGGCGTCAGGATGGTTGAACAGATAGGTATGGATGCCAAACCCGATGATCTGATTGAGAACGAGCGCGCCCGATATCTCCGCAGGTATGCCTTCGGCCTCCAGTTCCTTTTTCCACTCGCGGAAGCGTGGCGCGAGCAACGGATAGACCTTCTCGGCCATGAATCTGTCGAGGACGTCTTTGTTTTCCGGAGTCATCGCGGCAGCGTCCCTTCCTTGGTGCGTGCTTCATCGGCGGCCGTCGCCGTCGCTTTATGCCGGCGGTCCAGCGCGGCCTTGAGCGCATGCTGATATTGGATCGGCACTTTGCCCCACGCCGTCTTGAGGGCTTCCGTCCCGAGGCTCGCGGCCGCTCCGAGGTCGGCGTCATGCCCGGCGACGATCTCGCTTTCGTCTCGGGGATCGGTGTCCGCGCCGCTCTCCGCCGGGGCGGGGGGTTGCTGTGGCGGAGAGGGCGCGGACGTCTCGCCCGCGGTGAGGGGCGAGCTCGGATGACTCTCCCCGGAATCCGGGGAGGGTCGTGAAGGGGTAACGGGGAGCGTCCCGCCGGCCGCCCAGGCGGCGAGCGCCCGGCCGGAGTCGATGCT